TATATTGATTTTTATATATAAGAGATATTATATAATTGTTTTATATAAAAGATTTTATTATAAAGAAATTCCTGTGCTACGCACAGTAATTTCTATTAAAAGAAGATAATAAAAGAATAAAGAAAAATAAACTACTTTACTACGTAAAGTAGTAAAAAGAAACAAGAAAAAGAGAAGAAAAAAGTTCTTGCGTACGGCCAAAAATTTGTGTATAATGTAGTTACGAAAGGAAACAAGATGAAAACTGTAAAGGAACAAATTGCTGATTACGTAGAACAACATCCTAATTGTACTACGTTTGAGTGCCAAGAATCCATTGGTTGCACAATTAATTATGTTAGAATTGTTTTTAAGGAAATTGGTTATAAAGCACCAATTGTTCAATCAAAAAGAAGAAAATATGTTGAAGGAAATGTTATTGGCGATAACAATGTATTTTTTAAACAACGCTTGTATGATGGAAATGGAATCTTTATATGTCCTCTTTGCGGAAAAGAATTTACTGGTAATATTAGCTGTGTGGGTAGAGGATTAATTAAATCTTGTGGTTGCTTACACGATATAACGTCTAAAAATAACACTTTCAAAGATTTAACTGGGCAAAAATTTGGAAAACTTACTGCCAAATATTGTCTTCCTTACAGCACTCCTGACAATAGAGCGATTTGGCATTGTGTTTGCGAATGTGGTGGAGAAAAGGATGTAGTTGGTAAACTTTTAAGACAAGGTCATACAATATCATGCGGATGCTCTAATTCTAAGGGCGAAGTAAAATTAAGACAAATCCTAATTTCTTTAGGATTAAAATTTGAAGAACAAAAATTTTTTGACAATTTTACAAATGAACAAAATCATTATTATAGATTCGATTTTTATTTACCAGATTATAACACTTGTATAGAATATGATGGTATTCAACATTACAAAACTATGGGTTGGCAAACGGAAAAAGGATTAACAGAAACAAAAAAGAGAGATTCTATTAAGAATAATTATTGTATTGAAAACAATATAACTCTTATTAGAATTCCATATATCAATTATAAAGATATAAATGAAGAAACTATTTCAAATTTATTGAAAGGGGTAAAATATGGCACACTTCAACAAGTATGTACATTTGGAGAGGTCTACTAGGAAGGAAGTTCAAAATTTTGTTGGAAGGGACACAATTTTACAACCAAAATTAGACGGAACGTCGAGTTCTATCTGGGTAGATGATAATGTAAATATTACTTGCGGTAGCCGAACTCGTGAGATTTCTATCGAGAAGGACAACGCTGGTTTCGCTGATTACATTACCAACACTGATGATGCCGAGGTTAAGGCACTAAGGGATTGGTCGCTTGACCATCCTACCTATATCATTTATGGCGAGTGGCTTGGCGGTGTTGATGGCCGCAAGTTCACTGGTACCATCAAGACTTATCTTGAGGGCGGATTCTTCATCTTTGATATTCTCAATACTGAGGATGGTGAGTATATTGATTATGATGTATGGTATCCAGTAGTCAGCAAGTTCTATCATCGTTGCGTTCCTGTCATTTGCCGCATTAGCAACATGACTTGGGACGATGTGAACAAGCACGTTGACGAGTGTACTTATAATCTTCCGAAGGGAACCATCGGAGAGGGCATTGTAATCAAGGCTTATCCTTGCGTGCGCGACCCGTGGGGTAATGTTCAGATTGCCAAGATTGTTCGTGACGAGTGGCATCATGACAAGTCTAAAAAGAAGACTATCTACACGGGCACTGACTCTTTGGAGAAGGAGTTTGTAGAGAAGTATTGCACTGATGCTTTTGTCGAGAAGGAGGTTAATAAGGTTCTTATCGCTCTTGATATGGACAAAATTGATTGTAAGAACGGCAAGTTCTTCGGCATGGCTATCAATAAGGTTCTTGACGAGCTTATGGAAGAGAACTTCTGGGACTTCTTCAAGAAGAAGGCTGCTTCTGTCAAACTGGCCGCAATCAAGGGTCTTGCTCAAGCACGAGTACGCGAATACATTCTTAACAACTAGATAAAATTTTAAGTGGGCTGTCAAATTTTTCTTGACGGCTCACTTTTTATATGTTATAATTATGCCAAAAGAAAAAAGACATTCTCTAGGGAGATTTAATGACACTCGAAGATGCAATCATTCAAGGCCGACCTGAATATAAGACTTTTGATTTGTTCGGTCTGGTAAATCAAGATGGATATACGCATTTTGTATGGCTTGGAAATGTTGACCAAGTATATGATTGCTATCAAGACCAAGAGATAGAAGCAATTAACAATTTCACTAAAGAAATTCGTTTAAAACATATCATAGAAGAATGGGAGTATTAAATTATGTGGATGATTTACGGCAAGCGCACTAAAGAGCCTTACGTTGATAAGCAGTTCCGCATGCTTACGGCAAAAGGTATGCGCACAACTGATTCAAGCAAGGCAATGATGTTTGTTGAGAAAAAGGATGCCGAAGCATTCCTTGAGAAAGTCAAATCTGGCAAGACTTATTATGACCCTATTTTTGAAATCCGCAAGGCTCGTTAATGTATACATATATTGGTGAAGACTGGGTATATAAAAATCTTGTGCCGCCAATGAATGTTGAATTGAAACATGGACAGCAATATGATATTCATATTGAATCTGATTCACAGATGATATATGTAAACGGTGTTCCTATAGTCACAGAGTCAGTAGAAGTAAGAGTAGTTCTGCCACCAGATTATCAAGCATGGATTTCTTACAATCCAGCTAGATTTATAAAAGATTGGCAGGCAAATGAATGATTATACTATCGTTAGCTTGCATTGCCATGAGTGCGATAATGATTCATGCCCATTGTGCCGCATAGGTGAATATGTTCCAGAAGAATCCATGCAAGGATGCACTAGAAAATTAGACAATGATGCATATGCTGAATATGAGCATATAAATAATGAGATTCTACCCTTTCTTTCTTTTGGTATGTACAAAAATGAGACTGAAAGGGTAGACGAATTTTTAAAATATGTCTATAAAAGATGTCCTATTGGTACAGTTTTAGATGAAAAAGGCAAGGCCATCGGCACTAAAAAGAAAATAATTGACAAATGCAACTCTGAAATGATATAATATAGTGGAACGAAGAAAGGAAACTATATGAATAAAACAGAGATGCTTAATTTTCTTGATAAAAAGTTTCGTAATTGTAATCCTGAATTTTTAAAATTGTCTCAGGTATATTTTGAAGATGCCGTTGAAGATACTTTTTATAATTTTATTAAGCAAATTGGCAATACTATTGGTGCTGATTGGGTTAATGGTGGTTGTTCCAAATCTGTATTTCATTTTAAAGAGTTTGATAACTATGTGTTTAAGATTCCTTATATTGGATTTTTTCATATTGAGGATGAAGATAATCAATATTTTAAAGAATGTGCTGAGCAAGAGCGTGTGCCTACGTATTTCTGCTTTGATGATGTAGTCCTTTATAAAAATGCAAATAATGATGGTGCATATCCAGTAGATGCAAATGACTATTGTGCGGTTGAAGAATATATTTATCGTATTGCCCGCAAGTATAATGTTAATCAGATGTTTACTAAGACTGCTTTTTTAGGTTTTATATGCGGTGTTCCGGTGTATGTTTCTTCTTGCGCTGGGAAAACATACAATCGTAAAAAGAGCAATTGCCTCAAGACGGATAAAATTGCAAAGGCAATGATTGACAAAAGTCGCAAAGAGCACAAAGATAGCTATAGTGAATTTTATACTACAGAGTGTGGCGTTTTCATTGAAACGTATGGTCGCAGGGCAACTCAACGTTTTATTGATTTTCTTTATAAAGAAAAGATTTCAGACTTGCATACTGGCAACTATGGTTATGATGCTCTTGGCAATTTGAAAATCATTGACTATTCAGGTTTCCATGACCTAGATGTTTTCTAAAAATTTTACTTGACAAGCCATATAAACAGATGTTATAATATAGGAAAGTTTTTCCTCCAAGAGAAAGTGATGATTATATGTCTAAGTTTAATGAAAAGGTTAAGCCCGAGCGTTCTGTGTCTTACGAGGGCGGCAAGAATTACAAGAAGGACGTACTTGAGGATTGGATGAATTTCCTTTTCTCTAGCAAGATGGAGGATGGTTTCTACGAGAATGCTGCCACGCAGCAGACTCGTTTCATCGAGCTTACCAATCTTGTAATTGATAAGTATGGTGCGGAGTTCGCTGGCAAGTGTGCTATGTTTGCACGAAACCAGCTTGGTATGCGTAGCGTCTCCCAGCTTGTTGCGGCTATGCTAAATGGTCAGAGCTTTGAGCGCAAGCGTGATTTTTACAAGGCTTTTTGCCATCGTCCTGATGACATTTCTGAGGTCTTTGCTGCCATTGATATGCTTGGCAACAAGCGTTCTCATGCTATGATTCGTGGTTTCGCAGATTATATGTCTGGTATGTCTGAGTATAACATCATGAAGTATCAGATGAAGGGTAAGCGTTATAATATGTATGACCTTATCAATATCATTCACCCTAAAAGTGAGGTAATTGATGGCTATATGAACGGCAAGCTCGATACGGCTGATACTTGGGAAGTCAATATCTCCACCGGCAAAGACAGCTGGAAGAATATGGTCGAAGGTCAGCGTCTCGGCTACCTTGCACTTATCCGCAATCTAAATAACATTCTCGCAGAGGACGTTGATGATGAATGGATTAAGAAGCATCTTGTAGACCAGCTTATCAATGAAGTTTCTATTAAGAAGTCTCTTGTATTCCCATACCAGATTTATACTGCTTATTGTAATCTAAATGTTCAGAACTTTGCAGTTATCACAGCGCTGGATACTGCTTTCCGTATTGCTTGCGGCAATATGCCCAAGCTAGAAGGTAATTCCGTTATCATGCTTGATGTTTCCGGTTCGATGGAAGATCGCTACGGTAACAAGTCCAATCTTACTATCAAAGAAGTTGGCGCTTGCTATGCTGCGGCTCTTTACATTAACGGTAATTGCGACTTTGTAAAGTTCGGCAATCGTGCTAAATCTGCAACTTTCAAGAAGGCTTGCGGCCCATTCCAAGTTATTCGTGAAATGTGTGAGAACGATAATTGCGGTTATGGAACTGACATTGCTCCTGCTTTCGGTCTTATCCGTGACAAGAAGTATGACCGCATCTTTGTTGTATCTGATATGCAGGTGATGGCAAGGCAGTATAGTTATTGGGGAGATAGTACTGACGATATGTGCAACTATAATAATTATTGTGCTGCACATGGCCGCACAATTCTTTATAGTTTCGACCTCGGCAACTATGCTGACCAAATTGCTAACCCAGGCAATCCTGACGTCCACCTCATGACAGCTCTAAACGATAACGTATTCAAGATGCTTGAGTATATCGAGAACGGCGGTAAGCTATACGATTATATCAATGAGAACTACCACTTCTAGTTTTCTTTCTTTTGGTAAAGGCACCCATGAGGGTGCCTTTTTTGTATTGACACTGGTAAATAAATCTGTTATAATACATATATAGAGAAAGGAAATAAAAATGGCAGATAAGATTCAGGATAGGGTTGAAGAGCACTTTAAAGCTATTAAAGACAGTGGTAAATATAATTATAATGATTATATCGTATGTGCCGCAAATGGCTCTATGAATTATAACTTATGGGACGAGCAGTCAGACGTAGATACTAAAATGCTTATGATTCCAAATGCGTATGATTTGTATTTGGATAAAAAGCATATCAACAAGGTTGAGATTATGGACAATGGTGAACATTGTACAGTAAAAGATTTTCGAGATTATTTTAAGATTTTCCGCAAGGCAAACATTAATTTCTTGGAGATTCTTTGTACAGAATACTATGCCGTCAATCCTCGTTATGAGATTTATTGGAACTATTTGCGTAAGCACTGTGATGATATTGCAAACCTAAATCCAAGTAAATTAGTTTATTCTTCTCTTGGAATGGCAATGGAAAAGGCAAAGAAGATTTGTCATGATTCTCCTGCAAACCATGAACTAATTGAGAAGTATGGATATGTTGCCAAGGAGTTGCAGCATATTATGCGGCTGTACCTATTCGTTAAGCGTTATCTTGTAGACGGTGCGCCATTTTCTCAGGCTATCTGGGTTGATGGCTATGATACTTTTGGCAAGGAAAGTATGTATCGTGAAATGATGATGGATATTAAGCGTTATCGTACTGTATTCACGCCTGAAAATGCAAAGTTGAAGGCTGAAAACTATGTGGTCAAAATGGATGAATTGATTGAGAATAATATCAAGTCTCTTCCAGAGCCTTCTAAAGATGCGGCACTTACACTTGATGACGTTCAGGTAGCTGTGATGAATGAATATATGTCCAATGTTTTTAAGCATAAATGATAAGGAGAAATAAAAATGGCACATCGTCGAGTAATTGATTGTTCTTGGGATGAAAATACTAAACTGGCATCGGTAACACTATCTTCAAAATGGGGTACGTTTACTGGATATGCTAAGCCGCATGACGAAGATGTTGATGTGGCAAACCGTTGGAGCGGTTGGCGTATTGCCGAGTATAAATGTCGTGTAAAGATTATGAAGAAACGTGCAGAAGCTATGCGTGAGCGTTATTATGGTCTTGTACATTATGAAGACCAGCTTTGGCATTCATTTAGTTACAGCGACGCTCTTCGTTATGCAAAGCGTGATTGGTACAAGTCTCGTGAAGAATATAGGAATTTGAAGAATAACTTCAAGGAGTTCTGCAAGGATGAAGTAGATAGTCGCAGGCAGTTCCTAAAAGATGTAGAAAATAAACGAATGTAATTGTGTGGGTGCCGATTGCTATAATCGGCATCCATTTTTTGTTGACAATTGAAAATGAAAATGATATAATATCTATAAAAGAAAGGAGATTCATGGCTAAGAATGATTATACTAAAGAATCTATTCAATCGTTAACACCAAGGGAGCATGTAAGAAAGCGCCCGTCTATGTATTGTGGCGATACTTCAACGCCAAATCAACTTATGATGGAATTGTTTAGCAATGCTCTTGACGAACATAACATTGGTCATGGTGATACTATTGACGTATCAATTGACAAAAGCGGTTTATGCCGTATTGAAGATTTTGCTCAAGGATTTCTTGTAGATGAAATGCGAGACGATGGTAAAACTGTTTTTCAAGCTGCGTTTGATACTATGAATACGTCTGGTAAATATACAGATGATGGAGTATATGAAGGTTCAAGTCTTGGCCTTAACGGAATTGGTACAAAATTAGTTACATATCTATCTAAAAATGTAATGGCAGAAACAGTTCGTGAAGGTAGGTGGGAATGTAATAGTTTTTCAGATGGTGTACTTTATAGTCATCAAAGTGGAGACGCAAAACAAACTGCTCATACTGGCACGACTGTTACTTATCTTCCGGACGAACAATTTTTTGGCACAGGTAAAACATCAGTTTTATTTTTCAAAAAGTTTTTCAATGATATTACTTGTATTTGTCCAACTCTAACGGTATTTTTAAATGGCGAAAAGATTAGTCATAATAGCATTGAAGATATGTTAGATGAAAAACGTGGTAAAGATATTGAAATTGTTGGTAATCATTTTGTTATGAATACTGATAAAATCAATCTAGCTATGACTTTTACATCTGGAAGTCAAGCAAAGATTATTCCATACGTTAACTATGGTATTACATCATCTGGGCCGCATATTACAGGAATTAAATCAACTCTCACTCGTGTATTTAATAACTGGGCGAAAGAAAATAATCTTTTAACCACAAAAGATAAAAATCTGGATGGTGCCGCAATCCAAGAAGGTATTGTATTAGTATGTAATATCAATAGCAAAGGTGTTAAATATAATGCGCAGGTAAAAGATGATATTATTGATATGGATACTTCTTTTACCACTGCTCTTGGACAGCAGCTAGAAGTATGGCTAGATAGCAATCCAGAAGATGCAAAGGCCATTCTTGAAAAGGCTATCCTTGCGCGAAAAGCCGCAGAAGCAGCTAAACGTGCGCGTGCGGCAGTTAAGAATAAAAAGAAAAGTAGCGGGTATATTAAGATGCCAACTACTTTGTCTGACTGCTGGTCAAAGAATCGTTCTGAATGTGAACTAATCATTTGCGAGGGAAAGTCAGCGCAGAGCGGACTAGTTGCTGCAAGAGATTCAAAGACACAGGCAATTTATGGCGTGCGCGGAATGATGATTTCGGCAAGGAAGACAACTGTTCAAAAGTTTTTAAAGAACCAAGAGGTAAATAATCTTCTTATTGCTCTTGGACTAGATATTGATAGTGCTACTGGTAAGATTAAATATGATGTAAACAAGCTACGTTATGGAAAGATTATCGCTTGTGCGGATGCTGACGCACCAGGAGCGGCAATCGAAAATCTTCTGTTTAATATTTTGTGGTATATTTGTCCAGAACTAATTCAAAATGGACACGTTTATTCTGCTGTTCCTCCACTATTCAGGGTCACAACAAAAAATAATGAATATGTTTATCTTAGGGACGCTACAGCTCTAGAAGAATATAAAAAGAAGCACGGAAATAAAATTAAATCTATTGGCAGAGAAAAAGGGTAAGAGAAAAGTCTGGCCCTTATCTATTTTTCCGTTTATCAACGGAGTCGCTTAGGAGCGGCTAACGAGGGAGTCTTAATTACTTAAAATATTTTTTACAATTTCGGGTAATCCCTGAAATGTAAAAATTATATTATATAGTAATAGATAATCTCGTGGGAATATTGTATTAAACTCCTTCGAGATAAAAGAGGGAGGTTATTGCTAATGAGTAATACTAACAATATATGTGGCATCTATTTAATTGAGAATATTATAAATGGACATAAATATGTTGGACAATCTAAAAATATCGGAAAACGATGGAAAACTCATTTAAATAGATATAATTCAAATAATAAAGAATATAATAAAGTTTTATATAAGGCTTTTCGTAAATATGGTATTAACAATTTTTCTTTTTCTGTTATTGAAGAATGTGATGCTGAATTGTTAAATGACCGTGAAATCTATTGGATTAACTATTATGATGCTTATAATAATGGTTATAATTGTTCTTATAATAGGCAACCAATTCCGATGGATGGTCAAGACCATTTTAATCATAAATTAACAGAACAAGATGTTATAGATATCAGAACAGCTTATAAAAACCATAAAAGGTGCAAAGAAGTTTTCAAAAGATACCAAGAAAGAATTAACTGGACTGGTTTTCATAAAATTTGGATTGGCGCCACATGGAAAAAAATAATGATGGATGTATATACTCCTGAAAATATAGAATTTCATAAACATAACACAGGACAAAAAGGCGATGAAAATGGGCGTTCTTTATTAACAGCGGAACAGGTAAAGGAAATCCGTTTAAGGAAAAAGAATGGCGAAAACATCAAGGATGTTTATGAAGACTATAAATATACAGGAATCAAATACAACTCATTTTATAATACTTGGCAAAATTATAATTGGAAACACATTATAGTTTAATACAATAACCTGTATCGACTATCTCCTTTGTCGGAGAGTACTGGCACTATTGATACGTGTTAGGAAAAGATAGACTATCATTTTAATGATAGAAGAAATAGTCAGTACCTATGGAAACATAGGATTTTATACGTAGGCGAAATGGACCCCAAGGAACTTGGCGATACTCTTTTAGATGCTTCAACTAGAAATATTGTTCAGTTAACTGTAAATGATATTAATAAAACAGAGCAAATGTTTGAAGATTTATATGGTAAAGCGGTACAGCCACGAGTAGATTATATTTTAAATCATTCTGAAAATGGTGAGGTGAGCTATGAATAAGGTAGATGTTACCCAAGAGATAGGTGAAAACTTTCTAACATATGCTCTAGATACAAATGTAAATAAAGCTTTTCCAAATGTTAAAGATGGATTAAAGCCGGGCCAAAGATGTATTCTATGGGAAATGTATACAAAAAAATATACTGGCGATAAACCGCACGTTAAATCTGCTAAAATTGCAGGGAGCGTAGCGGCGCTGTACTGGCCGCATGGCACCCAAGCAATCTACGAAACATTTGCTCGTATGTCTCAGCCTTTTACCAATAATGTACCAGAGGTTGATTTCCACGGAGCGAATGGTAACGTAATCCTAGGTGGAGACGCAATAGCAGCAGACCGTTATACAGAAGCACGTCTTTCTAAAATTACAGAAGAGTTTATGCTAAATGGAATTGAAAAGAATACGGTTCCAATGATTCTGAACTTTAGTGAAGACGAGTACATGCCAGTAGTATTGCCATCATACTTTCCTAGACTTTTGGTCAATGGCGCTCAGGGCATCGGCGTTTCGATTGCCAATAATTGGTTGCCGCATAACCTTAAAGAAACAATTAACTTAATTGGTAAATATGTTAAAACAGGAAAGTTTGAAGCAGATGAATACTATCCTGATTTTCCTACTGGTTGTACAATTGTTAATAAAGATGAATTATCTTCAATTAATAAAACTGGAAAAGGTAAAGTAATTGTAGAAGCTACATATAGCATTGATGGTAATGAAATTACTTTTACTGAAATGCCTTATCAAGTATACATAGAACCTTTAATTGTAAAAATTAAAGAACTAATTGAATCAGAAGATTTAATTGGCATTAAAGATGTATATAACAAAAGTGACAAAAATGGCATAGCTTTAGTTGTTGAATGTCAAAGAGGATATGCGGCAGAAAGGGTGCTACAGCAACTATTTCAAACAACTCCTTTAAGGTCACAATACAATGTTAATCAGAATGGAATTATCAGTAAAACACCAGTGCTTTTAAATCTACAGCAAACTGTAGACGAATATTTATTTCATTGTTTTGAATGTTTGAAACGTGAAACTGAATATGATAAGAATCTTGCGGCACAAAGGAAAGAGATTCTAGAAGGATTAAAGTTTGCTTTAACAAACATTGATAAAATTATTGAAATTATTCGTGGCTCAAATGATAAAGCAAGCGCGGCAAATAAACTTAAAAAAGAATTTGAATTTACAGATAGACAAACTAAATCAATTCTTTCAATGCCACTAATGAAATTAACTAAATTGGATACTCAATCAATTGAAAAAGAGCTGGCAGAAAAGAATGAAATTATTGCAAAGTGTGATTTAATCTTAAATGATAAAAAGGAACTTGATAAAGTATTCTTAGCAAAACTCAAAGACATGGGCAGGAAATATAGTACCCCTCGCCGCACTAAGGTAGTTCAAAAGGAAATCACAAAGACGAAAAAGGCAAAGTCTTCCACACCAAAAGAGAATAGGAATTTTATTATTACTTTTAATCCTCTTGGTTATCTACAAAAAGTCTCACCTTCTAAGTACAAGAGTGATGGCAACCTTGCATTCACCGTGTCTGAGGATAGAAAAGTGGCTTTATTCTCGAATAAAGGACGATTCTTTAGGATTGCTCTTTCAGATATTAAAGAATGTGGCTCAAAAGATAAGGGTACAGCTATCGGTGCAATTATCAATCTTGATAATGATGAAAAGATTATCACTATTCACAACGATGTATTCGTAGATAAGCCTTATATGTTCTTTGTTACAGAAGACGGTAAGGTTAAGAAGTGTGAAGGTAAACAATTTGCCGGTGGCACCCGTAATGTTAAAGGTTCTGTTGCATTTAAGACCGACAGCAAAATTGTCAGTATCCAAGAGACAAATGGGTGTGTTGTAACATTAACATCAATCAAGAGACAAATTAGTTTCATGGCTGATAGTGTGCGGGCAAGCAGTATTCGCTCTGGCGGCATGTGCGGCATTAAGTTAGATGATGATGATAAAATTGTATCTATGACAATTACTGAACCGCAGAACTTTACAGGTAAAATTGCAAACAAGGGTGGACGGGGAGTTATTCTTTAGTCTGCCCTTTTCTTTCTATTGGAGGAATATGTCTCTAAATATTTATTCGCCAATGCTGGTTGGCAAAGCTCCTAAAAATTACGAAAATATGCTTAAAAATACACCAATCATTGGCACAGTTAAAAAAGATGGATACTTCTCGCAGCTAGTTAAAGATAACAACGAAGTTCATCTTTATAGCCGCACAGTCTCTAAGAAGACTGGCTATTATAGCGATAATATTGAGAAAGTACCGCATATTAAAGATTGGGCTATGAATGAGCTTCCTAATGGCACATGTATCATCGGTGAAGTTTATTATCCTAATGGCACATCTAAGAATGTAACATCGGTTCTAGGTGCGCTACCAGAGAAAGCAATTGAACGTCAGAAAGGCGAGTACGGCAAAATTCATTTTTATATGCACGATATTCTTGCATATAACGGCGAAGATTATGTTATGAATAATATGACATATGATTATCGTTACAGTAATCTTTGTGAGCATATTGATATTGCTACTCCTTTAATTCCAGAACTTGAAGTAGCACGATGCTACGATAACGCTTATTTAGACCTAAATAAAGTCACAATTGATAAACTCGCCGCAGGCGAAGAGGGTATGGTATTTCGTGTCGAGAATGGTCTATATGCACCAGGCAAGCGACAGCCAAAAGTCATGTTCAAAATTAAACAAGCACAGAATGATATTGATTTTGTGATTACAGAAGTTCTGCCACCAGAATATCTTTATACTGGTAAAGAATCTGAGACTTGGGGATATAAAGATAAAGAAGGTAATCTAATCACAAAAGCCGCATATTATGGTTGGGCTGGTGCTTTACGTCTTGGCGCATATGATAATGCAGGAAATCTTGTGTCTGTTGGGCGTGTGTCTTCTGGTCTTACAGATAATCTTAAAGCTGACCTTGCGGCCAATCCTGAAAAGTATATTGGAACGGTCGTAGAGGTAAATTGCATGAGTCTTGACAAGGAGAATAAAACTTTCCGGCATCCTTATCTATCTAGGCTTCGTCCAGACAAACCAGCACAGGACTGTAAGCTAGAGGAAATTTTTAGCTAAGACTTGACTTTTAAAATATTTTATGTTATTATATATATGAAATATAAAATGAAAGTAAAGGAGTTATATGATTACGATTACCAAGCCAGTATTTTCAGACAATGCCAAAAAGGTTCTAAAGCATCTACAGGAAAACCAGGGTAAAGATGAAACATTTAAGGACATTGCAAAAGCTGTTCATCTAACTGATAAGGCTACCAATTGCATTATCACTTCTTCTCTTGTCCGTAAGGGCTATGCAATTCGCGAACTACAGCCTGATGGTGGTACTAACTTTATTCGCCTTACCGATGAAGGTATGAAAGTTGACCCTGAAATCACTGTAACATATACTAAGTAATATGGCTCTTGAATTTATTATAGCTATTGTTTGTGCAATTGCACTTATCGTATGTGGCTATAGTGTAGGTGTTATAGCTGGTAGACAAGAAACATGTGATATAGTCGAAGAGAACAATAAAGAAGTTCTTATTGCGCGAGAACATATTGAATATCAAATTCAAAATGAAAAGGCACATTTAAAATCTCTCCAAGAGAATGTGGAACAGCAGAAGCAGAGCTTTGAAGATTTCAAGAAAATTGAAAAAGAGAATATCATGAATAACCTTCGTGATTTTCAAGCTCAAGTTGATGAAGACAAAGCTGAATACGTCGAGCAAATTCAAATTCTTCAAAGCTCACTTGATAAACTACAGCGACAAAAGGCTGCGACAATTGAAGCGTTTCAACGTGAACAGGTAGTGCAAGATTCTAAAGACGATTATCGTATTATTATCGAAGATAGTGATAAGGCAGATATTAATATTTTAAATTCATTTAAGAACCGCCTTTCTAATCCGGAGATTCTTTCAAAGCTAATTTGGTCAACGTATTTCCAGAAGAAAGCAAAGGCTTTATTCGTTAATATTGTTGGTACTGAAAAAACTTGCGGTATCTATAAGATTACAGACATAAATGATACAAAATGCTATATAGGTCAGTCTGTAGATATTGCAAATCGTTTTACACAGCACTGTCGTTGTGGGTGCGGGATAAAAACTCCTAAAGATAATAAACTGTATGCAGCGATGCTTAAAGAAGGCTTAGACCAATTCACATTTGAGGTTGTAGAACTTTGCCCGCAAGAAGAATTAAATGAAAAAGAAAAATATTATATTGATGTATATAATTCAGTTAACTATGGTTTCAATTCACAGGATGGTGTAAATGGGAAAAGTAACGATTAACAGTAATACTATTAAGAATCCTATTACGTTAATTGGAGAAATGGCTGGCCCTTGTTATGGCACAGATACCAGTAACGCAGAGAAGAATTATAAACGCGGTCTTTCTTGTATAAAAGATGGACATTTCCGCACACTTGAATTTGGAGAAGTATGGTTTGTTCTAGAAGGGTATTCAGCAAAGGTAATTCGAGAATTCTATACTCATAATGGTGGAGCGCCTACACGTCTACAGGCAAGTACGCGTTATATTAAATATCAAGATTTTGATTACGTAGTTCCTCCTAAGATTGCGACAAATAAAGATGCAAAGCAAATGTACGATTTTTGTATGAAAGCTATTTCCGAAGCAACTACTTATATGCAAAAGGAGTGCGGAATTCCGCAGGAAGATGCAAATATGGTTCTCCCTCTTGGAATGACAACGACTGTTAGTTGTCGTTTCAATAGCCGCACACTTATGACAATGGCTGAACAGCGTCTATGTACTCGTGCCTATTGGGAGTTTAGACAGCTAATGAAAGACATTATTGAAGCACTATCTGAATATTCTGATGAATGGAAAACTATCTGTGATTTATTCTTTAAGTGTAAATGCGACAAAGCCGGTTATTGTTTAGAGCATAAATCATGCGGGAAATACCCTAAAAAAGTTATTGACTAAAATTTAAAAACGTGCTATAATATGTGATATATATTGAAAGAAAAATTAGAAAGGAAATTGAATGTTTTCAAAGACAAATAATTCATGCCATGTTGAGGGATATGTATTTTCAACTGACCGCCTTGCCCAGCGTGTCTCTAAAAAGACCAACACCCCTTTTATTAACGGCACAGTAAATGTAGCTACTGATGATAAGGGTCTTAACGTTGTCCCTGTATTTTTCAGTTACGTTACTGAGACTTTTAAGAGTGGCAAGCCTAATCCCGCATGGGAGATTCTAACTGCCCTAATTGACCATGAGGGTTCAGATACGTTTGAAGTTGTAGGTACTTCTGCTCTCAAGGTTCGTATTGATGGTTCTGTCGGCACAAATGATTTTGTATCTCGTGATGGTGAAGTTGTTTCTCCTAAGCGTGTCGAGGGCCAGTTTATGCACGTTATGACCAACGAGATTTCTGAGAATCCTGCTACATTCGATGTCGATATGCTGATTGCAAATGCGGCTGAGCGTGAGGTTGAAGATGGTGATGATTTTGTAAATCTTCGTGGTTATGTTTTTGATTATCGTGGTGGCATTCTTCCTATTGACGTTAATGTCCGTTCCAAGGGTGGCATGGATTACTTCATTGACCAAGATATTTCTAATAAGAGTCCTCTTCTAACCCATATCAAGGGTTCTATCGTGTCTCAGGCCATCACGACTGAGAAGACTGAGGAATCTGCATTTGGTGACCCAGTAGTTCATAAGGTTGTTCGTCATGTTCGTTCTTGGGATGTTACTTGGGCCGCGGTCGAACCTTATGAGTGGGATGATGAATCTACCATCACCAAAAAGGAATTCAAGCAGAAGTTAAACGAGCGTGAAGAGCGTATGGCAGAGGTCAAGCGTAATCATGACGAGTATCAGGCTAATCGTAACGGTGGTCAGAACTTTGCAGCAGCAAAGGTAGTCGCAAAGGTTGAAGCTCCAGTAGATGAAAATGAAGATGATGATGATGACGAGGCATGGCCTTTCTAGTCAAGTAGCAGACAATTAAATAAATAGGGGAGAGATTAAGTTCTATCCCCTATAAGATAGAAAAGGATTTAAAATGGAATTTAATTTTACGTCATGTGCGGTCCTGCTGCCAAGTACTCGGAGTGCGCCGCAAGATAGCGAATAAGTTGCGTAAAGCCGGTGAAGGGGGATGACCGAGAAATACATCGGAAAGGCCAGACACTACAAGCACAACAACGACTTGTTCTGGAAGTATAGAGACATCGTACTTGACAATAATGGCAATCCTATTACGGACGATAACGGCAGACTTGTATGGCTCCTGCTCAGATGGAAGGGTTGCGACAACGCTGCATGGTGGACGAAAGGGTACAAGGATTGCAAGCTGTGCCGCGATGAAGGCAAGACTTACCGCATCGACTTTACCAACTGCAACGTCTACGAGGTCGTAAGCGAATGAGCTGTGGAGTGAAGGCGGTGAGCAAATGCTAACAGCGGATGGAGTCAAATTCCTAAAGGAGCTTCAAGACAAGTTGAATACGCAAGAGACGTTTTTGTCAAGCGGACCCACGTTTCTGAGTAGTTGAGCAGGATCGCTGGTACACATGCCCAAAGGGTTACGAAGACCGCGTTGTTGTCGTAGACAACGAAGGGTGTGACACAATGACTCTTGGGCAGGGCGTGAAAGCAGCATTTTCTAGCATCCAAACGAAGTTTAGCCGCGATGACGCAACTGAGTGGCTAAGCAATTGGGGACATAGCACTTGCCGCCGATACAATGTTATTTATCTAAATCGTATTTAATAGTAGATAGCAAAAGATTAAACCAAGAGAGAAAAGAGAAAGCAATATATGTCAATTGATATTTTTAATATTGAACCTCACAAAGTTAGTCGTTCGCTAGAGGGCTATACAATCATGTTTTACGGTGAGCCTAAGACTGGAAAAACATCAACAGCAGCCAAATTTCCAAAAGCCTTACTATTAGGTTTTGAGGTTGGCTATCTAGCAATTGGCGGCGTAAAACCGCAACCTATTAACAAATGGTCTGAATTTAAACAGGTTCTAAAGCAGTTAAAAGACCCGAAAGCTCATGAGCTATACAGCAATATTATTATTGATACTGCTGACATTGCTTATGACCTTTGTGAAAAGTACATCTGCAATCAGGCTGGAGTCTCGGCTGTAAATGAGCTACCTTATGGTCAGGGGTGGTCTAAAACTAGTAAAGAGTTCGATGAATGTCTTCGTTCCATTCCTCAGATGGGCTATGGTCTAGTAATGATTTCACATAGTCAAGACAAGACTTTTACTGATGAAAATGGTAGTGAATATAACCAGATTGTTCCTACTCTTGGCAAGAGTCCACGTCTAATCGTTGACCGAATGAGTGACGTTATCGGTTACGCCCATCCAGTAGAAGAGGAAGATGGCCGCACTCATACTGTCCTGTATATGCGCGGAACCCCTCGATTCGTAGCTGGTTCTCGATTTAAATATACGCCTGACTCCATTGACTTCACATATGACAATCTTGTCAAGGCTATTGGTAATGCAATCGACAAGCAAGCAGAGGAAGATGCTGGCAAGTTTGTCACCGATGCACGTACTACTGCATATGATATTAATGATGGCCCTGACTTTGAAGCTATGAAGAATGAATTCAAAGAATTAACCGTCAAGATTCGGCATAGTGTTTCTAAGGATGAATTCAAAAAGTCTTGGGCGCCTAAAATTATCGAAATTACAGATAAGTATCTCGGTGTCGGCAAGCAGGTCAATGACTGTACTGCTAAGCAAGCTGAGCAGCTTTCACTTATCCTTGATGACCTCAAAGACTTACTGTCTAATGGAATTGATGTAGCTTAATTTTAGAGACCGTCCACAATTGGGCGGTCTTTTTTATTGACAAAATCTCCTGAATATGTTATAATTATATTATAAAGTTAGGAGAAAATATGGCAAAACAAAGACTTGTTAAATGTCCATATTGCGGCCAAATGATTGACCGTGATTGTGAGTTCGATTGGAAAAAGATTGGCAACCGATATTGGCATGATGAATGTTATGCCAAGAGCCAAGAGGAAAAAGAAAAAAATAAAGATAAGCTGAAAAAGCAACGAGAAGCAGTTATGAAAATGGCTGGAAAATATCTCGGTGCATATGTAGATTATCAAAAGGTAGCTTTGAATATGGGACAACTTATCAAAGCTGGTATCACATATGAGCAAATGGCTAAGGCTTTAAAGTATTGGTATAAAATAAAACGTAATGACCCGAGTAGGTCAAATGGTGGCATATGGATTATCAAATCAATTTATGTCGAAGCAGAAAATTATTTCAAACGATTAGAAGAGATTAGAACTGTACAGAGCGAAGGGCAAGTGAATACAGATATTACAGACGAACATCGTGTATTTGTGCGGCCAAGAGACGTAAATATTTATAGGAAAAAGCCACGTTTTAATTTGGAATAGAAGGGAGGATATTTGATTAGTAAATACTATGATTCTGTTGCGGCATTGCAGGTAATTGGATGTTGTATGCGGAAACCTGAATACTTGGCGGCAGATGGACAATACTTCTTTTCAGAACACGACTTTTGCAATGACTTACATAAGGTAGTATTTGGTGCATTGTATAGTCTATATAACGCAGGTGTAACTGACCATCTTGCACGAGAAATTGAGAATTATCTTAAAGACAAGCCGAAAGCATATGCAGTCTATAAAGCTAACAAAGGTAGAGAGTGGATGTTTGAAACTCATGCAAATGCTCACCTAGATGCTTTCGAGTATTATTATAATCGTTTAAAAAAAATGTCTCTACTTCGCGCGTATGATGATGTTGGCGTAGATGTATCTGATATTTATGACCCCGATAATATCTTAGACTCTGCAAAGAAGCAGGCACAAGACGAGTATCTTGATGGTACAACATTAGAGCAATTAGCAGATGATGTAGAGGGTAAGTTTTATTTTATCAGGGATTTATATGTAGACAATAACGATAACGACTCTGTTGCTATTGGTGATAACGTCCAAAAGATTGTAGATGAATTAGCGCAGCATCCTGCTCGTGGTTGGGCGATGTTTGATTTATATGAAGATGCAATCGCTATGGGCGCACGACCTGGCCGCTTTTATCTAAGAAGTGCAGCGACAGGTGTCGGTAAAATGATTTGCCGACAATAAACTGGGGAAAAAATCTGGAACCCTAAACCAAAAGGCAGGGGAATCAGAGGTGAAGGTTAATTTAAAATTAACCAGCCGCAACGCATAGTAGGTGAAAAGATATAATCCTGCCACGAGGCCCCAGCTTTCTTTATAAGAAAGAAAAGATATGCTGAACTTGCGGGAAACCGTAAGAACCGTAGGATAAAAAGCCTATGGGGTAACAAATTGAAATCAAGAACTGGTGTTGCTGATGCTTGTTTTTTCTCATGTTCTGAGTATTATTCAGATGAAGGTAAATGGGAACGTTTATATAATCGAGTACCTACTTTATATATTTCGGTAGAACTAGACATTGAAGAGCTTACAACTATGGCATTAGCTTTTATTGGTAATATTCCAGAAGACCATATTGTTGAAATGGATTTACTTACTTTTGACGAGGAAGAGAGATTAAAGAAAGCAGTACAGATTCTAGAAGAAGCACCACTTCGTATGGAATATCTTCCTAACTATGGCATGAAAGATGTTGAGAATTGTATCAAACGCAATATGCGTAAATATAAATATCCACGAGTAAATGAACAAGGCAATACAGATTACCTAACTTTTCAGTGTGTTGTCTTTGACTATTTAACTTCATCTATTAAGATGATTGAGGAAATTTCACATGGAACTGGGATGAAAGTACGCGAAGACCAAATTCTATTTCTTATGTCATCTAAACTTAAAGAAATAGCTGTCGATAACAACGTTTTTCTTCTATCCTCTACTCAAATTAATGGTAGTTATAAGCAAGAGAAAATCCTAGACCAGAACATGCTAGCTGGCGCAAAATCAATTGCAAACCGAATCGACTATGGTGAAATCATGGTTGATTGTACAGATGAAGATATTCAAGATATTGAAGGCGTTTTGGCACAACATCCCGGAATGTGTCCACCAAATGTAAAAAGAAGCGTATATAAGAATCGACGAGGAAAATTCAATCGTGTTATTTGTTGGATGCGCGCAAATAAAGGTACTTGTCGATATAAGACTTTATTTGTAACTGATTTCTCTTTTAAACCAATAGATAAAGATGAAATTTTCCAAAAGAAGAAAGAATAGGAGGTGCGGGAATTGGGATACGATAAAGCAAAAGTAAAGGAATCAATTGAACCAGAAAACGTATATGATATTCTAGAATACTTTGGAGCAGAACCAGAAATGTATTCTGATTATATCATTTCCCGCACAATCTGTCACAATGGCATCGGTGAAGGTTCAAAGAAGTTATATTATTATTTTGAGAATAGTATGTTTAATTGCTATACTGAGTGCGGCGCATTTGATATTTTTGAACTTGTTGAGAAAGTTAAAAATGTAGACCTTAATTCCGCAATCTATTTCGTGGTTAATTTCTTAAATCTTCAAATTGATTTAGATAATGATATTGATTTAAAAGATAGTCAAGAAGACTGGAAAATATTCAATAGATATAAAGAGCAAAAAGATGTAACTGTAAATGATAATACCATTGAGTTACCAGAATATGATATATCTATTATTCAGCATTATCCTCAACCTATTATTTCCTCTTGGTCTAATATCTCAAAAGAGGTGTGTGATTTTGCGCAAATTCATTATGACCCTCTTGGCGGCAATATCCTTATCCCGCACTTTGACCAGAATGATAGATGTGTAGGTATTCGACAAAGAACTATTATCCAAGAGCAAGAGAAAAAAGGAAAATATAAGCCTTGGCGAGTCCACGGTGAACTTTATAATCATGCTCTTGGCTTTAACTTGTATGGTCTTAATTGGGCTAAAGAAAGAATTAGAGAAATACAAACTGCGGTTGTAGCCGAATCAGAAAAGTCGGTTCTTGCCTATATGTCATATTATGGTACAGGTAATAATATTTGTGTTGCAACATGCGGCAGTTCCTTATCTAAATATCAATTCAAACTTCTTAAAGATGCAGGATGTAAAGAAATTGTTATCGCATTTGACCATGATTTTGATGAATATGGTTCAGATGAAAGTTTAAAGGTTGAAGAAAAGATTGCCAAGATTGGTAATAAATATAAGCCGTATATGAATATGTCTGTAGTTTTTGATAGAGAGAATATTTTAGGATATAAGGCAAGTCCATTAGACCAAGGAAAAGATGTATTTATGTATCTATTTAAGAACAGGATTATGCTATAATGTGTGTTACAATTGGACAAATCATAGTTTTGATACTTGTGCTTTTGTCACCGATTCTTTTGTGCCTTGCTATTATTATGGCTTATATTATCATAGACAAATGGGTAGATATTATATTTTATCCTTTTGAGATTATTCGTGATAAGATTGATAATTACAGGCAGAAAAGAGATTTAGAGTCATGGTATGAAGAAAGCGAAAATAACCAAGAGGAAGATACAATATGACAGAAGATGATAAATTAAAGATTCTCAGTTATCGCCGCAAACATCAGCGCTGTCGATATTGTAAATATTATTTTTATCCATATGTGTCGCATGAGCTAAAATTAACTAGCACCGTTTCTCCTGAATGTGCTATTAAAGATAAACGGATTTATCCTTATATCCTAAGTCTTAAAACATTAGCAGGATGTATGTGCAAAGAGTTTGGAGTTGATGAAAATAGATTATAAATTATATAAACCAACATTAGATAGCTTGACACCTCAACAACAAATTTTATATAATAGAAATATTCCAGTAGAAGAACAAAGTAATTGGCTTAATGCTTATTGGAATAATGTAAACGATTTTCATTTACTAAAAAATATTAAAGAAGCAGCTGTAATGATTGCTAATTATTGTATGTTGGCAAGCTCTAAGATTACTATTTTACAAGACTGTGATTGCGATGGATTGACTTCGAGCGCCATTATAGCTAATTATATTCACCGTATTTGTAGCAAGGAACCTACCATCTTAATCCACGAAGGAAAAGCTCACGGACTTGCAGACATTGATTTAGACAATATTATAGAGACTACTAATCTTCTTATTATCCCAGATGCGGCAAGCAATGATTATGAACAGCTTAAATATTTACATGACAATGGCGTAGATATTGTAATTGCTGACCACCACCATTGCGAAAAATATTCTGAGGATGCTATTGTAGTAAATAATCAATTAGACGATTATCCTAATAAAAACTTTTGCGGCGCAGGCGTTACATGGCAGCTTTGTCGCCAGATGGATGAAATATGTAACTTCGATTATGCGAATGATTTAGTTGATTTATGCGCTCTTGGTTTATGTGGCGATATGATGGATTACCATGAAAAAGAAGTGAGAGCGCTTGTCAATATTGGTTACGCCAATATTAAAAATAAATTTTTTAAAGCATTTGTAGATAAACAAGAATTCTCTTTAAATAAGATGAATGGACTTAATTATCTCAGCTCTAGCTTTTATGTAGTTCCTTATATTAATGCATGTTGTCGAACTGGTGAAATGGTAGAGAAACGTCTTCTTCTTAGCGCTCTATTGGATTACAAGTGTGATATGATGATTCCATCATCCAAAAGAGGTGAAAAAGGTAAAGAGGTTCCTATTTGGCAAGAAGCTATCACTGTTATTGAACGAGTGAAACGTAGGCAAACCAAGCTACAAGATGAAGCTATGGAGTTCTTTGAATATCAGATTCAGTCCAAAAAACTAACTGATAATGCTATTATTACTTGTATATGCGGCAAAGATGATGCTGAACCCGGTATTTTGGGATTAATTGCAAATAAAATTCAAGCTAAATACCAGCATCCTACATTAGTCTTACAGGAAGTCGAAGAAGAAGACGGGGTGCATCTAAAAGGGTCTGCTCGTAATTATTCTTACTGTCCTATTGAAGATATGCGCAGTCTTTGTGAAGATACTGGTGTTGTTGATTATGCTGCTGGGCACGGGTCTGCATTTGGACTCTCGTTGCCTTTAGAGAATTTTTATGAGTTCTTAGATAAGACCAACGAGCAATATAAAGGTGTTAATTTTAAACCTGTATATCTTGTTGATTACGTCTGGAATTATGATAGAGTCAATCCAAAATATATTCTAGATATTGCAGAATTGAATATTTATGGTCAGGATATTCCAGAATCTAAAGTTGTAATAGAAGATATTGCATTAGACAATGTTAATGTTCAGCTTTTAGGTGAAGCCAAGGGGCATCCTACTATTAAGATTTCTTTACCTTCCGGTGTTGATATTATGAAATTCAAGTCTTCTAGAGAAGAATTTGAGGAATGGACAAGTGGAGAAAAGAAATTGACTATTGTCGGCAAGTGTTCCAAAAATTCTTGGATGGGAAACGTTACGCCGCAAATTCTAATTGATGATTTTGAATTAGAAGATTATGAAGAGGAATGGGTATTTTAAATGAAACTTCAAATCGAAGAAGCAGAGCTAAGGAATCTTGTGCATAAGGCATCGCGTTATGATATTATTATGGATGCTCTTATTCGTGAAAAGTTCGACAAGATTGATATTTATAGTGATTGGGAAATAACTGAAAACTATATGTCAGATATTATCAATCAGCAGCCGAGTGATATTATACCAGTAGATGAAGATAAAATTAAAGAAACTCAAGAATGGTTTGACAAGCATCCTGACTTTGGCACAATGTAATTAAATAGAAAGCCCTCTAGTTTTTATTGACTAGAGGGCTTTTTTGTGTTATAATATATTTATAAAGAAATCCAATAGAAAGGAGTAGCATAAATTATGCGAATGGCAAAATGTCCTATATGCGGGCAGCATAACGTCAACGGTTTTAAAAAGCACAACAAGTGGTATTCAACTTGTTATAATAAGGAGTGCCGATATACTACAGAAGTAGGTATGCCGACACGTAAAATGAGTCGCTTTAATTGGAATCTAAACTATGAGCATTTAACTGGCGAGATTCTTCCTGATGAAATGACTGGTCGGCAGAAGGGCGCTTATATGAAAAAGGAGATTCGTTGTGGCGTACCAGAATTAGTACAATGTTTTTCTCAAGAGGACTTTGAGAAGTGGGAAGAAAAGTACGATATTTCTAAGGTTGATTGGGTAAAGGAAAGCGGTAAGCATTGCAAACGAGATAAGCGAGTTGTTTTTATAGGCCAGAAGAAGGACAAATAATGAGTGCAGAAATTTGCGGAGACAATCGTTTCTTAGTGAGTGAGCGAGCAAAAAACGATTTATTTGAAAGCACCAACATTGAAACGGCTCCAAGAGAAGTTAAAGTTATTGATAGTATTCTTTTTCGTTGTTGGCAAATGGGCTGGTTAAAAAAATATGAATAGAGGGACAGAGATGCCAATGACAAATCAATATCCCGGCAGTCTTCATAACCACACAGATTTTTCAAATCTTAGGCTTAAAGATTCAATTAATACTGTAGACCGTTTAATGGATTATGCTTTGGAGCTTGGTCAAGACGTATTAGCCTTTACAGAACATGAGTCAGTAGCTAATGCAGTTAAAATTCAAGAAGCATATGAAAAGCGCAAACAAGATAATCCAAATTTCAAAGTAATTCTGGGCAATGAGATATACCTTGTTCGTAATGGTCTTAATAAGGATAATTTTAATCCAGAAGAAGATAGGTATTTCCACTTCATCCTTTTGGCTAAAAATGCAGAAGGTCACAAACAAATTCGTGAGATTTCAACACGAGCTTGGATGCGCTCTTATATGGCTCGTGGTATGCGGCGAGTGCCAACATATTATCAAGACTTAATTGATATTATTAGTAAAAATAAAGGCAATATTATTGCTTCAACCGCCTGCCTTGGTGGGCAATTACCAGCTTATCTTCTTAAATATAAGCAAACGCATGATAAAGCAGACATTGAACAGGCTATCAAGTGGCTCAAAGGAATGGTTAAACTTTTCGGCAAAGGTAACTTTTTTCTAGAAATGCAACCTTCTCACAATGAAGAACAAATTTATGTTAATAAATGGATTAAAAAATTATCTCATAAATTAGATATTCCATATATTATCACTTGTGATGCTCACTATTTAAAGAAAGACGAAGCATTTATCCATGAGACATACCTAAAGTCTCAAAACGGCGAGCGCGAAGTCTCTGAATTTTATGCAACTACTTATCTTATGGAGACAAAAGAGCTTGAAGGATTCTTTGAGTATTTTACCAAGGAAGATATTTATGCCGCATATGAGAATATTGAATATATTAAGAGTCAATGCGAAGATTATAATCTGAAAAAGCCGTTAAAGATTCCTCAGCTACCTTGGAAAGATAGTTATATTACAGATGAACAGGTAAAGTCTTTTCAAGATAAAATTCCTAATCTGAAATATCTAACCGAATCTGATTTTGATGGTGATAAACTTCTTGGTCGATTGATTCTTCAAGGCATTCAAGAGAAAGAAGATTTACAGAATCAAGATGCCTACGATGAAATCAATGTTGAATTAGAGTCTGTTTACCAAAGTTCTCTTGTAAATAAAACGCACTGGTCTTCATATTTTCTTAATTTACAGAAAATTATTGATACCATTTGGGAAGCTGGTTCCATTGTTGGCTGCTCACGAGGAAGTGGCGGCGGCTTCCTTATCTTGTATGTTCTGGGTATTATTCAGATTAACTGTTTAAGGGAAACTACAAAGACCTTTCATTGGAGGTTCCTTAATCCCGCACGTGTCTCTGTCTTGGATGTAGACATTGACGTATCTGGTCTTCGCCGCAAGCAGATTCTAGATAAGTTTAGAGAAGTCTATGGCGAAGATAGAGTTTGCAATGTTCTTACTCTTGGTACAGAAAGCACAAAATCAGCTATTCTAAGTGCGGCAAGAGGTCTTGGAATTGATAATGATGTGGCACAATATATTGCTTCTCTAGTTCCTTCTGACCGTGGTTTGATTCGTTCTTTGCATCAGTGCTACTATGGTGATAGTAAAGAAGGAATAAAACCAGTTATTCCTTTCGTCAATGAAATGAAACAGCGTCCAAAATTATGGGAAGTTGCTTGTCGAATTGAAGGTCTAATCTGTCGCTCTGGAATACACGCGGGAGGACTTGTCTTTGTTGATGAGCCATTCACGGAGACGGCTGCTCTTATGCGTGCTCCTGATGGGACTATTATTAGTCAATTTGACCTCCATGACCTTGAAAAATTATCACTCATTAAATACGACCTACTTTCTGTCGAAGCAATGGACAAGATTCAGGTCTGTCTTGAGCTGTTAGTAAAATATGGTTATCTCAAATGGTCTGGAACACTGAGAAAAACTTACGAAGATGCTATCGGTATTTACAATCTAGAACGAACAGATTCTAAGATGTGGAAAATGGTATGGGAACATAAGATTCAATCTCTATTCCAAATGGAAAAGTCAAGTGGAATTCAAGGTATTGCACTGACGCATCCTAAATCTGTTGATGATTTAGCTACTCTTAATAGTGTAATTCGACTTATGGCGCAAGAGAAGGGTGCAGAAACGCCTCTTGAAAAGTATGCAAGATTTAAGAAAGATATTTCTTTATGGTATCAAGAAATGGACTCTTATGGTCTAACAAAAGAAGAGCAAAAGATTCTTGAGCCTGTTCTTAAAATCTCTTATGGCCTGTGCGAAAGTCAAGAGCGTTTCATGATGCTTGTCCAGATTCCAGAATGTGGTGGCTTTGACCTAAATTTCGCAGATAGGTTAAGAAAAAGCGTAGCCAAAAAACGTCCAGAAGAATACAAAAAATGTGAAAAAGAATACTTTAAACGAGTTCGAGAACAAGGCTTAAGTAAAAACCTTTGCAATTACGTATGGAACGTATGCGTAGCTACAAGCAGAGGATACGGGTTTGAGAAAATTGGACCCTACACGCTAAAATATTTATCAATATGGTTTTACACTTTATGTTTCTAACCTTTAGCCAAGGAAGAACGTGTAAAGCTAACGAGGGTAAAATCTCGTGGCAAAATTCAAAAAGATTATTTACTATATAATATATATGAAGGAGGTGACAATATGCTTTATATTTATAAGTTTACAAATAAGGTTAATGGAAAAATATATATAGGACAAACCAATGATATAGAACAAAGAAAGCGTGGGCATAAATCTACAGCCTTCAATGAAAAATCGCATAATTATCATTGTGCTTTCCATAATGCAATTCGTAAATATGGATGGAATAACTTTGATTTTGAAATTTTAGAAGAAATAGATGATAGTTTTGGAAGAGAATATTTAAACGAAAGAGAAATTTTCTTTATTTCATACTATCAATCTCTAACCTCTCAAAACGGTTATAATATTACAAAAGGCGGCGATGGCTGTGCGAAAGAGCAAAAAACTTTTGAAGAATGTGTAGCTTGCAGTAAAATATTTACTTTAAACGAAGTAATTGATATACAGACAATGCTCGTTGAAGGTTACGCCTATTTTGAAATTTATAAAAAGTATCCTAAATTGACAGATAGTTTTTTATCTAATATTTCGTCTGGTTTAAATTTTTATAATGAAAAACTAGAGTACCCATTAGGCAAAAATAAGACAAGGTTTTCAAAAGATACTCAAGATGAAATTATATCTAGTATTAAAAGTGGAATCCCATATAGCGAAATTAAAGAAAAATTTGGGATAAGTACTGGATATATAAGTTCTATCAATTCTGGCAAAAGGTGGCATCGGGATAATGAAATGTATCCGTTATGCTTTAAGGCATGTGCCAATAATGATTTTGGACAAAAAGCAATACATGATATTATTTTTACAACTTTGTCGATGGAAAAACTTGGAAAAGTTTATCATAAGTCTAAAGCAACTTTTACTGCAATTAATGTTGGTAGAAATCGTAACAACCCAGCTTTTAAATATCCATTGCGTACAAATGCTGTAGAAAATCAAAAAATATGGAATGACCTTTTTGAATAATGCTGTATCGACTATCTTGGGTTAGACCGAGAGTACATTTACTATTGATACGTAAGTGGAAACAGCGTGCGTTTTCTGGGTGGCACCCAAATTAAAAACGTAAGAAATAGTCAGTTATTAGTATAACGTAATCTTTCACACACTTTAGGATATTCGCTTGTAGCTCTTCAAGAAATGAATCTTGCTTACAAATATCCTATTATCTTTTGGAATTGCGCGAACTTAATTGTAGACAGCGGCACAATTGAAGGTATTGATGACAAAACGTCTGATTACAATAAAATCGCACGTGCCGTCAATAAAAATAAATTAGCAGGAATTAAAGTATCGCTTATTGACATAAATAAATCAGAGCTGTCTTTTACACCAAATGCAGAAACAAACACAATTCATTATGGTCTTGGCGGCTTACAAGGTGTAGGCAACGAAGTCGCGCAAATGATTATTGATAATCGTCCATATGATTCAGTAGAAGATTTTATGGATAAGACAAAAGTAAATAAAACAGTTATGATTTCTCTAATCAAATCTGGAGCTTTTGACCAATTCGGCAAACGTAAAGATATTATGAAGCAATATCTATATACTACAATCAATCTCAAAAAACGTTTGACTATGCAGAATTTTAATGCCCTTATCGAAAATAGCCTTGTGCCGCAAAAGCTCAAATTCCAAAAGCAAGTATTTAATTTTAATAAAGGGCTGAAAAAAGATTGTAAATATAATGTAGATTATTTTGCATTAGATGGTGTTTACTATAAGTTTTATGTTAAGTTTTTCAACGAAGATAACATTGAACCAATAGACAATAAGTTATGTTTAAGCAAAAAGGCATGGAAAAAAGAATATGATTCTGTAATGAGTACAGCCAAACAATATATTACTGATAATCAGCAGGAACTATTGGATAAGTTAAACAATAAAATGTTACAAGATGCTTGGAATAAATACGCGGCAGGTACGATTTCTCATTGGGAAATGGAAAGTCTTGGTATGTATTATCATAAGCATGAGTTAATTAATATTGATAATTCATTATATGATATTGTAGATTATATGAAACTTGACCGCACACCTATTGTAGATTATACGTTCAGACGTAACGGCGCGGAAATTCCCATTTTCAAAACTTTTAAAATTGCGGGAACGGTTATTGCAAAAGATGAAATGCACTCCCAAATTACACTGCTTACCACTACTGGTGTAGTAGAAGTTAAAATGTCTAAAGAGTATTTTTCACAATACAATAAACGTATTAGTGAAGTCAGACCAGACGGTACTAAGAAAATTATGGAGCAAGGTTTCTTCCAGCGTGGCATGATACTGGTATGCAATGGTATTAGACGTGGAGATACCTTCGTATTAAAGGCGTATAAGCGTAAAGGGAATGCACAGCATCAGCTATATAAAATTACGAAAGTGAATAAAGATGGCACCATAGAAATGACTAATAACCGCTATGGCGAAAATGTTGACAATTAAATAAAGTTATGTTATAATATAGGAGTAAACAGAAAAGAAAAGTTTGCTCCTATATTTTTGGAGGTTTAATGTATCCAACAGTAATTGGTATTTGTGGTAAGTCTGCGGCGGGGAAGGATTTAACCGCCACTCGATTAGTTGAAGAATATAAAAAGATTGGCATCCCAGCAAAAAAAGTAATCAGTTATACAACACGCCCTCCAAGAGAAGGAGAAGTTGACGGCGTAGATTATCATTTTGTTGACTTGGAGACTTTCATTGAAATGCAATTTGATAATAAATTTATCGAGCATACTGAGTTTCGTGGGTGGCGATATGGCACTGCAATCAATTCATTCGATGATAATTGTATAAATATCTGTGTCCTTAATCCTGTTGGTATGACAAAGCTCGAAAGACTTTGTCCTTGGACATTACAATGCGAATGCTTTTATCTGAAAGTTCCTTTACTTGTGCGGTTCAAGCGTTCTATTAAGCGAGAGCATACTTTCAAATGGGAATTCATTAGACGAGCATTTGCAGACTGGGAAGATTTCAGCGGAGGGTATGATGATTACTTTGGATATGGTTCGCATGAGCATGTGCTTCACTATCGAGGTAGTCGCACAGATTTTGTATCCAGTATTATGAATACTGACGAATTAATTCATACAGTTTCACAGCTAAAGCGTAAACATTTATCCAAATAAACGCATGGACATAAGTTTAGAAAGTTTATTAACCAATTTTTATATAGTAGAAAGAGGATAAAATGATTTTTCAAGTACGACAAGGAGTGTTTGAAACTAATTCAAGTTCAACACATACGCTAACTATCTGCTCAAAAGATGATTTTGACAAGTGGAAACATGGCGAGGTATTTTGGCTTGATAACGATTGGCGCAAATTGGATACAAATAAGAATTTTGTCACTCCAGAAGAGCTAAAAGAGCTCGCGGAAAAGTACAATGAAGAACAACAGGAGCGCATTGACGCGGGAGATAAGTTCGCTAAAGCGCTTGATATTGACAAGGTTCTCAATGAGCGTCCAGATTATGATAGTTGGAGAGATAGCTATTGGGACACTGAGCGTAGTTCGCTTGAAGCATATACAACAGATGATTTTTATGTGCGTAACGGTGACCTTGAAACCTATAGTGAAACTTTTACTTCTCCTTCTGGTGACGAAATGGTAGCGTTTGGAGCGTTTGGATATGATGGCTAAAGATTGGAATATGACAGCCAAAGGTTTTGACCCTCGCCCTTCCAATTGTGTTTCTTACAATAATGGTAACTATACAGTTACGTTATCTCTTGCAGACGGGACTATGATTCGATACAGCAAAGACGATAAATTAGTTCCGTCTTTTCCTGACTCAATGGATATTAAAATTACCAACTGCTGTTCGCTGAACTGCCGCTATTGTCACGAAAAATCGACAAAGAATGGACAGCATGGAGACATCTTATCAGATAGCTTTATTGACAAACTTCATCCTTATACTCAATTAGCATTAGGCGGTGGCAACGTTCTAGAACATCCTGACTTTGTGCCTTTTCTAAAGAAGTGTAAGAAGCTAAAATTAGTTCCGTCTGTAACAGTAAACCAGATTCATTTTATGCAACAGCATAAGTTTCTCAAGCAGCTAACAGATGAAAAGCTAATTTATGGTTTAGGCATTTCTTTCCATCATCCTGATAAGAATTTCCTGCCCATGCTCCGCAGTTTCCCTAATGCGGTCATTCATACCATCGCAGGCGTCACCAAGGAAAAGGACTATGAGTTTCTTTATGATAAAGGATTAAAGATTTTAATTCTTGGATATAAGAAATTTGGTCGTGGTATTCAAGCCTATAATGAAGCTCGCCAAATTACGGATTACCGTATCATGGTTCTTAAAGAACTTTTACCATATATGGTCAAAGAAAAATGGTTTGATAGTATTTCATTTGACAACCTTGCATTAAAACAACTTGACGTAAAGAGCCTTGTGCCACGAGATAAATGGGACATGTTCTATATGGGCGATGAAGGTAGTTCCACGATGTATGTTGATATGGTCAATCGTGAATTTGCGGCGAATTCTACGTCTGAAACTCGCTATCCTCTTTTGGACAATATAGAAGATATGTTGAAAGTAATTCACCAAGAGAAGAAGGAGAAAAATATTGACTAAATATATTACAAAACGAAATGGAAATAAAGTAGAGTTTGATATTTCTAAAATTGAAAATGCGGTATTTCGTGCAGCGTATGATGTTTCTGGTACTCTTGGATGGACATGGACGTTTTGCCATGAGGTTGCGAAAGATATTGCGCATGACTTTGAGAAAGCCGAATACTATCATGATGGTATGACAGTCGAAGAAATTCAAGATGCTGTTGAAGAACTGCTCATGGGTGATTTCCCGCATGTTGCAAAGTCATATATGATTTATCGCTATGAGCATCAAATTGCACGCCAAGAAAATTTTGAAGATGAATTACAAAAAATTGTAAATAATGATACTTCGAGTGCATATGCGTATGAAAATAGCAACAAAGATTTTACGTCTGTTGCTATTCAGAGAGACTATATTGCTGGCATGATGTCAACAAAATTAGCTTTAAAATATATTTTTCCAAAAGACGTTGTGCAAGCTCACAAAGATGGTTACCTGTATTTACATGATTTAGATTATTCATTCCAGCATACTTTAAATAATTGTGGCCTATTAAATCTCGAAGATATGTTGAATAATGGTACTGTAATTAGTGGGGTCAAAATTGAAAAACCGCATTCTTTATTAACTGCCACTACTATTGCAACGCAAATTATGATGCAGGTAGCAAACTTTCAGTATGGCGGCCAAACAATTAATTTGGGCCACTTAGCTCCATTTGTAAGAATTTCTTATGAAAAGCATTTACAGAAATATAAAGATTATGGTTTAGATGAAAAACAGGCAAAGTCTTTTGCGGAAAAGGATATTAAAAAAGAGATTCGAGATAGTATTCAATGCCTTAATTATCAGTTAAGTACACTGTTCAGTGCTGGGTCAGGGCAGACTCCTTTTGCATCTGTATTTATTTACCTGAATGATAATCCTGAATATATAAAAGAGCTTATTGCGTTAACAGAGGAATTACTTGAACAGAGACTTCTTGGTATGCCTAATGAAGATGGTGTGCGAGTAACTCAGGCTTTTCCTAAGATTTTGTATTGTCTAGATGAAGATAATTATAAGCCAGGCACAAAATATTGGTGGCTTACAGCAAAAGCAGCCAATTGCTCTATTCATCGTCTTGTCCCAGATTTTATCTCAGTAAAGAAAAGCAAGGAGCTAAAAGAAGGTTATGTTGTACCCAACATGGGTTGTCGTTCGTTCCTCGCTCCTTGGTACGATAAAGATGGAAAAGCAAAATTCTGGGGTCGTTGGAATTTAGGAGTTTGCTCTTTAAACCCACTTCTAATGGCTTATGATAGTCATAAAGATGAAGATAAGTTTTTCGAGATTTTAAAAAATAAAGCGGAATTGGCAAAGAAAAGTCTTGAAGTGCGAGCTAAACGCTTAGCTAATACTAAATCAGATGTAGCTCCTATCCTTTGGCAGCATGGAGTCTATGCTCGTTTAAAGCCAGGCGAGACATTAAAAGAAATGGTGTACAATGGTTATTGCTCCGCTTCTTTAGGCTTTATCGGCCTAGCAGAAGTAACACAATATATGAAGGGCGTTAGTATTGCAACTCCCGAAGGTGAAGCATTTGCGACAAAAATTATGAGTTTCTTGAGCGATTTATGTGCCAAATGGAAAGAAGAAACCGGAATCGGATTTTCACTTTATTCAACCCCCTCAGAAAATTACTGTGGTAAGGCTTGTCATGCTGTAAAAGCCAAATATGCGGAGCAATTTAAATCTGATTTTGGGGAAACAAAAGATTACTTAGAGAACTCCTATCATATTCCTTCGTGTGAAGAAATCGACCCGTTCTCAAAAATTACCATTGAAGGAAGACTACAGGCACATAGTCTAGGCGGTTGCCTAAGCTATATCAATTGCGCTGATATTACAACTAATCCATCTGCTATTTACAAGGTGCTTGAATGTATCTATAATAATTGTCTATATTGTGAAATCAATGTTATTACTTCCTATTGCCATACATGTGGACAGAAACAAACAATTCATGTCCATGAAAACGAAGACGGCAGTACTTGGTGGGAATGTGATAATTGCGGTGAAACAGACCAAAACAAGATGGACGTAGCAGCGCGTACGTGCGGCTACATTGGCACTAATTGGTGGAATAGTTCTAAGACCCAAGAGATTGCTAGAAGGTATTATAATTTAGATAACCATGAGATTGGTGAAGAATGAGATATTTTCAAATAAGGTCAATGGATATTAGCAACGGTATCGGCATTGGTACTAGCATCTTTCTATCTGGCTGTCATTTTCATTGCAAGAATTGTCATAACCAAGAGCTATGGGATTTCAATTGCGGCAATGAATATACTAATGATGTTAAGAATAAAATCTTAAAGACTATCCAGCCAAAATGGGTAGAAAGATTTTCAATCCTAGGTGGGGAACCATTAGAGACAATCAACTTAAAAGAGCTATTAGCTCTTATCGAAAACATTAAGGTCTTACGTCCTGATATTAAGATTTGGATTTATACTGGATATACTTATGAACAACTCCAAGAGAGAATCAAAAAGAATAAAGACGATTATTATCTAGAACCTATTTTGCGACTCGCTGATGTTCTAGTAGATGGCCCATTTATCCAAGAGAAAAAAGATTTAACGCTTGCTTTTAAAGGCAGCTCTAATCAACGAGTAATTGACCTTCAAAAGACATATGCGGCAAATGACATTGTGCTTTTGGATATTTAAAGTTGAGGGATAGATTTTGTTCTATCCCTCATTTTTTTATTGACTTTTGTAGAGCGTTATGATATAATATAATTACAAACAAGAAAGAAAGGAAAATATATGGGCGAAGCAGTAATTGACAATTATGCTATCAATAAAAAAATGTATGCCAAGATTACGCCACCTTCACAGGATGAAGTAAATGCAATGTTCGTCAATGTAGGGGCATGGCTTTCAACGCATCATAAAAAGCATTACTATATGTTACTTAATAATGAGCTTCATTATTACACTACCTTTAATCTTAAAAATCCAAATTATGATAAGATGATTCAAGAACTCAAAGAGTGCCTTGCGTTCCGTGGCCGCATTCTCGACATTGAATATCAGCACGCAGAAGACACTTATCAGATTTGGGTTAAAGAATATAAGACTGATAATGTTTATATGTTTATGCTATTTGAAGCAGAAGATTTTGTAATTGAGGTAGAATAATGAATAAGTTAATCGTGGCGGCTTTTCCCGCGTCAGCTATTAAGTTTATGGTACAAGGTGATACAGAGCAGGTCGATTCACAAAAGATGTGTTGGTTCCCTGAATTTGAAGAAAATCTTACACCGTATCTAGAAAAAGAATATGGTATTCAAGAAATCTATGTTCTTGGTCCTAAGAGTTATATTCCAGAAGTAGTAAGTAAAATTAAGGGTCTTACGACCCTACCTGTTATTGAGGAAGGTATTTAATTATGCGCCATTATGTTATCAAGAATACTGCCGAGTATCGCGTTGAAACGATTGAAGACGTGGTAGCTTTTCGTGAAGAACTACAGAAGCAGGCCGCACAGGACGGTTATTCTCTGTCTGCGTTCAGCTATTCAGAGAAGCTAGTCAAAGAGCGCGGAGAAGTTGTAGATAATTTTTATGCAGTTAAGGCAGTCTTTACAGTTAACGATATGAAGGAGCCTACCATTCCTATCTTTGATGTAGAGCTACCTTATGCGGCAGAATCTATGCGTTCTACTAATGACGATGATAGTGAGGATGATATTTTTGAGTAATTCAGAAACTATTAAGATTCGATATGTTGATTCCCCTGCGCTAGAGCAAAAAGACGGGTCAGATTGGATTGATACGTATATCGCAGAAGATGTTTCAATGCAGCCAGGCGAATTCAAACTTATTTCTCTTGGTTTTGCTTGTCAGCTGCCTGATGGATATGAAGCTATTCTAGCACCTCGTTCTTCTACTTTTAAACGATATGGTCTTCTACAGACTAATTCAATCGGCGTAATTGACAATTCATTCGCATCCAATTCAGATATTTGGATGTTTCCTGCTTATGCTACTCGTCCAGTAGTTATTGCAAAAGGCACTCGTATTTGTCAATTCCGTATCCAAAAGAAACAGCCTAAGATTAAGTTTAATCCAGTTGATAATCTCACTGCGGTTGAAAGAGGTTCTTTTGGCAGTACGGGGATTTAAGGAGGATATATGGACAAGATAATTGAATCTACTATTAAAAAGTTAGAGACAGTTGCTATTGACCCGCATCCTACACTTAATCCTACTCTTGGTATTATTTATCGAGCGAATGATGCGGCAGCTGGTTCGTATCTCCGTTCCATTGAGCGCAATGCCGAGAAATATAAATCAACGACAATCTCAGCTCAATGCGACACAATTCAAAATGCAAGTCTACAAATTCGCAGATGGTCACAAGACCCAAATATTAATGGAATAATTCTTATCTCAGATTATGGTGAAGCGACTCAATCATTATATAACATGATTCCAATGCGTCTTGATATTGATGGTCTTTCCAATAAGTCTGCGGCGCACCTATATGGCAGCAAAGACCCTGTTGCATATCGCAAGGCTCCCTGTACTGCTGCGGCATGTCTAAAGATTATTCAAACGCTTTATGATAATAACCTCGCAGGCCTTAATGTCGCCGTTGTTGGCAGGTCTATGCGAGTCGGGCGACCTCTCGCAGAATTATTATTGCAGCAAGATTGCACTGTAACACTTTATCACAGTAAAAGTAAATTTATTTCAACAGAAGGAATGAATAATTTTAGCAATAAAGATGTATTTGTTTCTGCTATTGGACAACCAAAGTATTTCAATACTTCCAATCTTGACGCATTTCGTTTAAACATCATTGATGTTGGCATTAACTATGATGAACAAGGACATATTTGCGGCGATGTAGATTATGATAGTGTGAATTATTTGGCTGATTATATCACACCAGTCCCAAATGGTGTAGGCGCAGTTACTAATACTGTGTTATTTGCCAAGCTATATGCAAATAAACTCGACTTCGCTGGGATTGATGTTTAATGCGTCTCTTAGCATTAGACCAAAGCCTGAATACAACAGGCATTGCAGTTTTTGATAATAATGAAATCTTAAATTGCGGAGTTTTTACTATTCATTCTAACCAAGAGCTGGGAAAGCGTCTTACTGAATTTCTCTATCAATTAGATGATTTATATACTGCCTATCATTTTGATGCAATTGTATATGAAGATATTCAATTGCAAATGGGCAACGTTGAAACATATAAGAAATTAGCATATGTTCAGGCTATGATTTTATTTTGGTGTGATAAGCATGAAAAGAATCTATACTGTTTATCTCCATCACATTGGCGCAAGGTGCTGAAAGATAAATATGGTATGTCATGGGGCAGGAAGAGAGCAGAGCAAAAACAAACTGCCATTGACTTTATCCAAGAGCACTATGAAAAAGAAGTGGATAGCGATACCGCAGATGCTATTTGTATTGGATGTGCGGCAAATATCGAAATCAATAAAACTGAATCGGCTTTCTAAAAAGCTATAAAAAAAGAGGGGTATTCTCAATTAAGAGAATACCCCTTATTTTGTTTAATTAAAATGGGTTAGCATCAGAAATGCAGACTTGTAGACGGTCAAGAGCTTCACCATACATGCCAGCGAAATCATCGCCGCCATATGTAGAACCGTCATCGCATACAGAGTTTAGCCAACCTTCACGGTCAACAGTCTGAGAACGATAGTATACTTGCTTATAGCTTTCACCCTTTGGAGTAATATAGAACATACGAACGCCATCAATCGCATGACCACCGATGCCAGCGCAGCCGTTAACAAGGTCATTCTGATTACCTTGTGATACGTAATCTAGCCAGCCGTCCTGCTGAGTGTGAACCTGATACTTGAGAGTACCATGGTCAACCCAAGCGCACAGATAATCGTGCTTGCCGCAAGGTACACCCGCGAAACCATTGGAGTCAGAATTATTAAAGTTAGTTACTGTGTCATTCCAGCCACCGTTAAGGTTTCGTAGAGCATAATGGACGTTGACAAGAGTTTTACCCTGCGGAGCCTTATTAGTAGGAGCAGGCGCGGGAGTAGGCTTGTTTGTAGAAGGAGCAGGAGCGGCTTCTGTACCGTTCTTCATTGCATCGTACCAAGCCTGCGCTCGGTTCATGTATTCAGCGTTTTGACTACCCGCAAGTTCACCAGGGCACGCTGTAGCAGACCAATAGCGATGTGGGAAGACGTTGACTAGCCACTGAGGACGGCCAAGATTATAATAGAGACAAAGAGCAGCGACTAGATGCGCACCAGACTCTAGAGCAGCGGGGAAGACAGTCCAAGGATTGCTGTTGTCGTTAGCGTGTTCAATAGAGATAGTATGCGTATTGGCATACCAATTGCCGCAAGACCAAGCGGTATCCCAGTCGTTGACCATTTGACCGATTTTACCATCAGACTGAACAGCATAGTGAGCAGAAGTCTGTGAACGGCTCCACAGATTATAACACTGGTCGATAGAAAGATTACCAGCCATATGGTGAATGGTAATACCAGTAATGTTGGCACCTTCACGACCTGCGGTATAGTCGCAAGGTAGAATCTTTGTTACATCAGCTTGAATATTTTTCCAATCCATAATTTTCCTTTCTATTGGAAATAAAAAGAGCCGCAAATGCGGCTCTTTTTATTTAACTATTTAGTCTTGCCGCACATAAGATTCTTAAACTGTTCGTAGACAGCAACGCTCGATAAACCACTAACCAACGAGCCAACGATAAGCTCAAGGGTAACTGGAGTGCCAGTAGTAATAGCAGAAACAACACCTGCGACAAGACCAACAACACCCACGATTAGAGGAATAAAGCGGTTAACAGAATCATTAGGAACAAGATTCTTGACGATATAGCCGACACAAAGACCAAGAACAAGAATAGTCGGCATAATCATTGTAGAAATAGATGATAAATCAAACATAATTTAAAATCTCCTATTCGGTTTTATAATTCTTGAATTCTTCAAGAATTTCATCGGCTTGAGCCTGAGATAGCTTAGGATAACTATTTAGAATATCATCAAGAGCTTCACCACGGTCTAGACGAATCTTAACGGCCTTCTTGACGATTTTAAAAGCGAGTGCGGAAACACCTTTAGTGGGACGTGCCATTATTCATCACTTCCTGATACAATTTCAGAAACAAGTTCATTTAAGTCGTTAATATCAGATTCCATCTGAATAAAACGATTAACTACAAATTTCTTAACAGTGCCGATAATGGTAATTAGCAATGCACAAGCAATTGCACCTAATATAAAATCCATAGTTACGCACTTTCTTTTGGAGTATAAAAGTCACGAAGTTCAGAAGTCTGTTCCGTAGACAGCTTAGGATAGCTGGCGAGAATGTCTTCCAGTTCTTCGCCGCGTTCAAGACGGATACGGACTGCGCTTTTGACAATTTTAAAGGCCATAGTTGATACTGCCATTATTCATCACTTCCTGCAACGATTTCGGATAGCATAATAGTTAAATCACCAATAGAAGTAGTATTAGCATCAAGCTGGTCTGGACCCTTTTCCATAAACGCAGCCTGCTTTGCCTGCTTTTCTTCCATTTCTTTACGTTCTTTAAGCTCGGCTTCGGTATATAGAATATAACGCTGAATATCTTCATATTCATCATATGCATCTTTATGCTCTACATGCTCTTGATCGATTACAGATTTAATTTCTGCACCGTGATAAACATTACCTTCGCCTTTGTCTACGTATTCAAAAACGCCAGCTTGGTCATCAATAACCTTTACGTGCGGGTCTTCGTTAGTTTCAATAAGCATTTGCGAGCCATCATCGAATATAAAACGTTCAACTTCATAATGCTTCTGTTCAGGCACTTCGGGTTGTTCCTCATGATGGACAATGAATTTCTTATCAGGCTTTAGATAGCCTTTCGTAGTATCAACGTCAGATTCTTTAATCTCAACGTCTTCCTCATTTAAAATTCTCATTTATACTCCTTTTATTTCCCAGGGTTTTCTATCCCTTATTGATATATATAGCTTTAATTTTAGCTCCATCTGGAATATTTATATAAAACCTAGGCTGCACACCACCGTTAGCATTGCCACTACCACCGGCACTACCAACGGCAGCTGTATTTATATTTTGATACGCAACAGCCTTGTCAGAAGCAATTGTATTTGGGTCTTGATGTACAGAATCATCAACCATTCAATTCCTCCTTTTCTTTTAAATTGTATTTTACTAATATACATAAAAAATGGGCAGAACTATTTACATAATTCTGCCCAAAATTTTAAGCTACTTGTACATATCAATTAATGTCTTGACATGTGCCGCACCGTCAATTATTTTTTTGTTTTGCCAATCAAATAGATTCTGCACCATATCAGTTTGTTCTCCAAAAGATTCATAAACCTTGAGTAAATGTGAATGTAATATCTGTATGTGAGAATATTCTTGCTTAGACAAATCATTATACATGTTAGATAGTTGCGGCGAATCGTCTTTCAATGACAGCGCTAGCTCCGCATACTCCTTTGCACCGCATATTCATAGCGTTGCAAAGACCTGCTTCTGTAACAGGCTGTTCTGTAGTGGTGTTGCGATTCCAGCCATTACCATACATGAATAGGAAAAGAACAATAATCCAAATCCAGCCACCAGCACCGCCCCAATTGTCGTTGTCTTTGGTGACTGCCGCAATATCGGATAGAGACATATTTTCCATAATAATCTTCTTTCTATCGTGGTATATAGAAATATTTTATCCTGTGCGCACAAGTGGATAAACTAATTGAAGAATTTGGCTATATTCATAGCCTGTTGTTTTAGCGTCTCAAATTGCTGTTGAGACATTTGCCCAGAAGAGATAAGAGATTGAACCTTCTCTTGGGCTTGTTGAGGTGTGATGTTACTACTTTTAATGAAGTCCAACAACTCGGTCATTGGGTTGTTTGCGGCATTTGTGTTTGCTGCAATGTTTGAAATAATTGATTCATACTGCTCCTTCCATTTGTTGAATTCATCTTTTGTTATATAGTTATCCGCAGTTTGCGGCTCAACTTTTTTGAAGGAGTATTCTGAAATAGTAGATATACCATTCATATCAGTTTCTTTCAAATAAAAAATATCCTTATTTGAATCCATAAGTAGCGCTTTCGTTCCACGAGACACGGCACAGCTTTCCGCTTCTTGACGATTAGATACAAATCTAACCCCTTGAATTTGGTTTGCGGGTGGGTACGCGCTATTCTGCATAGGCATATATGGCGCATATGGATTAAAATAAGGATATTCGTTCATGGTGTTTCTCCTTAGTGATATGCAGTGATACATATATATAAAAGAAGATATGGTAAGAGTTAATCTATGTATTGTATGGAGTCTGATTTAACTTCATTACCATATCTTCGTAGTGTCTTTAAGATTTTTCTCTCTATTGTATCTAAAAATTAGAGGGTAAAAATTATAATACTTTGCCCAATAATTTTAAATTTTTATCCACAACTTACATCTTGAATCTGTTGGCTGAGTAGATGAAACTTGAACTGAATATTCAGTATTTGCACTTCCAGCAGTAGTGGCATATTTAACTGATTGAAAACCAATATCAGCTGATGTAATGCATTGACCGTAATATGAATCGTCTGAGTTGTATAGAGAAACATTGGGAGTGCCGTTTAAGCCTTTAATGCAAAAGGCGCCACCCTTATTGTGGTCGCAATAGCTGCGTCATCGCCAACAACATACCAAGTATTATTGGCAAAATACGGTTCTAGCTTAGAAGGAAAATCACTGATTTGAGCTCTAGTATGCGTGTGACTGGCTGCGGCTGCACCAAGTTCAGATAGAGTAGGTTTATCATCACTTGTATAGATTTTATACCAGCTATTCCAAGAAGAAGCAGATAAGTCTGAGCCACGTAAAGCTAAACGTGGATGTCCCGCACTCGCGTATCCAAAAGCAAGCTGATAGCCATGACCGCCAGATGTTTCAACCCAAGGGGCAAGAGATAAAACGCCGCAAAACTCTCCATTGCATCCAGTAGGAGAATTAATTTTACTTGCAGTTTTAAAATCAACAGTCAATTTCTTCTTATCGAATCCAGCGTCTTTTGGCGCAGGATTCTCATTTCTTGTATCTGCAACATCAACACCATCAGTAGAACTAGACTTTGTAGCTGTATTTGCCACGTTAGCACTGTTTGCGGAATTTGCTGTGTTTGCACTTTCTGCTGAATCAGCATATCCAGCAGCTATTTTCTTCCAAGTATTAGAAGATAATGCTCTTTTATATAAATAAGGGGAAGCTCCATCTGGAATTGCAATTTGAAATGGAGTGCCAATATCTGCATCGGTAAATACACTCGCCCATTGATTAACGGGAGAAGATGCGTTATCGCCAGTTGACGGCACTCCCCTGACAACATAATAACCAGTTTTGGTATGATTATCTAGATTCGTATCAGTTGTTATCGTTTCTGTCAACAGCGGTATTTTAGAAAATTCACTACCATCAGAAAGATAAAGTTCAGCCATTTAAATCAATCAAACTAGTTGATGTGGGTTTAAAGCCCCCCCCAAAAGAAGTGTAAGTTTGCATAAAAGTTCCTTTCAATCTTAAATTTTAATCCATATCTTACATGTGTTGCTAGTAGGCTTTGTGCTAGATATGGTTACAACATCGCTCGCTGCTTTGGCATTGAGCTTTGTATTTATTTCACTTTCAGTATAGTAGCGGTCATCGTGAGAATGGCTTGGAAGGTCAGCTGCCACAAGTTTTCTAAACGATGCTTTTCCGTTAGAACCACTTGGAGCAGCTAATATAGTATTAGCAGTTCTATCTATTTGAGCACTATAAATATATGAATTCCAGTCACTAACATCTGTCATTTTGTGAGTGTGACCTGATGGAGAAAACGTTGAAGGTTTACCACTAACGTTACCCCATGATACACTATTGGCAGAACCAGCACTGCTTGCATATGCAACTTCACCAACATCATAACCAATAGCTTGCGCAGTATATTCTCTTGTATCCATTGCGGCTCTGGGTTCATCATTCATTAGTGACCAAGAAGAGCCGTTACCACCACGAGTGCTATTTGCTAAAATTCGGATATTACACGAATTATATGTGCCAGTAGCATGAAAATATAAATCAGCATATCCAACGGTTGACTTAGCAGAATGTATTTTTAAAATAAATTGGTTTGGTTCATATCCATATCTACAAAGCCATTGAACATTTCCGTGAGTAGCCGTAGCACTTTCAGATACATTACCATTGCGGAAACGAACTGCTAGAATACCAAATCCACCATTTTCGTAACCAGAGTCTACGCATAGTACAACGCTACTATCAAGCCAATTATCTTTTGATTCAAGTTTTAAACAACGCCAATATGGTTTAGCAGCACTGTCTTTAGTAACACATCGAACAGTACCGTTTAAATAATTAGCGAAATTAGCCAAACCAGAAATATTACATGATACAATATTTCCTACTGGATTGTACTTAAAACTATCACTATAAACTCTTTGGTTATCTGCGCCATTATTTGAAAACCAAACGTGTCTTGCGACATTATCAGAGGCATTGCCCCAATTTTTTACTTCTTTTGCGGCACCACCTGCTGAATCTGCACCTGCATAATTATGGCTATGACTAGCAGCTGCTGCTCCCACCATGTCTGGCGTCCACTCTTTAAAAGACCCGCCACTAGGATAATACGCTTTAGCCAATTATATCATTGGCTACTGATGCCCCCCCCCCAGCAGACCTCACTAAAGGTGCGCTGTATTAAATATTTTTCCATAATTCTCACTATACCTCAATCCATATTTTACAAGTACCTGCGTTTGGCTGCGAAGAAGAAACGATAACTTCTTCTGGTCGCCAAGTATTAGTATTAGTATCTGTAAGAGCAATAGTCGCATTACCAGACTGATTAAGCGTAAAACTGCCCTTGTTTGTACCGTTCTGTGTGATTGTAACAGTACCGTTACCAACAGAAGGAATTGTAGGCCTACCAGAAACATTACTCCATGCGACAGAGCCTGCCGAGCCAGCGCTAGTAGCGTACTTTACTGATTTTGCAGAGTCAGCAGTATTATCAACATTACCAAGGCCTACGTCAGTTTTTGTGACATGGTGCGGATTACCACTTGTCTTAGTCGAGTGATTATACGCAGCACGAGATTCGTCACCATAGCCAGCACTAGAATGAGTTGTACCAAGTGCAACGGTTTCAGAAATTACGACATATGCGCTGCCGCTCCAACGATAGATTTTATTTGTATCTAAAGCTGTATAAATCTTGCCAGATTCACCTGCTGTTGGAAACTTAGATAGAGACGCATATTCTAAAACATCGTCAACGTAGCTAGGAAGATTTGCCGCACTAATCGTACCGCTAATGCGCGAAGCTGCAAGGTTGCCGCTCACTTCACCAATAGTATAACTTGGCTTAGAAGCAGCTTTCGCCCATGCGTAGACATCGCTTGCTGGCATACTCGTGGGAAAATCTGTAATCTGAGTCTTCGTATGCGTGTGGCTTGAATTAGCCTTTGCATTCAGCTTTGTATTGATTTCGCTCTCAGTATAATACCTGTCATCATGAGTGTGACCAGTATTTGACTTGCCATCAAGCGCAGATTTAATTACCTTGTTCTGTACAGGATTCGTTGAATCCGCAGAAAGTTTTGCATCAACGGTAACGTGATTTGAACCTGCGGCAACACCGTCAAGTTTAGCCTTATCTGCGGCAGACATAAGACCTGCGGCACTAGCAGTAGCATTGCCGTATACAGTATTTGAATCTGTAACATTAAATGTACTGCCATCGCTACCCCTGAGAGTGATTGTACTACCGCTCTTGGTTAAGTTATAAGTTGTATTTGTATTGATATTGTCTTTAATCTGAATCAGAGAGGATGAAGAAATACCCATCCACAAAGTGCCAGTATCGGTGGCAACATATAATGCACCGTCCAATACTTTATTTTCGGCAGTGAGTGCTTTGATATTAGGTTCTTTATCTCTGATAAATTTTACTCTTGCTATCTTGCTCACATCCTTTTTGATATATTATTCAATAGAAGACCAAGTTAAATCATCTGGCGTGGCAAAATCAGATGCATCATGATATGCGGCAGATTTTAAACCATATACTGCCACAGATTTATCTTTAACTTTGATTGTACCATTTATAGTGCCAGTAGTAATAGAAGGAACTGTTAAAACATCAGATGGCAAAATGCCGCTTGCAACGGTATCGACATACGCCTTAGTAGCAATGTCATTATTATCACTAATAACCTGACCAGCCGCATATTTAATTTTACCAGATAAAGTGCCACCAGTGAGAGGAAGATACTTCGCTTTCTCTTGGTCTGTATATGCCTTTGCATCTTTAAGTGCTTTATCTGCCTTGGCTTGCGCGTCTGTCGAAGATGCACCAGATGCGGTCTTGATTGCTGAATTCATCTCGCTCTTGGTTGGATAGTTCGATAAATCGGTCTTAGACCCGCCGAGCTTTTCAAACTTACCATTAACCCAAAAGTATTCAGTATATTCATTATTAGATTCGGTTAAATCTGGCAACATATAAATTGTATTTTCTTCGCCAGTAAAAGGAAGAGTTGACCCTTTTGCCAAAACAACACGTTTAAGGTGCGGAGCACCTGCTACTGCATTTGCAATAGCCGTGTTCATAGCATCTTTTTTAACGTATTCTGCTGGAACTTTATCACTCGGAATGTTAACATCCCAGTTAATATCAGAAGCATCTACGAGTTTGAAAGTGCCGTTATTCTTTTGTTTGATTTTATCAATAAGTTGAACAGGCATTATTTCACCTCCACCGTAGTTGCACCTAATCCTGCATTAGTTGACCTATAGATATTATAAGAAGCGGTATAGCCACTTGCATTTGTGAAATCAAAAGTCTTTACTTTGTTAAAACCGCCCTCGAAACCTCCAACATAAAATGCGGGAGTTCCAAAAGAAGCAGGGATAGCAAAGTAAATATATTGCCCAGCATTGGCTGTGACGCTCCATGAGCCCGTGCGGCCAGATACTAGATTTCTAGTAAGCCCTTTGACAAATGCCGCGTCTATCTTAGAAGTGTCTGTTATATTGCTCACACCATAGTATTTACCATTTAAAAAGTAAATTATAGTCTGCTTAGTAGATGTGGCTTTGCGAGCGTCAGTAGCAGTCAAAGTAAATGCGGTCGTTGCGGTAAGAGGTGCCGCAAATGTAATTGCCGCAGTTCCAGATTGTGTCTTATTGATTTCAAATGATTGGCTACCTGCTGTAATTGTCAGTTTAGAAGGTTGCTTATTCAAATTCCAAGAGAAGTTGGAAGATAGAAGATGAGAACCTATTTCAAGTGTGCCGCTATTGTTAGAAAAACTATTAACGGACATCGCTTTATAAATTGAAAGTGTGCCGTCAGAGGTAATATCAAAATCTCCGCTTGGCTTGATAATACCTGCGGCAGAGCCAGTGGCAATTTTAATATCGCCACAGCTGTATTTGATATTATTTTTCATGATACTCGTGGTATCTGAAAGAAAATAGATGCCGTTGGGATCTATTTTGGTAGACCCCAATGCATCATACTCTGATTGCACGCCTGTGTAAAATCTAATATCAGCAGACATACAATCTCCTTAATCTAATTTAAATTAGAGCGTACCCCACTCAATTAAACCATCAGCATATTTTTTAGCAGCAGTCAGAGCATTATCAGCTTTGGTAGTAGCATCCTTAGCGGCAGCGTCAACGGATTCAGTCTTCTTTGTATCAGCATAGGCCTTAGCTTCAGTAAGAGCACCAACAGCAGCACCAGAAACATCAAAGGCACCGCTGTTTTGATAAGCAGCAGAGCCTAGACCCTTAACAGCAACGTCTGAACCTTTAACAGAGATTGTACCATTAGCGGTACCAGAAACAACATCTGCGGCTTGAACAGCAGAGTCAGCCTTGGCGCCCTGAGCAGCGGTAGCAAAATCGTCTGTAGCAGCGTATGCGGCGGTACCTAGACCGTAAACCTTAACGGGAGTGCCCTTAACGGAAATAGCACCGTTGACAGTACCCTCGACAACATCAGCAGCCTGTAGGGCAGAATCAGCTTTAGCGCCTTGGGCGGCAGTAGCATAATTCTTGGCTAGACCATCGGAATAAGCCTTGGCATCTTCAAGAGCCTTATCAGCTTTTTTACCAGCTTCGGTGATAGCAGCAGCTTGAGCAGCGTCAGCCTTTGTGGTGGCATCGGTAGCAGCAGCAGCAATAGCAGCATCCTTAGCGGCATCTGCCTTGGTCTGAGCGTCAGTAGCAGCTTCACCCTTAGCGGTAGTAATAGCACCAGTTACTTGGTCTTTGGTGAAGTAGTTGCTAAGGTCTACGTCAGAAGTACCAATACGCTCAAAGGCACCATTGACAAGCATGTATTCAGTATAAACAGACTTGTTGGAGCCTGCGGCATCGGTGCTACCAGCATCGGGAACCATATAGATAGTATCTTCGTTGGCTTCGGAAACCTCGGGAAGAACACTAACGATTTCACGCTTGAGGTGGTGCGCATTAGCTACGGCAGCAGCAATAGCGGTATTGGCTTCATCTTTTGTATAGGCATCGGCGATACCGTAACCAGCAAGAGTAGTAGCTTTGTCAGCTTTCTTGTCAATATTGGCCTGTAGCTCGGTTTTAGCAGCACCAACTTGCTTAGTAGTTTCAGCAGCCGCAGCTTCGATGGCTTCTGTTTTCTTGGTAGCAGAATCAGCTTTAGCGTCTTCTAGAGCTTTGTCGGCTTTAGAAGTAGCGTCTGTGGCAGCAGCGTCAATAGCAGCCTGCTTAGCATCAGCAGCAGCTTTCTTGATAGAGCCTTCGCCTTCACCTTGAATAACTGTTAATTTTTCATTTGCGGCAGAAATATTACCTTCTGCTGTAGTAACGCGCTTGGTAAGGGCAGAAAGGTCTTCGGAAACAGTTGTTGGCTTAACAACTGTGATGTACTTAGTACCATCCCAATAGGCAACATTATCTCCTTTGTCACCTACAATATATAGAGTATTAATTTTACCTTGTTCTGGAAGTGCATTTACTTTCTCATAAATGCCACCAGAGTATGGGGTATCACCTTTGTAAATACGCTGTTCTTCTTCTACAAAATAAAGAGTATTAGCATCTTTATCTGTAAGACCTTGATAGCTGGCAAGAGTAGCAGCTACAAATTTAACTTGACTCATTCATGTCTCCTTTAAATAGTTGTCCATTCTGTGTTATTAGCAACACACATATATGTATGAAGGGCCGCATTCCATTTATAAATTGCTTTGTCGGCAATATATATCATAGTTTCTTTTCCTTCTTTTGGAAAATCTTCAACAGAGGTACCAAAAGTTATGGTTTGTAAATTAGAAGGAGTAAGCTGTTTCCAACCGTCTTTATAACGCCACATCACGCCAGTTTCTTCTACATAATAATAGCCTTCAACTGGTGCTAATTTATCAATTCTATCTTTGTCTGTAGGAAATTCTTGGATACAATTATATTTAATTCGTAGACCGTTATAATCTAAATAGAGGTGACGGGTATCGGAAACAAAAACTAAATTTCCATCGCTAACTGGTAATTTATTTAATTTTGCGGCCATAGTTGTATATACACGAACTACAGCCATTTTAACTCCTAAAATTCTACAATTGTTAAAGCGTTATCCGTGTAAGTTTTAGAAGTTTCAATGGCTTCTTTCTTTGCTGCTGCAATTGCTTCTGCACTAGCAGTTCCACCGGAACCTACGCTTGTATCAATATACTGCTTAATAGTAGTACCTTCGGCAATGTCACCGACTTTCTCAGAAAGAATAGTCTTTACTTGAGCAGCATCGACTTTAGTATTTAAATTCTCTTGAATGGGAGAAATTTGACCATCGGTATATGCTTTAGCTTGTTCAAGTGTCGTAGCATCTTGAGTATCGGTATATGCTTTTGCATCTTCAAGAGCCTTAGCGGCAGCACCCGCTTTTTCATAATTAGCAGCAAGGCCGTCGGCATATTCTTTTGCGCTTGTCAGAGTAGCAGTATCTTTTTCAACAGCAGCAGCAATGGCAGCAGCTTGAGCCGCATCGGCTTTTTTCTGCGCTTCTGCAATCGCGGCAGTTTGTGCGGTATCTGCCTTGGTCTGAGCATCCGCAGCGGCAGCATCAATTGCAGCTTGCTTGGCGGTCGCAACTTCATTTTTAGTCGCGTAATCAGAAAGGTCTACCTTGCTGTCACCGATTTTTTCAAATTTCTTGACTTCATTAGTTACAACGAGAATGTATTCATCATAATGGTCATCAACTGGAACCATATAGATAGTATTAGCATCAGCTTCATCGACAGCAGGGAGAGCATCGACAATAGCACGCTTTAAATGGTCTGCTTTCGCAATAGCAGAAGCGATTGCAGTGTCAGTTGCTTCTTTTGTATAAGCATCAGCAATGCCGTATCCAGCCAAAGTAGTTGCTTTATCAGCCTTGCCAGCGACAGTAGTATCTGTATATGCCTTTGCATCTGCAAGAGCTTTCTTTACAGAACCTTCACCTTCACCAGCCAAACTATCTAATTTAACTTGAATAGCTTCAATGGTTGCTTTAAGATTCTCAACTTGTTCAAAAATTACCTTGAAACCAGAACCAGTATAGATATATCCTTTGTTATCAGTAATATTAATATAGATAACGCCCTGCTCTTGGTCTGCTTCTGGAAGAGCTTCTACTACCTTAACATACTCTTTTACCTTGGTTGGGTCAATTTCACCATCAATTCCAATAGGAGAAAGATTAAAACCTGTACCCTCAGCTTTTGGTTGAAGCATATATGCTTTATACTTACCATCAACCAATGCGGTAATGACTTGACCGCCATAAGCAATAGCTGAATCTGCATAGGTCTGTGCGGCTGCTAATGTCTCATGGACACTCGAAGCATCAAGTGGAAGAGCATTACCACGAGAATAGGCTTTTACAGCAACCAATAGTTTTGTGCTATCAATAGCCATAATTTATAACTCCTTTCTAAATGGTTACTGTAAATGTCATTGGAGCTGCGGCAGGAGCAGCCATAGCGTAGCTATAGACTTTATAGTTTGCAGCTGTTGCTCCGTTGGCACCTTCGACAGACACGGTTTGCTTGGTAAAGCTAGAAGCCATACCAATATCATTTGTTTCTTCATATTTAACTTGGCTTACATCACGAAGAGCCGCAGGATAGGCGAAAACAATATACTGTTGCCCTTGAGCGACTTTAATGGTAAGTTTGGTACCAGCAGTAGGATTAAGAAGCTTACCAGTAAGACCACGTACAATTGCAGAATTTAATTCAGGGACAGAGCCTACGCCAGTACCATAAAAAGCGTTCCGTTTTCCAATATAAGAAAGTACATTTGATGTAATAGAGCCAGCAGTAATATGACCAGCTGGGGAATCGTCCCCAAGATTATCCTGCTTGATTGCACCCTCAGCATAAGAAGCAATAGCTTTAAAAGAAGTAGTACCTTCTCCAACAGTAATTGAATGGTCAGATAGAATCAGCGGGCTAGTGGTACCCTCAAGTACATCAACAGTTCCATCAGAAATTTTAATTGCGGTAAGAGCGCCAGCATCTTGCTTTGTAAAGTTTGCTGTCATTGTTGCCGTAAGTGTAGTACCAACTTCATAATTACCTGGTTGAGCACCTTTTGAAACCGCAAGAGAAATCTTAGGTGCAATATATGTAGCGGGTACACGTTTCATAATAATCTTTTTGATTAACGTGTCTAAATCAGTACCAGCTTCAATAACATCGCCAGTCTTGATACCGCCAACACTTCCGCCAACGCCTAGTTGAACAGTGTGAGCTTCTTTAGACTTAGCATTGCCAAGCGTATGCGGCACTTTAGAATCATCTACATAAATCATATTATCTTCTGTAGAAATAACGACGCTATTTGTACCAATAGTCCCAGCGGTAATACTGTCATTTAGTTTTGTTTCAGAACCGTGAAAAAAACTAATCTTTTTTGCATTTTCTGCGTCAGCCATTTATTATAACCCCTCTCTATTGAGTATAAAAATTTTATATATAAAAATAAACCATATAGTTAAAATTCTCGAATCTTAACTTCTGCGCTGATAGCTATCTGGTCTAGTTTATTTTCTACTGAAACGGCTTTATCATATGCACTTGTCGCAATTTGTTTGATTTCTTTTGTTTCCTTTGTCCATTCTTGAAATTCTTTACGTTGTTCATCCATTTGTTTTTTCATCTTGTCCCCAAGAGTAGCAAGATGGATTACAGCATTTTGAAAAGCGCTAAAATCATCAGAAACGACAAACGCAGAACCGTCATTTGGGTCGGACAATACATGCACAAGAAAATTCGTGCTAGAAGCAATTGATACCGAATCAACTAATTCGACACAACAAAGCACGTCTCCTTCATGTAACATGGCTTGCGGCCATTTAATTTCCCATACGATGGGGTCTTCATGTGTTTTTGTAAAAACATTATATCCTTTTATATCTAGTTGAACATGCCGCCAACTCAAATAAACTTTTGTATCTGCGACACATTGTGCAGCAGCTTCTTGGTCGAAAATAATTCTAAAAGTACGACCATTTGCATCTGCGCCGCCAGCCACAATAGGGTCTTGAATGTCTTGGTCAAGAGACTTCAAATTGACTGTAACTGCTTTTAATTCCTGACCCATTTATTCACCCCTTTCATTGTTCTTTTGGCTTACAATAAATTGTGGATTGGAAAGATTGATTCTCGGTAGTTCGCGTATCTCTTCCATTAAGCCATCAATGAATGAGTTGCCGCCTGCCGCTTTATAATATAAATATCTGCGCTCTAAAGATTCTAGATTAAGGTCATCAATAGCCTTGATTTCATAGCAAAAATAGTGATGCTTGTCAATGATATAACTGCGGGAGTTCTCCTGTAATCTTTCAAGAGTAAGTTTTTCGTGCTCTTGGAGTGCTTTAATATCATTCGATTGATTGCTAATTTCTTGGCTAAGACTCTTAATTTCTGCTTGTAACGAAGCAATACTTTCTACAATCTCAGAGTGCTGTGTATCTTTAAGTGTCTGATAATTGAAGAATTTTTTTAATTTATTATAAAAATATTCCAACAGCTCACTTAAGAATTTAAAAGCGACAGCTAAAGTCACAACTAACATAACGATAGCCCCGAAAGAGTATTGCGACACCAGTTGCGACAAAGCATCCATTCTCGGCAATATCCCTTCTTCTCTACATAATCTAATATAATATGAAAATAATTTACATTTGATTTTAGGAATTTGCCCATAAAAAAATGAGGGAAACATAAAGTTTCCCTCGAATTAAATAAATTAAGCAGTTCTATACCATACATAACAATTTTGATAAGCTGGTAAATTATTATGAGCCTTGCCGCCACCAGTTGATTTATTAAAAGTTTCATATTGACTGCAAGAATTATCAGTTACCCAAGTCAATCTATGACCTCTTTGGACGCCACCGTTTACAAGAAGAGCATAGTATACCCATGTTGCATCTCCATGATTATGAGCTGGCATTTCATCAATACTAAGTGTGTGTGTGTCTTCCCCGCCAGTATTGGTATTTGTTGAAGCTCGTAATACTTTACCAGTTATTTGTGACCAAGTACCGCCAATACTAGATGCAGGTGAAGTACTATGAAAAGAAATATATACAGAACCAACTGGATATACAATATCCATAAGGTTTACAAAATTACTCATTTATATCCTTTCTAATTAAATAGAAAGAATATTATAAAATCTTCTTAGGCTGTTCTTCTATATACATTAACAGAATAGTGATATGGAATATAATTATTGCCTTTGCCAGCGCTGTCGGTAGTGAAGGAGTGCGTATGCGCCCCATTGGTAGATGTTCCTTGCCCACCAAAAGAACCAACAGAACCAAAATAATTACCAGCACCTTGAAGAACGTTGCCACCACCTTGACCGTACCATGCGATAATTCGTCCATCAACATTGTGATTGTGGTTGCCATCACTATTAGTAGTACCAGTATGTTTATGTTCGGGCATTTGACTAGTAGCAATAGTCTTACTGCCGCCATAACTTGCAACTGCTGAAGAATATGTTGAGCCACTTGCAGCAATAACAGCATCTTTAATTTGCGTCCATGTGCCACCTACGCTACTCGCAGGAGAAACACTAGATGTACTAAAATATATACTTCCTACTGGATAAATAATATCAAGAAGATTTACAAAATTACTCATATAACCCTCCTAGATTGAGGGCATTAACTAAGAGGAATGCCCCCACCAGAAGAGTATGATTTTTCATGGTATCTAACATCTTCAATTACCTTTCTTAGATAATTTGATATTAGATTTTAGATTTTAAGCAGTTCTTACCCACACTTTACAAGCATATGAATAAGGAATATAATCTTTTCCTTCTCCTGTTAGCGCAGAATCGCCAAATTCTCTAAGGATTCTTCCTGAATTATATCTTCCATAATATAATCTATCAGTAGTTGCATTAGTACCATCCCATCCGCAACCAAGATTATTGACCAATGGATGATTATGCCTAGGCATTTGACTAATACTAATTGTTTTACTACCAGTATAGCCAGAAGTATCCTTATATGCCGCAATACAGGCGCCATCTTTAATTTGCGTCCATGTGCCACCGATAGACGTTGCAGGCGAAACAGTACTGGTAGTGATATGCATACTATGTACAGGATAAATAATGTCTAAAAGATTTACGAAATTGCTCATTATTCAACCTCTTGATTTGGGAGGTTATCTAAAATCATAGTATCAAATTGATTTATAGATTCTAAACTACCGCAGTAGCCCACCCCATAGAGAGGTCAATTCATTAAACTTATTCATATAAAACTCCTTTTCTTTCTTAGAATTATATTCTATATCTATATGAAAAAGGGCAAAACCCCATAACAGGATTTTGCCCAAGTCTATCTATTAAATTTTAATCCACAACTTGCAGGTATCAGAAGTGGGTTGAGTAGATGAAATAGTTACAACATCATTTGCTGCATATTCAGAATGTGTATGCGACGCTCGCGCGAACATATTTTTATTGATTGTTTTTAATGTATTACCATCATATGCAGCTATCCAAGTAAAACCAGAATAGGGCAAGTCCGCAGCACTATAAGAAACTTTTAAATCACGCCCATCGTTAGAGTCTTTGATTAAGCCAGCTTCATTAGCATATTTTACTGATTTTCTTGCGTCTGCCGTATTGTTAACAGCATCAAGACCGAGCCATTTTTTATATTCTGATTTAGATACGTCTTTAATTTTTTTATCATTACTTAATCCAAGAGCATAAGTAAAATCTGCGGCAGTAAAACTGTTACCAGACCATCCTAATTTAATTACATTGTTCGGATTATTATAGTCTACTATACCATCGGCTTTAGAAGGGATAAATTCAGAAAAATTCGTCCCATCACTCACCATAAAATCAGCCACGTCTATCAGCTAAGCTATTTAGCGGGGCAGATGCCCCCCCCCAGAAACGTGTTATTCATATCTACATCCTTAAATTTGTACCCATAGTTTAACATGTTCTTCTGTTGGCTTGCTCATGCCAACATAAACAGTACCAACATCATCTGCAAGTTTACCATTTGTAACAGCTTTATTTGCAATTTTGCCTGATGAAACGGCTCCATCGGCAATCTTAGCCGCAGTCACTTTACCGTTACCAATAGTAGTAACCATTGTGATAGGACTTGCCGTATTGAAACTTGTAGCTGATGCTGTAATATCTCCGCTCAATGCGACAGTATTATTAAATTTGTTTGCAGATTGAGCGTTTGTTGCGCTAGTCGCATTGCCTTCTACATTGCCAGTAAGAGTACCGACAATTTTATTAGCATAAACGTAATTCCACTTGGCGTTAGAGGAACCAAGAGAATAAGAATTGGTAGCGCTAGGAACAATATTCTGACCGGTTAGCGAACCTGTCAGTGTGCCGCCAGATAGCTTCAAATAGCTCGTATCGTGATTGTGGCTAGCAGTTGCAGCACCAATATTAGCACAAGTAAGATTTACATTGCCTGTGCGGTAGCTACTTTCCGCATTGCCTTTAACACCAGTGACCTCACCAGCGACTTGCCATGTACCGTCTCCACGGAGAAATTTATTTTGACTTCCAGCCGCAGGAGCAGGAACAAGGCCAGAGTGACCAGCTGCATTAGCAGTAGCACCTATCATGACTTCTGGTTTAGTTGTATCTATATCAAATGACACATCAGTAGAGCCATTAAAACTAAATGTCCGTTTGCCAGTAGCTGATGTTGTTCCATATGTCACTCCAACACTTAAACTATGACCGACTTTACCAGCAGTAGTTGCGTTGGTGGCATTGTCGGCATTTGTTGCATGACTTGCATTAAGTGCTGTACCAGCTTTGTACTCTTGGTATCCAGCATCAGAATTTAATTTACTATCATCAACGACAATATACATAACGTTAGTGTCATTTTGAATAACGCTATCGCCAGTCTGTACTTGCTTATTTGTTAGCTGAAAGCGTGCTGTTTTATTAGCGACATGAACCAATCGTTCCAACGCACCTTGCGGAATAGTGCTTAGAGGTAACACCCCAGTGACACTTGCAGCATCAATTGATGGAATTGTAATTGAAATATTACCAGAACCATCAAAATTAGCACTACCTGCGCCGCCATTGTTGCCGCCCTTAACGCTAATTGAACGTGCGTTCTTTAGTTTCGTAGCAGTGTCGGCGTTACCAGTGACGTTACCAGTAAGATTTCCCGTAAATCCGCCATTGCCAGTAACCCTGCCAGCGAATGTAGTAGGAGACTTAACTGATTGCGCGTTAGCAGTTGTCTTGTCTAACTTATTGTTCGCATTGTCATTGACAGCTTTAACTGCTTTTGGTGTAGCAGCAACAACACCTGTGGCCGCACTGTCTGTTGCATTTGTCGCGTCTGAAAGCCAGACTTCACCACGCTTATTATCGGTAGCATCTGGCGCAACGTAAATCGGCCTATATGTTTTAAGTGTAGGGTCATATACCTTAGCAACAAAATTATTTTTCATCGTAGAATCATTTGGATTACCTTTAGCCATTTACTGCCTCCTTATTCTTCTTCGTCTTTATAGATAACGTCTATAATTGTTTCTGGCGGCATACTCTTCTCAAAAGTAAATTTTAGCTTTGAACCGAAATTACCATCAAGCTCAAGTATACCTGTTTCATTTACCTTATATGAAAATTCACTCTCATTTGTAGTGATTGTAACGTCATAATCAGGAATTTGCGGGAAAAGGATAATATCTTCTTTTCCTTCGTTTAATGCACGGTATTCAGAATAAGCAATCGGTTGACGCTTTGGAATCTGAATACCGATATGTACATAAGAATTACCCGCGCCAGCCTTAAACGTATGACTAGATTTAATTGAAAATGGGCCTTTAATCTGTTCAAGTTTCATGTCTATGCTCCAAACTTATAGGTACTAGACCAATAGGAAGGAATCGCACTGTCTGAAACTGTCACAGAATTCTGTAAGAAAGCAAGACCCTCAGAAGTTAAAGTTTTTAGGCTTTCATAAGTGGCCGCACTTTCATCCATTAATTTAACATCACGCATACCAGTATCCGCAATCTTGCCAAGATAATACCACGTACTTAAATTATAGTCAAATGCATAAAATTCTTTATCGCTCTTGGCTTCATTATATGGCTGATACGTAATAATTTTGCCTAAATTAGATTGACCACCAGGCTGGTTTTGCGCACCAGTAAGGCCAAAGGGAAATTCACGATTTAGATATTCAATAATATTAGCATCTGTAAAGCCTGCTGCATTTAGCTGAGTCTTTGTGACGTTAAAGCCAATTAAAATACCAGCTTGGTCTTTAATAGTGCCAAGGTCTTTCCAATAGACATTTGAGCCATAATTAGGAATAGATGTGTCGTACTTCATCGCATCATTATTTGAAATCCAACCATCAGTCGCATTTTTAACACGGTGTGATGGGTCGCTGTAAAGAACAAATAGATGCCAATCAGATGGACGAACCACAAGACGTTCAATTGAGTTAATCGGGTCACTGACTTTTACAGGGTTTGGATTACTATTGTATTTAACATAAATGCTCTTATCATCACTAATTCCGGTACCCATATAAATAGATTTAACGGTAGTGATTTTATAATTCTCACCGCCATTTTCAGTCTTCAAATTAATTGTTTCGCCAGTATTAAAGATAAGAGTCGTTTCACCAATATCGTTAACGCGCGCAGCTGTCAAAAGTTTCAATTTAGCTGGGCTAATTTTATCACCAGTAGTCGTATTGATTGTAATCTGACCATTTGTTTGATTAATTGTAATATCTTTAACCCAAGTAAGGCGTTTGTCCACAGAAGCGGTACCGTCATTAAAAGAACATACAAAATGACCAGTATTTTCATCTAACGTAACTGCACTAATCCAACGGATGTGACCAATTTTGTTCCTACCATCATTTGATAATTTACCACCATCTGTACCAGCAAATGTTCCAATAACATCACCATTATTTTGAATTTCAAGACCCTTTACCCATGTAAGGTTTGTTTCATATGCAGGAGAGTCATTGTTAAAGTCCATCTTAAAATGTCCGCCTGCGGCACCGTTACCAGTAGAAAGGGCAACGCCTGTCACCCATTTAATTTTCTTATAAAAGACAGTATCATTATTGTGTGTATAAGATACAGTTAAAGTGCCTTTATCGTCAAGCGTAATATTCTTAATAATATTAAAATCACCGAGATAAATTAAAATTGGGTCCGGATTGATTCGCTTATCATAGATATATAATTCATATACTACAATCTGACGATGTTTGGCAATATCATCTTCCATATTAGGATAACCAGATTGACCAACAGTAGCAAGACCAGTAGTAGGATTGACTGTAATATGCTCAGTTGAATATACTTTATTACGTAATGCTTCCGTCATTTCAATAACTTTAAGATTACGAAGCGTATCACCCTTTAAGCCTTTTGGAATACCCATATCCCAGTATTCCCAGAATGGGTGGGTCTTATCGTCAATACGTGTAATAGAAGCCATAGCATTTTCTTGCTTAATATTACCAGCTGTATCATACTGGGAAACTGCATGAGCTTTATAATCAATTACAGTATAAGGAAACTTCATTCCCACATAGAACCAAGAGTCCGCATCTTCATCATCCTTACGAATATTGACCCATGTATATTCAATATCATCATTAAATGAATTGCCACTTTTGCCCGGAACTAACGTGCGATTTTTGATATTGAATTTGAAATCTTTTTTAAGCGTACCGCCACCATCATGCCAGTTGCCATTATCATCTTGTTTCCAGTTAGTGATAACAGTACCATCGGCATTTTGACCAACTGGATACCTACGATAAGTATTTTCTTCAAGTGCCTTTGTTGACATATGCGTTACATTGTCAATAGTATCTACTTGAAAGAAAGGCGTGCCGCTAGACGGGCCAACGATTTGTCCTACGTAAATACTGCCAGCAGTCTGTGTATTCTGGTAATCTAGTCCGCGTCTAAAAACCTTTCCGTTATCTGGATGATTTTTATTCTTTGTAGAAATCAGACAGTATTCTCCATACCAGACTTCTGTGAAATTACTACCACGCGAAAACATCTGTCGCATTTCATTTACAGAAGTGAAAGAAGCCTTAATTACAAAGCTAGTTCCTTCATGTCCACCATAAAGTGAATCCATTGGTCTATTCACCGTCCTCTTCTACGTCTTTTTGTGTAAATTCATAGTCAATAGTAAATGAATCAGTATAATCACGAGCCACAACGCCAATAGAAGAAACAGGCACTTCTGATAGTTCATAGAATCCGCTCGGACCAATCCTAATCTCTTCACCATTAATAGCCATCATCAAACCAGAATGGCCCCAAATACCAATTCTATCAAGCGTAGCATTATTGTTCATACTTTCCACTAGATTACTTAATTGACATAGCTCACATTTAATTTTATCTAAATCTACAATGCGACCATAAGTCGTACCATTTGCTGTCGTATGTTGAATATTGTAGTCTTCTGCTTGTCTTGTCATTGATAGCACAACAGAAATGAATCCATCTTCTATTGGCCTGAAAATCATTTCAAACAGACCATAACGTTCACCAACATTTGTTTTCCAAGATGCTGCCATAGCTACAATATTGCGTTTATCTGTCTGTGTATACGTATTGCCACCTGTGCCCAGATAATATTTTTTATTCTGTTCTCGATAATATAAAGCATCTTTAATAGTAGTTTTACCATATTCATATTTAAGCGGTATCATAGCATTAATGCTACCATTACTTTTCTCATATAATGCAACGTTATAAACGTTACTCCCGTCTCCACCTGCGTTAACGTTAACGGTCTTAATATACTGATACGAGCCTTGGTCTGTATCTGAATTTTTTGTTAATTTAATAGTAAATTCCATAGCATAATTCATGTCTTGCGGAATTTGAACTTTTAAATAATAATCTTGACCTTTAACAAATTGCTTGTCGGGAATGATAGCAACGTCTTTGAAACCTGTATTTTGTTCATCTAATCCAGTAATATCAGCATTAGAGTCAACATAAGATTTTTTAAAAGATAGTTCAGTAAGACCTTCTCCAGCATACCTATATTGACCGATATTTGTGGTTGCCAATTTCCCTCCTTTTATTTCCAAAATATACCTAATATAAAATAAAAAATAGGGCAAACCAATTATACGGTTTTGCCCTATTTTTAGAATCTTTCTATTGACTGATTACACGAAACAGTCATTGCATTGCCCGGCCCAAGAGGAATAGAAAGTGTATTTAAATTATAATCGCCATATGTATTTGTAGAAGTATCATTTAATTCAACTCTAGAATTAGGCTCTAGATAAAATACTGGCAACGCAGTAATTGATACTGAATTTTGATAAGTTGTATGAAGATATAATTCATACTTCACTTGGTCAAAAGCACTATTCTTATAGCCACCAGTAGCCAGATTATAAAAAATTTCTCCACGTACCTGAGTATATGGCATACCATTGTCTTCACATTCTTGTTGCTTTGTCCTTCCCTTATCATCTTCATCGGCATTGATGAATACAATATTAGGAATCTCAGGAGCAAACAAACAGTTTACGGCATCAGATGATACGGCATCTGTTCTGCGACCAATGGCAGATACAGAGAATCTTCCTAAGTCAGATGTTGAAGAATCAATAAAGTCTAGAAAATAATTACCATCAGTCAACGCAGAAGTAAGCAATTCAGCATTTTCTTTCTCACCTATGAACTTCTGACCTGCAAGGTCATAAATTTGCGGCCAAAACGCATCTAATTCTTCAAAATAATAATCTGTATCTATCTTACAATTATGTGCATATTGTAGAACATCTCCCTGCCAACCAGAAATACCATCAATTTTAGCATAATAATTGCCAGAATCAATTCCATTTTTCTTAGCCAATAGACCTTCAAGATAAAGCTCGGTACGCCAGTCTTTTACAGTATAACCATCAATGATAATCGGTATTGCCGCAGAACTGATGTCTCCTTTATCATCTACAACAACGGCAGAAGTTGAAGCATCTATTGGAGGATAATATGCTGTACACTTTAATGCTTTATAAGTATCATCTTTCCAATAATAAGCAGTTTTATTAGTAGCATCAAAATAAATAGTATTGAAATCACCAATAGTAGGAAAATCTTTTACGCTTGTATATACAATCGGAAACGCGGCTTTTAGTTCTTGAGTAGACTCTTCTGTATATAATAAAACGTTGTAATAAGTATTATAGTAACTATTACCTTGTTCATCTATTGTAACGGGTGTCGGCTTGCGGTCAATACAAAGATGATAACGAACGTCTACCTGTTGCTGGCTATTTGTACCTTGGCGCTTACCTTGAATAATAAAGTCATTTTTGATATTATTGAACTGCGGCGTTTTACTAATACTAATAATATTATCTTTGTCATTAAAAGCATATACACTTTTACCTGTAGTTGTTTCTACAAGATAATCATGCTTCTTCATGTCATTGACTAAAGTTGTCGCTTGTGTAGTATTAAGATAATTTTTAATTTCCCTAAAATGAAACACACCAAATTCATCATAAAAATATTCAAAATTACCAAGATAACTTTTAATTTTATCTAATACAGACGTTACACTTTCGCCAAGATTCGCAGATAGCTCAGAATCATATACAAAATCATCATAAATATAGCCGCAATCTTGACCGCTTAAAATTTCAATCGTACCATCTTCTAATTTTTCTGGCTTATCGACATACGCCGCATACCATATCCTGCCTGCGCTTCCACTTTGCTTAGGTACAAGATAAAGCGGATTAGAGCCAGTCCATTTCATAACCCTTTTAATGCGGCGAGGCACATCTTCAATAACGATATTGTTTAAATCTTCCCCGCCGTAATGATTCACTAACTCTTGGATAATATCGTAAACTAATACTTTTTTAGTAACATATGCACCGCTTGCGTCCTGTGTATCCATTTCATCGAATATAACAGCCGCAGGCAACGTGCCAGAAACATCACCTGATAGTCCACACATTTTGTCTTTCAATGTCAATTGCAATGACACGGCAGATGAAACAGAAGATGATGCACTTGCACTCGCAATAAAGAAAACGCCTTGAGGGAACCATAAGATAGGATAATCTAAAAATTGATTGCTATGGTTTTCAACACCAATCTCAATAAAGATTTTCTTGTTAATTGCAAAATCATATGACATATTTTCAATGTCATAATCGCCACTACTAATAGATGCAGTCAATGAGCAAGTACGTCTAATAGACGAAGAACCGTCTTTAGAAAGACTACCAGACGCAATAACACCTTGAATCTCCTTCAACGGTTCTTCATTCCAATTGAGAAGGGTTAGCCGCACATATTGTTTTTGATTGACAAAATTATCAATAGTCTTGAGAAAGTTTCTACGCTTTAATGCACTATTGGCATCTTCATAAAAGCTGTCATTTAAATAAGGATACGTCCTTCTCATTTTCCCTCCTATTGATAATTTGTAGTCATTACAGTGCCATAATAGTTAATCATACCTTCTACTGGCATAAAAGCAATACCAATAGTTTCTGTAGAATTATTATTCTCTATATTATCAATCATACCAAAAGCAAAATTATACCATTGATAATTATAATAAATCTTTAAGTCGCCATTGATATTATATACAGTGTTTAGTATCGGCTTCTTAACTTCGCTAACATCCATATATTTTACAACCTGAACTGGTCGTTCACCAATATCGCTCCATGCATTTACAAAACTATCCTGCGGTGGATTATTGTCTTGAATTACAGATACCGGGTCTTTTGTTTCAGCAGAATCAATAACTCTAATCCAATTAAAATTGTTAATTGTCGCGTCATTAAGCGAAGCATCAACTCGAAATTCATTCTCTTGCAGGTACTTGGTTTTATTCACCTGCTTCATACGGATTCCTAAGAAGCACATATCATCTACTGGAACGTCTCTCAGCATATGTAAAACACCTGTGCCACCTACGAGATAGTTTTTATATTCTGTTTCATTATGATATTTAATACTAGCAACCGCATATGGAGTGACATCTAAGCAAATACCCTTCCAATATTTCATGCGCTTGCTTGAAATCATAACATCGCCGTTCATTTGAATAAAATTATATTTATTCCTAATTTTTCTGCCAAGATAAATATTAGGTTTAAAGATACCTCTCTCTTGACCGACTACTACGCGGTCAACAGACGCGCTTGAAACAGCTTCTTTTGAGCTAGAGCGCTCTTTATAGCAAAGCGTGTATTCAACAGTAATAACATCACCAATCTGAAAATAAAGACCAATAACATCTAACTTATTTGGAATCTGATAATATCCACGCTCGTTAACGAAAATATTATGATTACCATTACTACCACGAGTCATAACACCAAAATAATATCCTTGCTGGACTCGCTTTTCAGCAATCATCTGAGACACACCATTCGTCTTGTCTGTTACTTCTGTAAGTCCATCTGAACCACTTTGGAAGGTATAATAACGAGGTTTAGAATGATAATAAATTTTAATATCTTTAAGTACGATTTCTTCTGCTTTGCGTTTTGTGAGAACTCCACTATATTTTTTACTTAATAAATCATTAATGTCATTTCTAATATCATTGTTATTCGTAACGGTGAATTTATATGTTTGACCAGGTTTAATAACTTCAATGTAATCTTTAGGTTCATCCTCGGAATCTTGTTTACCATTACCACTAATAGAATCAATCATCTTGCGGTTATAAATACCAAGAGTGTCAAGAGTGTCTAAAGAAGAAGCATCTTCAACCTCATAAACCGTGGCGGAAAAATTCCATAACCTGCGGCCAACGGTTTCATTAGGTGTCAACATAACGTCTGTAAGCATAACAACCATTGAACCTTCTGCCATTGAACGATACAATTTAGGTTCACCATCATTTAACCATGCAATTAGCTTCTCGCGGAATTCACGCTCGTAGAGCCAATCGTTTGTAGTAGTTGTTAGATACTCCTGTGAGGTTACACTAGAAATAGGCCCACTGGGATATTGATTACCGCCAGCTTTCTGCCAGTTTTTAAAATCATTACGAATTAAATCTTCGACACCAGTTTCATCTTTATATTCTGAGTATAGGTCTTTAAGTGTATCATTATTATGATGAATAAGTTCTGTCTTATCCGCAAACTCAGAATAAACATCAGATTCAGCACTAATCATACCTGAGATACTAAACTGCTTATAATTTAATACGGCATTTTCCGCAAACTTAGGATACTTACCGCCAAGGGTGTCAATCTTAGCTCTGTTGACTACTGGCTTAAAGCTACTTACCTGATAATTATATCTAACGGCATACTGTTCATTTCCACGAGAAAAATACGCGTCATAGAATTGCGGCAAAACGACTTTTGACATTTTAGGCTTAGCAATCGACATTCCAGTAGAGCTAAGAGCTTCTACACGATAGCGATACCATGTCAGGCTTTCTACGGTATTATCTACAATTGAAAAATCGACTTTTTGTAACTTTGCACTATAGATTGTTTCCCATTCTTTGAAATTGTCTTTATTAGATGCACGCCTTACGTATACAGATATGCTATCACTAAATGAATATTCATTTTTAACTGAAACTTTAATTGATGCAGTTTCATCGTCAACCTCTGCAACAATTGTAGGTTGCCATTCATCAGCACCACTATATTCACCTATTTGGAATTTATATTCTTTACTAAGCTGATACTGATTCTTTGTGCGGCAAGTAACGCGGCATACATAATATGTACTAGTAGGGTCTGATGTAGAACCATCTGCACTATTCTTCAAAGATGAAAAATCAATATTATATACAATATTATTTGGATTAAGATTTTCACCAGTATAAATAGTAGGCGTAGAAAACAGTACGTTGTCTGAATCATCTAAAATATCAAATTGATACGCTTCAAGCGTTTCAGTTTCAGTATTTAAAACTACCTCTTCGCCACTTTCATTTTTAGTGACGAAAAGAAGACCTCCAGCAATTTGCGTTAAGCCTTTATTAAAAGTCATATATGAATTACCCGTATAGTTTTCAAATACAGACAGATAAATTTTAGGTTGGTGAATAGGTCTAATTAGACAAACAGAAGACCATTCTGAAAAATATTGCGTATGTGATAAAAGATAACTATTCTTCTTTGCTTCATCGTTGATAGGTACTTCATCAGTTCCATTATAGCTATCAAATCGAATCTGAACCTTATAGAATTGATTTGTATTGAAAGCATTGCCCTCGATATAAGCGGTAGGTATTGTTACATAATACATACCGCTTACTTTATCGAATTGTAAATCTTCAATGAGGATGCCAGAAAGTTTATTCAAGGCATTCTCATTGTTGAGTTGATTTACGCAACTGACATGTACATGTTTAATCTCAGATGCAGAATTAAAAGAAGAAAGAGTAAAATATACAACAGCATCTTCTGTGTTCACGAAAGCATTTTGAAATGTCGAAACCACAGGTGGATACAGTGTACTAACGACTGTTGCCATATTTCACTCTTCCTTTCTATTGGTTAGAAGAACTTGTATCAATCCAAATGCCAACATGTGTATTTGTAGGCTGAATTTTACCCGTATATACAAATGTTGTATTTTTCATGTAGTCCATATAGTTATCGAAGAATTGGGCAAGAGAATAATTGCCTTTATCCCTACGCGTGTCCACTACATTTTCAAAGCCAACTCCAAATTCAGAGTAAGGCATGGTAAGTGAACCATCTTTGGCCTTTTGACCAACCTTTTTAACAAAGGATTTTACTGCCATTATTTAACTTCCTTCTCCTTGGGAGTGGCTTTTTGCTCCGCTTGATTGATTTCTTGCACCTGCTGTTGAGCCTTGGCCGCAGTTTCCATATCAATAGCTCGCAACATTTCACCCTGAGCTAGTGGATAAAGACCGACAAGAACAGAATTAAGAGCATCTACCATAACAGTAGCACCAATACCGTTCTTTGCCATAAAATCATAAATCATATCTTTTGCAAGAGCATGAACCCTCATACGTACTTCTAATTCATTCATATCCTTTTATCTCCTTAATTTATTACAATCTAAACTGGTCTGGACGTTTTAAAGCCAGAACCAGAAGATAGGCTATAAATATACTCATTAGCACTTTCTTTACCGTCAATACGGACTCTGCTGCGTAACATCTTGAATTGATGCATGTGATTATTATAAGTTGAAGTATCAACCTTATTATTCGCTGTCTTTTGTGCCGCATCAGCTTTGCTTATTGCACTATTAGCCTTATTTCTAGCATCATTAACATCAGATTTACGAGCATTCACTTCATTCGTAATCTGTGTCTGCAAATTATTTAACAAATCATAAATACAACCTAAATGGTCTGAAACTTTAGTTGAAGTCCTATTAGCGCCCATACAATTATGTGAATAAGCATTATTATAGCAATATTCGTTACTATAATTCCAGCCATTGATACTACGTATATCTCGTTCAGCAGTAAGTGAGGTAGTTGATTGTGAATCTGGCGTACCTGTGAACACACCCCAATTTGAAACAACGCCATGACCGATGCTAACATATGTTCGTTTGCCGACATGTGGCACTTCATCATAATTAGATTGAATAGTACCAGTACCAGACCTGATGTAAAAAGCACCATTACCGCCAGACTGTGGAACAAGACTAATGCTTACGCCACCTTGTGCTTCATTGTCCTTAATTGCAGTAGCAATTAACTTAATACCATTAGGCGAAGTATCGCTTACGATATTAATTCCATTATTTGCCGCATTAAATTTAAGACCTTCACCAATGAGGGTAGTGTTTTGTCCTTTATTATCATTCAAAGTTAAGACGGCTTTGGCATTATTTGCACCAATAGTAAAAGTACCATCTTCATTGTTTGTGACAGAAGAGAAAGCCTTTGAATACATCAAATAATCTTCCCCGGCTTTAATTTGAAAATCTTTATCTGCGATGTTTCTAATTGAATTGGTTGCATTTAATCTTAAATTGCCACCAATAGTATAAGTATAATTACCGTCTTTATCTGTCTTATCATCTTTTGGCGTTCCAATGGCAGAAAGAGTAAAATCGCCAGTAGACATAGTAGTTTTTCTGTCTTTTGGATTCATAAACTCAAAATTATTATTAAGATATAAAACAGATGTTTTCATTTTTCCATCTGTTGTATCGTCTGCCGCAGATAACGCGGATAATCTTAAATAAGAATTTTCATGACCTATAATAGCCTGTTCTGAATCTATATGCAGTCTATGGGTTGAACTATCCGCAGATTCCTTACCCAAGTCTGGCGCATAAAGACTAACATGTTTACCATAGACATTAAAGCCTCTTGGATATTCATTATAAACATTTGTACCAGTAGAAAGATAGAGGTCTGTAGTAACCTTTTCAGAGTTTTTAACCGTACCATCAACGAAGAATTTAAACAGATTAGTGTCTGCCCAACCAAACTGCGCACCGATATATTTAGCATCTAGCGCACGTTTACCAAAAGCTCCAACCTTACCAATACCCATTGAAGACTCTTGGTCTTGAATGGCATTCGTGTAAAACTGACCAAACTGATTGATGCCGACTAGCGGATAACGATGCCACTTGTTGTCTTTTTTATAATGCCTATAGATTGAGAATGTTGAATCTTTACGAGGGTCAATTTCTACCTCAAGACTATCACCTTCGGCAAGTGCTGCATTCGCACCATCAAATGCAATGTTTGAATTTTGCTTAGTAAGCGGTTTGCCTTTAACTGAAATATAAGCAGGATTAGCTCCTAAGATAAGACCTTGCTTATCTGATGGAATTGAAAACTGAGAATCCTTTACAGGATAATCAGCATATGGTCTATCTACAGTTGCTTCTGTGAAATTACCTTCTTCATCAACTTCTGCATTTGCAATGTTATATAATGCACGAGAACCGATTCTCCATGCACCGATATAGCTTTCTCCACCCGGGACTAGTTTAATGCGGCCTTCCTCGAAATGATTATTTTGCGATGCCTGCTGTTCTGGTAGACCAAAAGTAGCAGAACCGTCTTTAGCATCTAAGAGGATAGATTGTTTACCTTCCGAGAATCCCATTAAACCAATCTGAGACTTATCAGAATCATAAGTCTTAGAAGTTCCCATAACAACACCAGTGAATTGATTGTTTTTATTCTTTTCACCAGCACCAATTTGCGGCGCAAGGATGTAATTTTCATCTTCATTGATTTCTAGATGTGTTCCATCCCAGTCATTTAGTGATTTAAGACCGTAAGTATTCAGTGACATATAAATAGGAATATATAGCTCTACAACAGGATTGGCCGCATCTGCTGACGTATAGACTTTACAATGAACTAAATTGTTTCCATATTCACCATCATATACATCATTTGGGAGGATATAGACTTGACTTAATCCTTTTGTGCGGACTGTCTTTTGTACACCATCAGATGTATTCTTTTCTATAATAATTTTAAAACAAGCGCTTAATGGATTCTCGTCATATGTTTGACCAGTCTTTGAAGGTTCACCGCCCTCTGCTATCCATTCAATGAATAAGTCTTCAATACCAGAACCAATAAGTGTAACACCTTGATTCTTATTATATAACGGATTACGTCCATCTGCGTTATAAGTAATAGACTTTAGAAGAGAAGTCTTATCAATTTGGATGTCATTATCGGCATATTTTTTAATCACTGGGATACCATAAAAAGCATAATACTTATATGAAGAATCTCCAACGGTATAAGTTGTTTGAGCCTTTACAATTTGGTTCATAAACTTACGTTTGGTCGCGTCAGTTGTATTCCAAGAGACAACACCATTGTTACAGCTCATATATTTACTTTGACCGTAACCCATAGACCAAGAAACAGTAGAGTCATCATTTATTTTTTCATTACGTTGATAGAGCTGGAACTGCAAAACCTGTTGCGAGATTGCCTGTCCTGTATTCCACACAACTTTATTATTCTTGTCGATAATAAGCGCAAGCATTTTATTCTTTAGACTCTTGGAAGTAGGAGAAATCTTAGCAACAATATCTGTACCATTCGTACCATTTTCTCCAACCTTTGTGAACAGAAAATCAGTCATTTGACTATATGTAACGCCTTGATATGTTACAATAGCTTCAATCTGATTTGACACTGCGGAATAATCGAAGTTTGCGGCAATTGCCATAGGATAAATCTGCGATGTACAATACTCGATTTTCTGATTAGACTGATTGAGTACCATTCCTTCTTTTGGAATAGTAATCATTGAATCTGTTAATGGTACTCGCCATTTAATATCATATGTATCTTTATTGACTTCAAGACCAGCAGGGTCAAAGAAATGACAAGTAAGTGGCTTAATCTCTAATGGGTCTTCGTATCTATCATCGTCAGGAGATACACCAGATTCGCTATACTGAAATACTTGGTCACCATTTTCAATAGCGATATAATAATCAGTAGGGTCTGCGGCAGTTGCGTTCTTTAGAGTAAGTGTTGCAACACCGATATTATATTCAATATCTTCTACAGATTCATCTTTTGAAGGTTCCCTATCGCGCAAATAGACAGCGCATTTGAAAGTAGCCTTAGAGTCAATACCTTTCACTGGATAAGTGAGTGTATTTTTATCCCATGAGACACCTTCAAGTGCGTTCATTTGATTTTTCAAAGCCGACAAATTATTATATCCAATGCCTGCTTTTATACCATCTTCATAACGAGCTTTAAGCTCTTCTACCGTTTCAATGAAAGATAACGTCTGACCATAATCGTCAACTTTAGACCAAACAAATCTAAAGAGATTATCTGGATGCCCATTTGCTTTACCAGCTTCAAAGTCAGAAGATTTACCATCCAAAAGACAAGTTAAAATAGGTTCGCCACGGTCAAAACTAAAACTGACTCCAAGAGAAGAAATAATTTCAATGTCACGTTTTGCTGCTTCATTATATAGCGTGAAATAGTCCTTTAAAACCATTTGCTCTTTATAAACGCAAACGCACATATATTTATTTTCATAGGCACGATTCTCTGCACCAGTAGTAACAAAGCTATATTTATTACCTTTGGCTTCAAGATAAGACCAACCAGCTCCACCGTACATCTTATAATCTTTAGAACTCGCGGTCACTCGTCCATCTTCTTTGAACCAGTAAAACATTGCATCGCCTGAAAGGTCTTCATTCTTGTGACGAAGAGTGCTGACAACGCTTAAAGAAGAGTTTTCAGTTAAGTCTCTAAGAGTTGAGCCTTTCGGCATAGACAGGTGCATTTGGTAATCACCATTTGCCGCACTGATTTTTCTAAGGCCATAAAATTCAACATCTTTAATAAAAATATCATCGCCCCAGCCAATCGGTCTGTCCTGTGATTGGATTGGGTCAGTAGTTTCTACAAAATCTTTACAATAGAAAATAATCTGGTCGATATATAAGAAATTCTCAACGTCTACTGGAAAAATCTGATATTGGTCAAAATAACTTTGATATTGAAGCGGCGAACCAGTCATGCTATTACTGTCAATAGTATACGATAGCTTTTTAACTAACGCCTGACCTTTATCGTCTGTAGCATCTCCATCTTTAAAGGCTAAAATAAAAGTGATACCATACTCGCCAGTCTTTGTAAGTTTGTGCTCTCGCGGCAGAGATGTGCGGAAAGACGCTTCAATTAGCACCGCTTCGGCCTGTTTAATATTATTCTCTAACTCTTGGGTGTCAATAGATAGAAACTTAGGTTTAGAGCCGCTTACATCTTCATCTTTCTTATATAGAACTTTATAATCTTCTTTTTTATAAGAACGAAGTCCCGCAGGCGTGACTTTATTTTTATCACTAAGGCAATTGCGGCCAATGAGATTATAATTACTAATAGCTGAAGATACAAAGCTAATATTGTTATCATCTTCTGCTGCCTGCGCAACACCTACGATATTCTTTTTCTTGGTGAAATCACCTTCTGGGATAAGGACATACACTGATTGACCTTGAGTATATGTGTTTCCTTCTTGGGCATATGCTTTTAGTTTGCCACCATTATAGGAAACGAGATATTCACCTGTAAGTGAATTAGTACAGCCAGCGACAGTGGCGGTAACTGTTTTATCCGTAGCTATCTGTTCTATTCTATTGGATACAATTGTATCCACAGCTTCAAGAACAACGTCTTGTAGATTCGCCATTGTCAACTCTCCTTTTCAATCCAAATAAAAAACGGGAGAACATAAAGTTCTCCCGTTTATAAAATTATGCTCTAAGACATATCAAAACCACAAATATTCGATTATAAAATTTTGCCCATGTTTATCTGAACTTATAAGCGTATTGAACGGCTCTATCATTCAGAGACATTAGTGCAGATTCAATTTCTGCCGCACTATTCGCAGCTGGGAATTCAGCCGTGATATGTACGTTTTGGTCAATTGTCTCGGATGCGTTATTCGCTCTCGCACCACTCACCGCTCCAAGAGCAGTAGAAAGTGATTGCGCAAGACTTGTAGATTTAAGGCTGTCCGCAAAAGACCTTACGGATTCAACTGCCGCAAGAATATTTTGCGTATCTGTAGCATTAAGAACAAGTTCCTTCTGGTGCAGAACTGCTAGTTTGCCATTTTTGGCATCTGCGGTTTTATCAGACCAAGAACCAGTATAGCCGCCTGTATCATAGCCGATTAGATTCTTGGAGCTATATTTCATAGAACCGTAATCAACAAGTTTACCAGACCTAGAATATTGATTGATAATATCCTGAACATGGCGGGCAAAAGCAGTACCATATGCGCCAGTCAGCTTGCTAGAACGTACAGGGTCATTGCCCCAGCCAGAAGCCCAACCATAAGTCCAAATTGCTTTGGCAATACCCCAAGCAGTATCTTCATTAGCGCCAGCTCCACCACCGCCGCCAGACGAAGGACCGTTAGCGTTGCCATAGTGTTCATAGTTATAATTCTTTTGCTCAGCCTGCTTTAGAGCTTCGCTTAGATTGGCGTTCTCTTGTTCTTTCTTAGACAGCTTGTTTGCAGTTTCATCAGCTAGTTGCTTGAATGCCTGCATATTGTTGTTAGCATCTGTAATACGATTGGCGTAATCAGTCATCGTAGATTCGGTCTTTTTGACCTCGCCAGATACATCTTTAAGGATGTTGACGAATTCTTTTGTGCTATCCGCAAGTTCTTTTGTCTTATCAGTTGTGCCGCTAATACTATTGGAAATATCATCAAAATTAGTCTTTGCTAGGTCAGCGATAGTCTTTGTACCATCCGCATAATCTTTGCCAGCTTGCGTCAAATCGCCAAGCATCTTATCTGTATCGGCTTTGAACTGGTCCATATTCTGTAACCAAGAGGTCAAAGAAGTAGACCAACGAGTGTCAATCTGGTCAAAAGCATCAGTGCTGCCATTAACAATCTGGTCATACACGTCTTGCAGATTGTCTTTATTTTCGCCAGTTAGCATGTCGCACATGCCGATGAAGTCATTAATAATGTTTTTCTGGGACGTGCTTAGCTGTTCGCTGGTTCCCGCAAGATATTCCTTGAGCGAGTCAATGATTGCCTGCGTTCTCTTGGTTTTCTCTTCAAGAGATAGATTAGCATTATTCCAAATGTCATTGACTGTAGATTGAGCATCCTGTAGCGCAGATAGTGAATCTGCCTGAGTCTGTTTCATCTGGTCTTTAGACATATTATATGCGTTGTTCTGTGCATCTAGAAGGTCAGATTGTGCGGAACGTACATTATCATCGTTCGCTGTATAGACATATGAATAATTACCCTGAGTATCCCTGCGAAGTTTCATTTGAGACTTATTGCGCTGAGCTTCTTCAAGCGCAATTTGTTTCTGTAAGATTTCAAGCTGTGCGTTTGCATAGTTTACATCATATTCAGATAGCTTAGTCTTGTCGCGCAAATATTCAAGCTGTTCTTTCATTTGCGCTGAAATCTTCTGCTGGATAGCTAAATCATTTGAACCATCCAAGAGGTCAAGATACTTACTCTGTAGCTTTTGGATGTTATAGGATTTATTAACATCATCGAGATAATAGTCAGCATTGCGATTGATTAGCTCCCACTGTGTATTCATCCAATCAAGGTCAGTGCCGACAGCTTTGGTTCCCCATGCTTTAGTAATCTTTGAAACTGTATTTGAATACTGCTTCTGTAGATTCTCTAAAGAGTTTTGAATAAGGTCGTTAATGTCGGAAGTAGCATCTTTAATCTTGTCAGATACTTCATTCCACTCTTCCGAACCTTCTTTCATGGAGCCAAGCATATCTTTCCAAATATCACGCTGCTGCATTAATTCATTCAGCTGTGCTTTATAATTGTTCTGCTGTGCGCCAAGGATGGTATTTAAATCATCATAAGATTCTTCGCCATGAAGCATCTCAGTGATGTCTAACCAATGCTCAAGTTCATCAGTAATAGCTTCGTACTGGTCTTTACGCCTATCCATCTTATCGCTAATATCATCAATCATATCCATGACGTTATCATGGAGATTTTCAATCAATGACCAATAGTCCTGAGCAAGTCCTGCGGCCTGTTCGTATACTGTCTTAGCTACGTCATAGAGGTCTGCGGAATTCTCACCGAAAATATCAGATTTACCAGTCTCTTCAAACTGCTTCATCTGAGCGTTAATATCAGTTAGATTCTTCATAGACATATCGAAATAACCAGTGCCGTAGTAGTCTACACTCTTGTCACCATTGAGCGCACGCTGCTTAGCAGCTTTTAGTTCGTCTACGCGACCTGCTGACCATTTCTTATATGCGTCAGATGTACCTGCGGCATTTGCTGCATCCTCTTGTTTCTTGATAAGATTGTCATAATATTCATCAACACTCATGGTAGCAACGTCAAAGTATTTGCCGAGCTTGGCTACATTATCTGCTGCTTCTTGATAAGGTGTTAGCTTGATACCACGATTGAACGCACGGTCAAAATCAACGAGACTTTCTTGAATATCTTTCAGATTATCAAGAGCTTCGATTTGGGTCTTAAAAATATTAATACGCAAGTCTTCAATTTCATCATTGAGGTCTTCAATCTGCTGGATTGTATCTCTCAAATCGCTTGAAATCAAAGTATCATAGCGCTGATACAGTGTCTTAAATTTGTCAAGATTGTCATTGGCAGCATCAATTTGGTCGTTAATAGCATCTTGCGCTTCTTCTGTACCAGCTGCATTATATTGACCGATAAGATTATTGACGTTATCAATCAAACCTTGATGAATTTTTGCATAGTTAGAGATATAACCCTCAGCATCAAATTGAATACCATATCCAGATAGCTTAGATTGAAGTTCATTCATTTCATCATTCTGAATACTTAACTTTTCTTTCTGTAAGTCAATTTGACGTTTCAAAAGTGAAGTCTGTTTAGAAAGATTCTCAACTAACTTATCACCAGTTAAGCGCTCCTGCTCTTTATTGATACGCTCATAGTCATTTGCAATTGCGTCAAGAAGTGTATTAACACGTTCATAACGGTCAATTTCATCATCAAGAGCTTCTTTTGTATCTGGAGTGAAGGAGCTACCGCCACCTCCACCACCGCCGCCTCCTCCACCGCCTGAGCCAGACGAAGGAAGTCCGAAGTTGGATGGTGACGCAGCGCCACCAACACCAGAAGGCGCCCAGTTTTTAAGGCTAGGAGTTGAAGACCCAAAGAGTGAGCTTAAACCTTTTGCAAGTTGCTTAGAATGTTCCTTAACAGACGCTTGTGAGCCAGCATTCGCGGCTGCCCAATATGTTTTGCCAGTATTTTTATTGTAATACTGTTCCATGACTGCACCGTTTTTGGCTGTTTTCGTTCTGCCAGTAGCAGTAGAATTTTTACGCGCGCCGCCACCGCCACCAGAATTATCAGAACCCTTAATATGCATCTTAAACTTTGGAACTGTAACATAACCTACATGGTCTGTAGTACCTTTTTCTGTATCAGTGGAGGTAATTTCTTTCTTTTCTGAACCTGCATCATCAACAGAGCTGGTAACGTCACCATCAATGGCACCAAACATTGCCATAATATCTGTAATGATACCAGAAATACCACTAGCCATATCAGAAACAGCGCCCTCAGTTTCAGACATGGTTCCTTGCATTGCAGCGCCAGCAACTTCGGTATTAGCCATCATAGCTTCTGCTAAGCCTTGACCAGTGGTAAGCATTGCATACGCCTGCTCTTGGGTCATAGCACCAGTAGCGGCAATTGAAGCAGCTGTATTTTGTGCAGCATCAGCATTTGTCTTATAGAAAGTTGTCATTGAACTGGCTAAGCCAGAAATAGTATCAGCATATTGAGCTTTAATGCCACCCATTTCATTAGTGGCATCTGCGGCAACTTTACCAGTATCATCAAATACTTCATTGATTTTCTTAAAATTATCCGTAACAAAATTATTAAAATCGGCAGCAGCATCAAGTTTCTTCATCTGATTAGATAAATTCTTAATTTGGTTTGCGGCTTTTCTTTGAGATTTTGTCATTGAATTTGTGAGTTTAGAAATATCCTCAGTGTTTTCAATTTGTTCGACTTGTCCATCAGTTAAACCGCTAGTTGCCTGTTCCATTTTAATAGATTGCTTTGCGGCTTTACTCATGGTTTGAGCATATTGCGTGACATTCATTTTACCGCTCTTGAACTGCTTATTAGCTTGCTGTAGGCCAGTATACAATTCATTTGTCATAATCTGAGCGAAATTAGAAATGTCATCATCATTTAATACATCAGAAAGTTTTTGGCCGCTATTAACAGCATTATCAATTTTGCTTGCTAAAGTATCAAAACCAGAATTTAACCTATCTAAGAAATCAGTATTTGAAATAGTTCCATTAGTAAGCAAATCATTAAGCTGCTGTATTTCTTGAAGTGGCTGTTGTAAATCAAGATTATTACCAGAAAGATTCTGATATGCTGCAAGAATATCTGTGTTAGCTTGAGACATATTGACAGCTTCGCCAGTGGCTTCTTTCATCGCAGCGGTCTGTTCACGAGTTTTTTGTGTCCATTGTTCAACCGCACGCTGATTTAGCTGATACTGATTGCCAACTTTCTGTAAGAATTCAACATATTCAGGATGTTCTACCATAATGTTAGCAGCTTCATCTTCTGTAAAGCCACCATTCTTTTGATAAGCGGTCTGATAATCTTCAAGGACGTCTTTCATTGAAGATTTACTTTTAGCCGCACTCTCTAGGTTATCAATTGAAATATCAGAACTTAGTCCAGCCATAACAGAATTTTGAACATCGTCTTTGCCGCCTTGCATGGCAGAAACAAGTCCATCTATATATTCTTGTCCAGCTTCTTTTCCAAGAGACTCATACTTAGCTTTAATGGCTTCATTGTCTAGTAAAGAATCTTCAATTTCTTTCTTAGATTTATTAACAAAATCACTCTTATTTAAGCCGTCTTCTGCGGCACTAGCCATATTGTCAATAATGGTTTTTGCATTAGCGACATTTTCATCATTTAAATAATCCTGAGCATCAGAAACATGTTGTTTTGCTTCGTCTAGCTTTGACTTTGTATGTTCATACATGACATCGTCTTTGCTCATGCTATTAAGTTTTTTCTGATACTTATCTACTTCTTTTTGAGCTTTAGCAGATGCTTCTGTAACATTACCGATTTTCTCTTGGATAGATAATCCGCTAGTGTCTTGACCAATCCAATTTGTAGTTAAACCAGCTTGACTACTTAAAAAGTCATTCTCATATGCAATTCTAGCAGCATTATTAACAAAAGGCGTATAAGTAGAAGCACCTTTATCTAATGCAGTTAGAGCTTGTTTACCTTGAGACGCAGCTAACTCTTTAGATGCTGTACTAGCTTTATTAATTTTTTCAGCTAAAGTATCAAAGTCTCCTAAATTCTCAAGAGCCTTACCGCCTGCAATATCAAGAGAATTAATTAAAGTATCAGTAGAATTCTTTAATTCATCAGTAACTTCACCAGTCTGTTTATAAAAAGCATATGCCGCATCAAAAGAAGAGGTGTCAACAGACGCAGTTTGCTGAGTATTTGTATATGTTTCAACTTGTTTATCTCTTGCAGCTTGATTCTTTTGGTGAAGGAAATTAAGTAAAGCGCCACCAGCAGCCGCAATTCCAATTGTTGCCATACCAAGAGGACTGCTTAGACCTTCAATAAGCGCTTTAAATACTTGAAGACCAGCGGATGCAATTTTAGCTCCTGCGCCAAAAGCCTTAAACTTAATGGTGGTCGCTGTAAGTCCGTTCGCAAAAGAACCAAGTTGCATTGAATCTAATGCTGTCTGCATTTTTGCAATTTCGTTTGTTTTAATCGAAGAGAAAAGATTTTCAAAATCTAATTTTGATGCTTCTTTTAACTCAATAAAACTAGAAATCAGCTGCGGAACAGTCATAGAAAGATTCATTATAGTCTGTTCAACTTTTTCGCCAGTGGTTAAATCAGCATTTGCCCATATAGAACCTAAATTTTGAAAAGACTGCCAAGCAAAGCTAAGTTGCCCAATAGCTGCGGTAGCTTGAACAATATTTTGTACATCCATTTGTTTTTTTAGCGTGTCTTCAAGACCTTCATTCTGGCCTTTAACACCTTCAAGCACTACATTAGCACCAGTGACTTTTTGGTTTCTACGAGTCAAGTCTGAGGCAGAACCCACGGCAAGACGATTTTTAATTAATGCATCATTTGCCTTGTTTAAAGCACCTTCCGCTCCTTGATTTACTTCATTCATACTGCTTTGAAGCGTATCTACAAGGCCAATAGCTTCACCTAGATTGTCAGAGTTCAAACCATTTTTTCTAACGGTGCTATTCGCAAGTGGAGACAATTGGCGCAGTGCTTGAATTACTTTTTCTATTGGCTGTAGACAATCTGTAGCTTGCTCGTCTAAAACGGCAAAAATAGAATCTTTACCATAGATACTTTCTGTTATTCCATACGCTTTAAACAATCTTTGAGAGTCTTTTAATATAACTTTTAGACTTGCTCGACCTTCTGTCATGATTTTCATTGGGTCAGAATCAGCACCAAGGGCTGCAATTTTATCACGATGTTTTGGAATAGTTACTGAGCTAATACCAGAAGATTCATTTGCGATTCCTTGGAGTCTTTGCTTTGCTTCATTAGAAGAAATATTTTTATATAATTCTTCCCTACCAGCATTTACGTTATTATAATACTCTTGAGTACCTTTTGCTTGAAGAACTCCATTTTCGTCTCTTAAAAGCTGAATATATTCTTTATATTCACCAGTCGCAGCACCAATAGCCATATTAGTTTCATTAACAGCTTCACGAAGTTTAGCTTCTGCATCAGTCACGCCATTAATCGCGTGGCTTGTATCAATAAGTAATTTATTATATTGTGTTTGCTGTTCATCACTCATGACTGATTGATATGTTGTTCCAACATCAATCATATCTTTTAACGGGTCTAAAGACTTATCGTCAATCTTTTGATAACCCATTGCATTAAGTTTTTCTTGTCTTACTTGAGCATTATTTTTCTTAATTTGTCCAAGAGAAAAATTCTGCGCCATAGCTGTTAAACCATGAGTTATCTGTTTACTAAACACTCTTGAAGCCGTTGCACCAAGTAACGTAAGTGCGGCAGAACCGCCACCAATAGAATCAACTAATTTCTGCATTAAATCTAATGCAGTAGATAGTCCATCAATGAATCCATAAAAATCAGAAGAATTACCGAGACTATTGATAATACCTTCAAAAGTAGTCTGTAATTTATTTAACTTTCCCTGTAATGAATCAACATACTTTTCATTCATTACATCTAGTGTGCCGTTAGCATTTTCAGAACCAGCTTTATACTGATTATATAAGTCTGAACGATTCATCAATGCTTCAAAACGTGTAAGCTGAAATTTACCAGCAAGCGTTTGACCTACAGCGGCTTTTTGGGTTGCATCAATAGAATCCCAAACTTTCATAAGGTCTTCCATGATGTTGCCAACGCCACGCATCTTGCCATCGCCATCTAAAACCTGTACACCAATTTTATTTAGAGTAGAAGTAACTTTTCCTAAGTCTACTCCATCATCTAGAGTCTTACCCATTGACAAATCTGAAAAGCGTGCATAAAGTGTTTTTAAGCCATTACCGATTTGTTCTGGTGCTTCTCGTGTAACAGATTCGATAGTAGCAATTTGAGCGTTAAGTTGGTCTGTAGAAACTCCAAGCGTAGCTGCTGCTGACGCAGCTTTCTGTGATGCTTCTGCCAACTCTCCAACATCCGCAGCAGAAATGTTTGCTACGTTAGCCCAAGAATCTAGTGCGGCATTAAGTTTATCAATATTATTATCAAGACCATAAGCATTCATATATGCTGTGATTTGGTCTGACGTTGTAGCAGTGTCTTGCTGAGAAGCATTTGCCAATTTAGTTGACATTTCCGCAAGTTGCTGAGACTTATTCAGGTCAAAACCTTGCTGACCAAAGATAAGAGTACTATTAGTCATGGCAACAGTTGTAGAGCCAAGAGCCTTAGCAGCTTCGTTGGCTTGTTTAGCATATTGAACCATCGAATCGCGTGAATAATCAGTAACAAGCATAATCTGTGTCAATGAATCATCAAGGTCTTTGGCATATTCAACAGATTGACGAATAGAATCAGTCACGCCGTTAAAAGCACTTGACATAATGCCCCAACGGACTGTATTACCCATTGTATTAAATAATTTATCTACCATTGAACTGGTACTTTTAATACCGGTATCAATTTTACCTAATTGCGCAAGGACATCTGTAAAGGCAATTTTACCAGTAGACCCTGCCATAGAAAATGAATTTTGTAAATTACGTAACGAGAGTCCACTGTCATTTAGCTGACTGGTCAGCTTTGTCATATCGAGCATTCCAATTTTAGTATTAAAGCTCGAATTTAATGCTTTTTGAAACTTTTGAATATTATTGATGGCCGCAGAAACCTGCTTATTATCAATAATATCTTGAGATTGCATTTCCTTTAACTGGACAGAAACTTTATTAAGTTCAGTCTGCAATTGAGTCAAACCAGAACGGTCTAATGTAGTTCGTAGATTATACTCAATAGTATTTGAATATTTACTAATGGTAATCACCTACTTTATATCTATATGTACGATTCACAATCGTACCTCCTTTTGTATCTTTATTAACGTTAACAAGGCACAAAAAAAGAGCCTACTTTATATAAAAGTAGGCTCATAATAATTATTGAATTTTGTACTAAAGCTCGAACAGAGGACCTTCCTCTTGTTCATTATTTTCTTTAACCTCTTCATTTTCTGTTGGCACGGTGGCAATATAATCAGTAGCCGCCTTAATTGCATCATTAACTTGTTCAGGAGTTGCCATAGCACTAACCTTAACTTTTTCTTTTAGTTTACTTTCATCCTTCGGAGTATTATTCATGCCCCACTTGTCAGCAATATCAAGAACTGTCTGAGCATCACTTTCATTAAAAGCATCTTTAAAACGATTTACAGTAGACTCAACAATATCACCGCTAAAATTCTGAAATACGGAAAAGACACCACGCATAGATTGTAGATACTTGATATAATCATCAAGCCACACGCTACCAATTCGACCAAGAGCATCCATATCTACCGCAAAGTTTTCATTCATATCTGCGATAGTACCATCAGCCAAAAGAGCATCCCAAGCATCTAGAATATTATTTGAAACCATGCGGCCAAGCTCTTCCTTACGATCAGGATATAGAATAATCGCCGCATACGCATATAGCGCACGTTCAAAAACAAACTGGTTGACGAAGCCATTATCCTCAGCAGACTGTGCTGCAAAATGGATAATATCATACATGTCTTGTGAGGTCAGCTTTTTAGCTGTCTCTGTTTCAAAAAGAATTGCCATAAAAATCTCCTTTTATCTCTATGCCTATATGGTTATATTATACCATACTTTTAAAATAATGTCAACTAAGATTTAAAAATATCTGGTGTAAATAAATGACCCATATTAAGTGTAATACTAATCTTAGTATTATTCAATACCTTGTAGGCAAGTTTATTACGATTTAACGCCATGCGGAAAACATTATCTCCTGTCTGTGACGGCATAACTTTACTTCTTAAAGTACCTAAATCAAAACCTTCAACAAGATAATATTTGTTGCCACCATACTTCAAAATAGTATCTGAATTATCATAAATCTTTCTAAGAATATCATAAATTGAAAATATCTTATTATTTACAATAAGCAAGGTTGAATAGTCTCCTTGAATACCACTACCAGCTATAGCATCCACAAGACTCAAAGCACCAGCCGCCTGCCTGATATTGTACCAGTCCATAGCATTAACAGTAGTACCAAGAGCACCGACAAGGCTATATCCGTACTGACCAGCGCCGGGCGCGAATGCATTTAATTTTTTGGCTAACTGCTGATATGTCATACTTCTAGCAACAAATCCTTCAACTCCAAGAGCACGTGAGCCTGGGCCGCTACCTTGAAATGGCGCACTTTCACGTAATTTGACATTTCCGCCAAATTCAAGCACAATGCCGCCTTTGTTCCAATAAATATGAACATCTTCCTTAGATTCTTTGCCTTCAAGAGTATCTGTTATCTGTTGTGCCGTCCAATTGGAATAAAACTTACCATCTGCGGCAGATACCATCTGCTTTATCTTTTCATCATTTTCCATAATAAGTTGTTGGCCTTCATTTGCGGCAACATTAATTGCATGTGCTTCTGCCATTTCATGAACTGTACCGCCAATAGAATTAAAAGCAGCCGCAATAGAATCTGCGGCAGATTGAAAGCTATTCTGAATATCAGCACTGCCACCATCACCAAGAGAAGCAAGAATATCTAGATTTTCTCGTACCTTCTCCATTGCAAGAACAATCTTCGTTTCAGACTCCTTGACCATTCCCGCGCTAATGCTTGCATCTGTTGGAATACCTTGTAGGTCTGATGGGACATTTCCACTTGTATAATATGCATCAACTAGACGCGCAGCAACTAAGTATTCATAATTAGATGCAAGTGTCCAGATAATATTATTAACAGCTTCATTGACTGCTGTAGTAATACTGGATACATGAGTCAAACAATCTTGCACGGACGAACTAAATGCGGCACCTACATTTGCTAAACTGACACCATCGACAAAAATATCACCAGACGTGCTATACGATTTGGCAATACCTTTGCTATCAAAGTTTGCAATGTTTTTCATTGCCGCATCAATATTTTGACCTATTATACCACCATTTGAAATCCAGTTATCCATCATAGATTTAATCTGTCTACCAGTATATTTTTTACCACTGGCCGCATTTACTTGATTAAATCTTTGAGTAAATGTACTTACTTGACGTTTCATAATACGGTGCATCGTGTCATCGTCAATATCGGCTTGTCCTCTGGCAATAGTATAAGCAAGATACTCTTTACCGCCATTATATGCTTGAACGGCACGCCAATTGAAATTGCTCATATTACCTCCTAAATAACATTAGTATATATTGCAATAGCAATACATATTATTGCTATTTAAAAAGAAAAAGGGTGTCCCAGTTAAGGAACACCCTTTAGCTTATTTAGCTACAGACTTCTTTAGTTTAGAAACACTGGGAATAGTTTCATCTACAAAAGTCTTAGTAGTCGAATCAACTGCATTAGCAGTTACGTCTGAATGCTGTTTGTTAGCCGCAGATTCAGTTGACGTTGCGGCTTTTATTCCCCCGCTGTTTCGGAGAAGACAGACTTAGAATACCAACTATCTACATCGGAATCCTTTGTACGACCATCGTGACCAAGGACATCCTTATTCTTATAGTTATGAGTTGTATCAGTCTTGTCAACAACCTGTAGCGTAGCCATAACCTTCTTCTTCTTGTTGAACTTGGTGTAGGCAGGCATACAGTCAATAGTGAATGTAAATGTTGATGGGTCACCATTATTAGCCATAGAGAACGTAAAGTTACTCTGGATTTTACCACGAGGAATGATAAATTCAGCAGGAAGGTCTACGCCAGTCTCTTCATCACGGAAAAGGGTAGACGCTTCGATATAATAGTAACCAGCAAAGTTCTCAGCATCAATCTGCATCTCATAGGCTTCATCGTAATGAACCTCATAGCAGTCAATACGTACAGTGTCGCCAGCCTTTACAGCAGCATCCTGCTTACTATCGCCGGGAGTATCGGCAGCAAGCTGGAAAGCAATTGTCTTACCTTCGGCTTCAATTTCACCGTGGTCACCAAGAGTGGCAGCAGTCAGCGTTTTGCCATCATTAATAACAAAAACCTGCTTGTCGGTAACAGCAGAAAGATAATTAGCTTGAGCACCAGCACTATCGAGAGTAACAGGATAGATAGGAGCTTCTTTTGTAACGATGATAGTCGCACCATTACGGTCTTCATCAGTTAGCTTGGCGATAATCTTATCATCAGAAGTTTCAGCAACCATATCATATGTAGCATGGACATAGATAGGAGTCTTATTTTCACCAGTCTTCTTGCCATGTACTAGACCAGCACCAGAAAGCATAGCGAAGCTGGTAGGACTCATTAGAGAATCCTCAAGAGTCAAGGTAAGAGTCTTCTCACCATCCCAGGCGATTAGACGAGGATTACCTTTGCCACCTTGTGCATAAACAGTGGTAGCAGCACCTTCAAGGCTAGAAGTCTTGGCGGTGTCAATATAAAGCATAGGCTGACCAGCATCGAAGTGCTGGTCACCGAGGTCTACGGATGTAAGAGGCTTGAAGACTACATCGCAGATTTCTCGCACGCCAAATCTATTCATAGATTTCTCCTTACATTTAGGAATTTGTATACATTTTCCTTAGTCATAGAAACATAACGCGCTAATTTCTATGTCTATTATATAACGCGGCAAAACCACGATTATACTCAATAAATACCGTCCATCCAATTATCAGGCTCGTCCATCTTGCTAACATCCATCATAGGAGTAGTAGCTACCTTCTGATATAAGTCATATGCCATCTTAATTGTATACCTCTTAATACTATCAAACAACTGAAATGGAGTATAATTATATATAACATTAATATCAATTGCCAAACCAATAGAAAGAGCAGAAGCATAATTGCCAAAGATACTATTAGCTTTCTTCTTATCTTTATCGCTCTTTATCTGATTTCGTATTTCTCGACCACGTTGAAGTTTGGCCGCAATTTCGGCAGCTGCATCATTAGCAGGATTAAATTCTTCTTCATACTTATCAGTGCCTACTGGCAAAAATAATTCTTTCAATGTAATTCTGAAATTTTGAAAATTCATAGGATTAAGTTGCCCTACTATCGGTCCATTTTCCTGTACTCTAAAATTGATACACCCAGCGTCATATTCAATTATATAATTAGGAAAAATAAGGCCGAAAAGGCTATCTACATTTCTTTTCGTGTTTTCGTCCTGTTGGATGATTACTAATAATATTTGAAAATCGTCCATATATCCTAATTGACTTTTGCCCACGTTTTTCATTTCTGCGGCAAGTTCTTTCGCCTTGACAAAAAGTTCAATTGACATAAGAAACGAATCTTCACCAAAAGCACAAATATCTTTAATAGACGGTTGCGAGATAGCAACATTTGCTCCCGCAACCGTCACTGGCATTCCAGAAAGATATTTACCTAAATCTCCTTGTAACTCTGACATGCTGCACCAGCTTTATAAATCTTGCGGCGCAGGCTTAGTATTATCAATGTTCTGCGAATCGTCGCTTTCACTATGGCTGGCTGAGTATCGTAACATTACGCCACCTAAATATTCATTTAAAACAAGCTGTTGCGCACCTAAGAATTGTAGCTTACCTATGCCAGATAGACGAGTATCATTCATAATACCGTCAATATATCCAGCAATCATCCAAGGACGCAATTGATAGTCATCTAGTTCCCAATAGTCAAGTTGTGAGATAATCGTAAAGCTAATAACGCAATTGCGATAGCGAGGATTCTCAGAAGGAGAAAAATCATCAAAGTCTAACATGATATAAGATTTAATTTCTTCATGTTCTCCAAAAGAGAGCTTGGGAGTAGCCTTGATATATTGATTATCATGTAGGTCTTTAATAGTATATTGTTCAATCTTACGCTGATATTGGTCTTGTGTCCTATCAAGACAATCAGGCGTATTAATAATAAGTAACTTTTTCAGCATATCGCTGTAAGGCCTACTTTCAACAAAAAGTTTTCGCCAAATGGTTTCTTGGTCTTCTGCATGAGAAAGAAAAGTAGACTTATAATTAGTTCGTAAGATATTAGAAGCAACGTGTTTCATGTAACCTCCAATCCTTATAACGATTTAATCTTAACTGGTAAATCTGTCTCAACATCACCATATGCCGCATGAATAACAAATTTACCTTTCTTGCCAGATACAATTTCCACTTTGCAAGAATCATTATTAGAATCTACAATCTTAGCCATAGATTCATCATCAATAGAAAATGCGACTCTTTCACCTTCTGGAAGTTTCTTAATCCAGTAGGTATGAATATCATAAGGATAAACCTCTTGCGGCCCTTGAATTAAAGGCTTCTGCCATTCGACAATTACTGTCTGGAAGAAATCGCCATAACAAATATCAAACGTCTTTACCGCACCAGCATATACTTTAACTTTACACATGCGGCCATTCTCATATTCCTCAAGTATTTTGACTCTTGGATTATTCTTGACTTCCCAATGAATCTTTGGGTTATATGCTTCATTTGAGATAGCATATCCAACAACAGTATTTTGTTTAGCCGTTGTCGCACCGCTAATAACATTGATGGGTGTAGTTTCGTCTTTGAGAATACTGGGTAGCTCTGCGATGCTGTTATCATAATACTCTTGGATTTCAAGCTCTAAAATACCCGGTACTGTAATCGAATCTGTAACTTGTACTTCCCATGTATGTCCAGCAAGTTTGATGTGAGTAAAACGATGAAAAAAGTCTCTAGTATTTTCATCATTCTTAATATAGATGCGGCCAGACAGATTAAGTTCATTGATGTTAATATTATTCTTAATGAACCAACGAAGGTCTGTTTCTACAGGACCACGCATCGCAATCCAATAATCTTTTCCATTAACATTCAACGAATAACGGCATCTGATAATTTCGGTTCTAAGATATGCAGTTTCAGTGACAATAGGCAGATATACCATCCAGTGTTCGCCGGAATCAATCATTTGAAAAGTATCGCCGGGTTTAAGGCCAGAATCGAATTCAACAGATAGGTATTGCTTGTTATAGTCCGCCTTATTTCCACCACTCATAGAGTTAACAAGACAAGGCCAAGCACTATTGCCATCATCTGGCTTTATCATTCTTTTATTATAACTATTTTTCATAGCCTGCTTGAAAGAATACAGCTTAGCTCTATCCATTCTTTCATGGTTGTTTTCACCTAAGATTTGGAGTCTTGCAGCCAAAGTTTGAGTTGACATTGTTTATCACCTTCTTTATAATACCTCCAATGATACCTAATGCCATCTTTACTTGTACTATAAGCCCAGTCTCCATTCTTACAACATTTACATATGCCCTGAGTTTTGCTGTTAGTGTCATTAGCCCCATCCGTTATGCTGTCATAAACTTTTCCAGTATTTAAACACATAACTTGTTTCCTACGCTTTACATGTTGTCGATATGTAATTTGATAGCATTCGCTTTTTTCTTCTTCTGATAAAGAATCCCACTCCTTAGCAAAAATAAATACATATCCACTTGTGGTTCTGTAATTTCCACGGCTACCTTTAGTTAAAGCACTACTTATGTTACGATTATCAATTCCTAAGTCTAGGCTAGCTTTTTTGCCAGAGTCATATCTAAATGTTTCTTTTGTTTTACAATTAATGCAAACAACTGGCTTTTGTAATGCTGCACTTGGATTGTGTTCCCCACCAGGCAAAATGTTGTATCCACTATTAATTGAATTATATAACTCAATATAATATTTTTCTTTACTATCTGCTTGTTCAGCTGTTAAATTATCTTCCAAAATCTCTCTATGATTTTCAAACCATTTCCAAGAATATTTTTGAATTGCTCTATAGAATTTTTTACATGGCTTATATACAATTCCATTTTTGCCAGCTCTAAAATCCAAGCTGTTGCAAGTTTGACCTATATAACTTTTGCCAGATGGACTCCAGTATCTGTACACTTTATATACATGAGAACTCATTATAGGCTCTCCCTAACATCATTGGCAATATTACAGGCTTCAAAAATCATGCGGCGAAAGAGCATAAATTCAATATCTTTACCTTGCTCTTTGATACCTTGCAGTTTATATACGAGTTGATAAAGTTTTGGCGCATTAGGTGTTACAAGAGCCATACCTGTAATCTCAATAACTAGAGTGTCTAATGGCTTAATCCAATCTTTACCATCCTCGAATGTAGGTAGAAGTTTAAAAATTTGATTTGTGATGCGTTCTAGACTATTTTTAACATTTTCTACCTGATAGTCTAGAATTCTATCATCTATTACCATTAACGCCATTTTACTTCACTGGTTCCATAATCATGCCAAAAGAAGAGCGAACATGGCCTTTATTATCAACATATCTACGACAATAGATTCTTTGAGCGTGGAACGCTTTCTGCTCATATTCCTGCTTCATTGTAATAAGTGAACGCATATGATTAGCCTGAGAAGTAAATGAAAAGTCTGAACTTGAATATTTTTGGCGAATAAGGTCAACAGTGGCAAGCTGATAACTAATCCATTCTGCAATCATATAGTAACGAATGATAATCTTTTCCTCTACTGTAAGACAAGTAGAGAAGCATTTATTTTCATAATCTAGAGTAAATGGGTGCGCCCAATGCGGGAACTCAAATTTAGGAACTGCCGCAATCAAAATTTCTTCAAGCAGCTTTTCAGTATCCTCTTTTGTAAGTTCCATAAACATATCATCGGTAACGCCCGCTAGGAAAAATTCATACATCTCCTGAAAAGAAGTTGGAGGTATGACTTCCATATCTTTATCAATATCTATATCTTGTGGCATTGGGCAAACCTCCTACTTATTTTATATTACTCGGTAGTTGTCTTAACGCGGCGCTTACGCGGTTCGGCATCTTTTTGAACTCGGCGTTGACGTGGTTTATCAGCAACATTGGTATCACTATTATCATAAGCATGATTATTCTTAATAGCGGCATCAATATTGACACCTGTTTTATCCGCAATGGCCTTAATCTTAGCGCGGTCATTAATTTCAAGTTTAATTGCATCATCTTTAAGAGTCTCGATAATACCCTGCGGCGCAAAGTCAAGAGCGTCCAAGAGTACATCAATATCGTCTTCAAGCAAGCACTTCTTTACATTTGCTTCTGTCCAATCATATTCAATTGCATCATAAGGAACACCAAATTCTGCGGCAAGTGACTTATTGCCAACATTAATATAATTCTGTAGAAGAATTGAACCGCCGGGGCTGAAAAACAGCTCGCGCAGTTCACCTGCTGTAACACGCATAGTAACATCAGGCATAAGACGGCGTGAACGGCCAGAAGAAGGGAGAATGTACCCAGTTTGGCAGTTTACAATACTGCGGATAGGAACTAGTGTATCATCGCTAATTAGTTCAACTTCATTACTCATATTATATTTTCTCCTTTTAAATCTTAAAAAAAGAAGGGACGCAGAGCGCCCCTTCCAATAATTAATTATTTGAAATTAACAACGGGGTCGTTAACTCCATCAGCAAGGATTCCCTGCGTATCGGCATATACATAATATACCTTATCCATTCCTTCACCTTTTTCCATGAGCTTCTTAGAGCCACGAACAAGGTTGTCAAAATTGATTGTAAACTTAGAAAAATCCTGCTTGCTGCCAGCCTTAGAATAATCCTGTAGCAGCATGAAAGCAGTATAACCATCAGCATTTGGCATATCACTATTGAATGAATACGTGGTATCCTTAAAATTAAAGATAGCAGAGACATTCTTCGGATTGCTCAGACGAATTGGGTTATTACTTACGTCAATGTCTTCAAATACGTTACCCACAAAGTTTACGGTAGCACCTTCGGCAAGATTATAAAGGCTTACGCCGTTATTCTTTAGCTTACCCTTGAACGTATTATTCTTAAAGGTGACATCCGCAATATCACGTGCATTGCTGATGCTAAACTCAACCATATTGTAAATATTCTTATCGCCAGCATCGAATACGTTGTTCTCAAATACAATCTTGCCAGAAGTCATGACAGATAGTGCAGTGCGGGTAGTACCTGAAATTTCACTATTCTTTAGCGTGAAAGGCTTCGTACCGTTAACCTTGACGGCAAGTGTCTTGTCATTAGCATCTGCGCCAGTAACTACTAGTTTAACATTATCAAATGTAACTGCTGCATCTGAAACCACTACTGGTTTTTCAAAGGTTACACCATTACCCTTAACAGTAATGTCATTATTAAAAGTTACAGGCTCTTCGATTGCAGCGGTTCCCGCAGGGACAAACAGTGTGCCACCAGCGGGAACATTTGCGATTGCTTCTGAGACAGTATCATAATCGCCAGCATTTACCTCGTCTTTCCCAGGTGTGGGAGGTTCTGGGTCAGGCATTGGCGTTGGGTTTAGCGAGTTGCTTTTTTTAGTGCTGTGTTCTGATAAGAGCAGATAGAAGGATTAGAGAATACAGCAACACCAAACTTCTTGTAAGTTTGGAGGTCGGTTGACCAATCGTCATTATCAGAAACGGTACGAACGGCAGTTTGACCCTCGAAGACAATCTTGACAGGCTTTTCACCAACAGAAGCGAAAATATAAGCCTGAGAGGGGTCAACAACCTTTTCAGCATTGGTTTCATCAACCATAGACTGTTGGAGGATAATTACAGGGTGACCCTTGTAATCAGCAAAGAAGCCCTTGCGGAAAAGCTCTTCTTTCATAGAATCAGAAGCCCAGTCAGCAGAAGCAGGCTTCATAGTAGAAGCGAACTCACGAGTGCAGTAGATGGTAGAAGTGCCGTTGCCGTAAGCATCGGAAATGGCAAGTAGTTCGTCCATCTTAGTCTCGTCAAAGCCAGCACCGACATACTTGTTAGCAGTAGGAAGCTGTTCGACAGTCTGGGTCAGAGCCTTTAGAATTTCAGCGTAAATGTATTCATCGACACCTTCAAGCATGATATTAGTGAAGTCGGCGAATGAATAGCGACCATCAAGGAATTCCTCGAAGCCGATGCGAATAGCATAACCAATAGCGCTAGTAGCAACTTCGAGTTCCTTACCATCAAGCATCATTGTCTCGTAACGACCAGCAAGGCCAACACGAGTTACGAAAGCCTTGGCACGCTTACGAGCAGCTTCAGTAATGCGGAGCTTGAAAACGGCCTTATCGCCCTGAGCGACTGTCTGAACATCAGCAAACTGCTCAAATTGCTGCATAACCTTGACGGGAAGAATCTCGTCAATTGTGTTTTCAATTAGTTCATAGACAGCGACCTCGTTGCGACGGAAGAGACGATAATCGCCAGCAAGTAGATTGAACTGTTCACGAAGAGTACGGTTAACGGTATCAACGTCAAATGATTCCTCGTTGCCATTTACTGAAAAAGTAAGGGGAGCATTCTTGGTAGCGGCACGAGCGAGCTTTTTAAGTTCGTCAAATTTCATTAGTTCCATTATCTATCTTACTCCTTTCTTATTCAGCAATGACTTGTAGTTTAAGGCCGGGCTGACCATCAGGCATAGTAGTTAGCTTAGCGACCTTGACGGCTAGACCTTCGCCCTTAGCGCCCTTCTCAAGAACGCCATTGGTACCGGGAACGAGAACGTCACCGAGGTCATAATCGTCAGCCTTGACGTTGTTTGTGGTGAAAATGTCACCAGCATACATGCGAAAAACACGAGGTGTCATAACGCCATCATAGAAGTCAGACTTCTTCATGGCGTAGTCACGGTGCATCTGCTTGCGCTCGTCATAGAGCTTTTCTTCATTGAAGACCATCATCCAAGGGCCTTCACCAGTGAAGTTAATCTTGCCAGCGGCATAATCGTACTTTACGAAAGTACCCTGTTCAAGCATTGTAATAGAATCATCAGCGGGGAGCTGACCATAAACACCACCACTGCGGGGAGCAGAGAGGTGGTTAGGTTCGACAACAGCAAAATTGTCGTGACCAGTAAGCTGAATCTTAGCATCAGCGCGGTCTACATGTAGAGCCATTTAATCCTCCTATTTAATAGTTTTGTGCTTCGCGGAGAGCAGATAGCATTGGGTCAGCATCTTCCGCAATAGTTTCATCATCTAGAGAGAATGTTGTGAGAGGGGTAGAATCTACTTCTTCCTCTTCATCAAAATTAACATTCTTCTGGACATATAGTAAAGCGAGCTTGCTTTCAATCTCGCCAAGAGTGAATTTATCTTTATCAGCGATAATTTCCGCTTTGTCTTCGTCAGAGAGCATATGATACTTGGCAATCATAGCATCCTTATCGGCATTAATGCGCTCTGCCTTAAACTTACGAAGCTCTTCTGCTTCTGCTTCGAGAGCTGTGAACTTATCAGTAAGCTCTTTTAGCTGTTCAGAAAGTTCAGAAACCTGATTCTCAAGCTCGTGCTTTTTCTCTGGCTTCTTTTCATCTTCCTTATCATCGGAATCATCAGAATCATCATCTGATTCATCTTCTTTGTCTTCGGAATCAGAGTCTTTTTTATCTTCTTTCTTCTCTTCTTCCTTAGCAAAAGTTTCTTCGGCGGAGTCTTCGCTAGATTCAACGTTTTTGTTTGTCTCAACGTTTTCGGCAAACTCTTCTACCACAGGAGCTTCTTTCTCAACTGTGGCAGTAGGCTCTACCTCAACGCTTTCAACGTTTTCTTTTGGCATAGACCCTCCTTTTGTCAACGCACTTTTTAATTCATTCATCATAGCAAATAAAGTATGTGAAAACTCTTTGTTATAAGAGAAATGTTCACTTACTTCTGGGCTAGTGACAGATGCGCCCTCAAAACAAGGTTCTACATCATCGCCCAAGATACAAAGTTTAGTAAAGATTGCATCATTTATAATAAAAAACTCAACATCGTTGCTATCAGTTGTCCAATGACCATCAACATCATCAATTTCCATTGACTGTCCTTGGCCTTGGTTGATACACTTATCCAGTTCAGGATACTGCCCAGTCCACAGATAACCAGTGGTCATCATGTATTCACGCGTAGTGGTTTCACCAAACTCATTTGTATCATCAAATTTCTGAAACCAAACTTCCGCATCTGGAGCAACGAAACCGTATGGAACGGTCTTGCAAGAGAATTTTATTTCCCCATCTTCAATGTGAAGAACTTCACCGTGGTCACCAAAGTCTTCTTTGTTCTCATTGTAAGCGGCAACGATTGGCGTGGCCGGTAATGAGTTCGCCATCTGGATGGCCGTATTCTTGTCAATAAAAGAACCATTGCGGTTCTTGCCAAGATACATGACCTTAATCTCACATTTAGAAATACCGGGGTTGATAGCATCTGGTGCTAGATTAATGAATTCTGGGCTGTCAATTGTAGCCACAGACCTATTTCTTAGCATTTAATTCTATCCTTCCGCTTCTCTATTAGCGATTGTTTTGTCAGACTTTTGGTCATCAGGCTTCTCAGGACGACCGCCCTTATTACCCGAAGATGGAGTCTGCTGTTGTTTCGTCTTCGCTGTAGTATCTCCATTGCTGCCATTGCTCATAGTAGAAGATAGAGCAGGAGCAACGAAAACCTCATTCAAAGACATAATGTCATTCTCAAAATACGCGGTCATAAGTACCGCACTCTGAGATTGACCAAGAGCAACTTGCGGCAAGAGCTTGGAAAATCCAAGAGATGTCATATCTTTATACTGCTTAGATAGGTCTTTATAATTATAAACGGTAGTAGGCAGAATATCGACATGATAATAAAGTCGCTTACTGTTCTTGTTAAATGGTGCCAACAGACGTTCCGCAAATGTCTGAAATTGTAGAATAAGGTCAGACATAGTAGCTTCATCATTTGCAATGGATTTTTCCAACGCAAGATTACCATCTGCATTAAAAAGGTTCTGTCCAGTACCAGCTTCGTTGTACACAGAACGTTCAACTTTATTGAGCTGGTCTACGGAAGAGACATTACCTTTGTCCGCAAGGTCTGCCACATCAACATCCGCGAACGTTGTCAACACGTCAACTCCAACAGCGTCACCAAGCATGGCAACCGCATTAGTATGGAGCTGTTGCGCTTCTTGGACATCGAAAATTAAATCGCCGTTCTTATCAATTGGCATCTTTTGGATAATAATCTTCAAAATCTGTTGAAGCATCTTTTTCTTATCTAAATCCTGCGCATCCTCCAAATCCAACAGCTTCGGAATAATACTCATGAACAGTGGCGCGTCACTGCCCGTGATATTAAACTTCACTGTTGTCGATGGGTCAAGCAAAAACCAGCCGTTGGTATCGCCAGCATAATCAATGGGTAACTTACCATCCTTATAAGCAAGGTACGCTTTCTGGACTTCCTTCGGCCACAGTTTTAGAACTCTTAAACGATACGCAGTATCGGAAAAAGCATCATCGAAATATTTCATATTAAATTCAACCGCAGGATTACCGTTAAGTTGATAACGGCTGCGGCAATAGGAAATAGGCAATTCTTGAATAAAACAAGCATCCTTTTGCTGTACAATAACGCCATAATATACGCCTGTACGTACAACTTTTAGCGCAATCTCGCCAAACACTTTTTTGAGGTTGCAATTTTCAAGATAGCGTGTTGATTTATACCAACCTTCAACTATCTTTTTAGATTTACCATCTTGTTTTAATTTTTCATCATATATCATTGGCGTGATAAACCAATCATATTTGAATAGGAAAGCCATATAACGACACAGGCGGCTATAGATACCGCTTGTCTTGAAGAAATAATTAGAAATCTTACGCTGTTCATTCATATTATTCTGCTCAATAGCCTTTAGCACATCTTCTTTGGTGTACTTCTTGCGGCGAGAATATTTGTCTGTAACAACCTGACCAATATCAAGAACAACGTCATTGGAGAGAGTTTTGTTCCCTACCTTAATCTTATTAAATGCCAAAGGTCCTGATTGCCTATTGGCATTTGAAATGATGCGGCAATCGCGTTCATTCTTATCTTTAACGGTAGCCAAAGCTCACCTCCTAATATCCTGCTGCTTTCATGATATAATCATAACTTAGTCTTCCTTCATCATAATAAGGAATAGTAACTAATTTCAGATTATGTTCCAAGCAAAATTTTCTTTTTAATGTATCGTTATACTTTTGATATTTGAGGGCGCGACCACCACCATATTTTCCAACAGGTACATAATGCTGTGCTCCTTGATATTCTATAAGGAAGTCAATATTGCCGCAATCGTCAAATACGCAAAAATCAAAACGAAGATTTCTGCCAGACTTGCCAACAAGTCCCTCAAATTCATACTCTTCCTCAAAAGGTAAACCTGCGTCTGTTAGTATTTCATATATTTTTATTTCACCAATAGAATCACGCATTGTTCGTCCTTTCGGAATTTCTTACTATACCATATAAAATTACACTCTATAAAATAATACAGTTTTGCCCAACTTTTATAAAAATTTTTATATAAAAATAGGGCACGACCGCATTGGTCGCACCCTACTAATGCTTCGTAAAGAACATAAATCCACTTAAATCTCTTGAATTGCGGCGGTTTCGCCTATCCTCTTGGCGTTTACACCAATAGAGTCCATAGATTAGAGCAGACACTTTATCCTTTAGAATCTTTCTATTAGATTGTTTCAGGATGATATTTGCACCTTCATTATCTTGTACCAAATTTGCCATTTGTGATTTCAAAATATCCGTGGCAACATATGGCCGCAAATAATCCTGACGCTGTAATGGTGACATCTTCTTTCCTTGCGCTTGCTGCAAGAGCTTATTTTTAGCTGTATTCGAGTCAATTAAGAACTTCAACTTACCGTTACGCAATTGCGTCTGAGTGTAAGAATACAGTTCTGTATTCATTGGAGCATTTGCTTTCATCATCCAAATCGCATTCTTAATTGTGTTTTCATTCTCGAACGATTTATAATTCTTACGGTCTTGCTCGTTAGGAATATCGTCTAAATTGATAATACCCATGTTAGGAAGAAGCTCGTCTGTTTCTGGGTCGTTCTGGTCTGTAATTAAGTAATCAAGCAGTCCTACACCTACATTATATTCTATTCAGTTCGCTATTCTGAATACCGTATTCGGCTATATATTACTATATAGATTAGACTATATCTTTACAATTATAATTGTACTTTCAAATTTCCATAATCAATAACTTATTATGTACTTCCTTGCGGAATAGTCGTTGAACCATATCAAATCATAAAATTTTAATTAATTACTAAAGTCAATATCTTTTGTTAAACAAGTCCATCGTTCGCCCCTGCGAATCATATTGGCATAATCAGATGGAAAACCAAAATAATTATCAATATATGCGCCAGTATACTTATGACTTTTTAACATTTCAATCGCTTGTAAAATTGTTTCTTCTGAATATTTACTAGCATTATTATTTGTACCAGATTGGTCATGCCGCAAACCATTTTCACAAGCGTGCTTAATATTTTGCTTACAAGTACACCACTCAAGATTAGATAAGTTATTATTTTGTTTGTTTCCATCTATATGATTTACTTGTAATTCCGACATATCTTCTCTTGGACAAAAATTTTCCATGACAAGACGATGAACAGAATAACGATGACGTGTCTTACCGGGTGAAGCAAGCGTGACTTTAACGTATCCGTCTTTGTCTAATGCAGTAGATAATTTTCTATTATATTTACCAGAAATTACATCGCCGGTATCAGTAATATAATAATCTATTGCCAGCGGATATTTAGCATTTATAATTTTCATTGTTTTCATGTTTATAGACCTCCAAAAAAAGTCTTTATGATTTGATATTGGCTGCGGATTATCCACATCTGTGGACTTCCCCGCATTTAAAAAAGTTTTACACGAGCTAGTTAGTTAACCCGTTCGCATCTAAAACTATAGCTTCGCACTTGAACGCATTAAATAATTGCTTAATTCTAATGGCTTGATATTCAAAGTGAGATTCAGACAGGGTGAAGATGTTCACTATCTTTTTATCATTGACGCCTGTTGTTCTTGCAGGAGAAGATTCAATAATTACAATTTCTGTCGGGCAGTTAAGACGACCTACGTCTACGCCCATGACGTAGAATGTGTCTCTATTTTGTCCCTTGTCGTATCCATTTTTGGCGAGATTGATAATCCTGTGCTTGTCAAACTTATTCATATCGAAGAAAGCGCCGTCTAAAGTTCCTGACCAAACGGACCCATATTCGCGCTCAAAACCAATCTCGTCCATCGAGTTACCTGTCTCTTGGGCTTGGATGTAATTCGCTGGCTGTAGCCCTTCGACTACAGGTACTTTCCAATCACCTCCTAGAATGAAAGAATCGTATCCATTACTTGACACCATACGACACAGCGCGTCGATTAGCTTATCGTAAGCATAAGTACCTTTGAATCCTGCACTTGTAACGTAAATATCGTTTTGATTCAACGTTTCATCTGGGTCTACTTTTCCATTGACTTTTCTAGAAATAACAAGCATCGGCGCAATGATTTCTTCGTACTTTTGCTGGTCTGTAATGGTTGCTACCTCTTCTGTAAGTACAGCTTGAGCACGAAAACCACGAGAACCAGAAGTCATGCTTACGTTCTTAATTGTACTCCCGTTGCGAAACGAGTATGTTACTTCATCTTTTGATTGACTTGTCTTTGCTAATGTACCACGTGTATCCCAGATAATCTCTCTCGCAAGACCGGGAATTAGTTTACATATTTCTTGCATTTTAGATTGCAGAATCATTGCTGATTGACCTTTAGCATCTGCTACTGTGATTAGTGTAGAGCCTGGATAAAGAATTGCCTTGACCATTAAAGACAAAACAGCCATAAAAGATTTGGAAAATCCTCGACTAAATACTTCATAGACGGTTCTATATCGCATATTGATACGTAAAATCATACGCTGAGTTGGGTAAAATTGAAACTTATTATTAGGATTGAGTGAAGCCATATAATCTACAAATTTATCTGGATACATACGCCAATAGGCAATAATACGTTGATATTTATCTAGATTATCCTCAATCTTTTTTGGGTCAATCTCGGCAACGCTTTTTTTATTATGCGCCGCAATCTTCAATAAATTACTCAGCGCCATACTGCTCTGCCAATCTCTTAGCTTCTTCTTCGCGTTCTTCAATTTGGAATTGCTGGAAGTCCGCAGCTTCTTCATCAGTTACCGCATTATCTTCATCGGTTTTGATGCCCTCTGCGATAATTTCATCTACGCTCTTGGTTTTATTCTCTTCAAGTTTCTTAATATAAGACTCAATAAGATTACCTAGGCCAAGCTCGTTCTTTACGAGATTGTCAGTATAGTTCTTCATATCGTTGATGATAAAATCAATCTTGTCTTGCGGCACATTGATTGGGTCATCTTTTCTTGGGATAATTCCACCTTTAGATTCTACAAATGCAACCAGCTCACCAATCGAGTCAATGTCTCTCTTCTTCTCTTCCTGCTTTTGGCTATCAGTGAATTTACCTGACTTACGCAACATGTCATTGGCACCCTGTAGGTCTTTAAATGTCTTAATATCACCTACATCTAGGGCTTGATTCATCTTTAAATCGGTCTTACAGATATTTTTCAATACTTGTTCACGGTCTGTAGATAACTCATAATCCGCCGCATACTTCTGGTATAATTCTTCCATCTTAACCCATTCAGATGGTTTATATAAAAGACCCCATTTAAGAGAAAGATATTTAATATCGTCTTCTGTAAGACTTTCTGTAATTTGCGCTTCATCAATTCGCGCAACATCTGGAATAAAGTCATTTTGCATTTCACCAGTAATATCTAATGGCGCATTACTAATATTCTCTACCGGGTTTACGCCAAGAGAAGAAGCAACATCAGGCATAAGGTCAAGCACTTGCGGCTCAGACTCTTCCACCTCTTTTGGTTGCTCTTTTTTCTTTTCCTTTTCGGCTTTCTTGGCTAAGAATTCCTGCTCGACATCTTTGGCCGCACTGATAACGTCTGCATTTTTTTTGATTTCCTCTGAATCAACTGTATTTTCAGGAACTTCAAGTTCTTTTTTATCAAGCACGCTATCAGGGTTGCTCGCAACCTCTTCCTCTCCTTGCCGCATCTTCTCATTAATACGGTCTAGGACACTTTTTCGACTCATTGTATTATATTCAGCTTGTGAAATCTCACCAGATTTAAGGCTCTCTAGAAGTCTGTTTTCAAATTCTTCATCGTATGATGTGCCTTTAATGTTCTGTTGTTCTTTCTTAGCCTGCTGGAATTTCTCATTATTTATTTTCTCAGAGTCAGCATATTTCAAATTCTTATACTGCTCCATATTCATAGTACGAAGATAGGTGCCGATAACTGACATTGGACCAAAAGTAGCTGGATTCTTCATGTAGCTTTTGTTTGCAAGCTCAACCCATTTCTTCTCAACATATGGCACATCCATCTTCTTTAAAATCCATTTGAATGTATCTGGGCGGCGATTATCAATATACATTGTCAAGCAAGTTTTGCAAAGGTCACATCTTTCATCTGTATTAGGTATCTTATAAAAATCAGTTTCCTTTTTAGTTTTTCCGCATTTCGCGCATGTTTTCATAGGTACGTCTGCCATAAATCTCCTTTCTATACAACAAACCCACTCCAACCAAAAGAAGGAAGAAGTGGGTAGATAAGTATTATTTCTTTTTAGACTTGCGGCATTCACGGCATGTAGAATAGAAGCCGTCTTTTGCGGAATTATTCTTTGAGAAGAATAAAGGATGTGCCAATTTTGTCTTTCCGCATTTGCCGCACTTTTTCCACTGCCCATATTCCACATTTGTGTAATACCACATAACATAATTCTTTTGAGCCTGTTCCGCAATCATCTTTGGAATCTTTTTACGCCATAGCGTTGAGAAATATTGCGCGGTATGCGAAACGCCATATTCCTTCTCCATCATGCCGCATATCTCGTCATTTGATTTGCCGTCAATCTTCCAGACCAAAAGGTCATATAACATAGCGGTTGTCTGGTCTTTAGATTTGAATGTCTGTTCAATTAAATCTTCAAAGTCTAGAAGTTCCCAGTGCATATCACAATTGAGGTCAGTATAACATTCCTGTTTAATTGATGAATAGTATGTAAGTAAGAATGAAATATGAACTGGATTGAACAATGAGATAACTCCATTAGACACTGGGTATCCACGTGAATCGAAATAAATTTTCTCAGACAAGTCCATATGTGCCATGTTCTTTAGCTGTGCTGAAACCTTTGATTTGGCAGGCCAGCCCTTGACAGACTGTTTTAACAGGTACATCTGCTGATATGTTTCGATAATCTGCTTTTTCAAGTAATAACGTTGTTTACCAGTAGCAGAAAGAAATTGTCGTTTGAGTGATGTGATAATTGAATCGAATTCCCGCATACCAGGAATATTCTCTAGGTCTTCCTCTGAGATACTATCTTTATTATCTAGAATTTGATTCTTATCGTTGTTGACGAGTGCATAGATGCCATCCTCGCCATTTTCCATATTCTCAACCATTTCCTCAAAAGAAATCTGTCGTTTGTTTACTGTTGCTTCTCTATTCTTTGTGATAATACTGCGCTCTTTTTTCTTTTCTTTTTTAGTTTGATTTCTGTCTGCGGCAAAAAGCAGATAATCTGTCATCACACGCAGATAATTTGCATCTAATTTCTCTTGAGAAGTGGCTGCAATGGTTTCCCGCACACATTCAAGTCGTTCTTCCTGTGTCTTCAATGTGTAATCAAGTGCCATATCTTTACTTCTCCTTCTCTATTGGTTTTATTGCACCTATATTATACTATAAAAGAGCATGAAGAGCAAGTC